GAATAGCAGGGTTCGACTCCCTGTGGAAGCACATTTTCATATGCATCGTTGGCAGAGAGGTTATGCAACAGACTCTTAATCTGTGTGAGTAATCACGACGTGGGTTCGAGTCCTACACGATGCACTTGTGGGTACATACAGCAAGATTAATATTACATTCGAGCAGACTTTAAATTTGTGTGTAACGTGGGTTCGACTCCCCCCTCCGCAACATAATATAAACTGGAGGGGTTGAAATGACGGTTTTAATGTACCCTTACTTGCTGGGGTGGCTGAGAGGTTGAAGGCACTTGATTTGTAATCATGTTCGAAAGACAACGCAGGTTCGAATCCTGTCCCCAGCTCAAGAATGCCTTATTAGCTCAATGGTAGAGCACTACTGTGGTATTGTAGTGGTTGTCAGTCCGATTCTGGCATAAGGCTCAAAAGGTAGAATGTTATGAAGGAGAAGAAAGTGGGCGATACAATCGTCTTTAATTATGAGGTATACGATGTGGTTCACAACATCGAGTATGAATATGACCACACCATCATCCTTAAGGGTGTTGTAAAAGAGGTTATTCACACTAACATCACCAAGTATAAGGTGAGAGTAATCGGATATGTGTATGTAGAAAGTGAAAACGAATACAGGCAATACGACGACATCATATTGGAAGTGAGAGACGATGACGTATTTCGTGGAAGTGGATTGTTCAACCTGTTATATCCCAACCTTCACAAGCCAACCCTGGAGCAGATTAAATATATCCAGAATTGTTTTAACCACCGTAATGGTTTATCTTGGACTCCAGAATACATCCTTGATACTTGGTATGAGAAGATAATGGGAGACCAGTATGATGAAGAGGAGTTTAAATAATGACTCTATAGTTAAGTGGTAAAACGATATGCTAGAGTGCTAGAGTGGTTGAATAGGTTGGTTTCGTAATCCAAAGGTAAAAATCCCACGCAGGTTCGAATCCTGTCTCTAGCTCAAATATTAAAAAATGAAAAAAAGATTGAGAAAAATTTGGTAATCTCAGATTTTTTATATATCTTTGCCATATCAAAATTACATGACATATGACAAAAGTGAATTGTATTAGATGTGGGGGCGAGGTTGAGATTGATATCTCCAAAGCCTGTGACGAGAATGCTGAAGTATTCAAATGTCCTCATTGTGGTTTCAAATTTAGATATACTGATAAGTAATGGATACAGCTAATGACACCCTTACAGCCAGCAAGCTGAGGGCACTTTCAGAAGAGGTAAAAAGACAGAAAAGTGATGCCGTGTCAAAACTTGCAGAGGAGGTATATAACTACATTAACTCCACATACAAGGCTCTGGCACAAAAGGCAATTATGCAGAATGCCAATCGCAAATGGATTAACTTCAGACTTCCTTCAAACATTGGCAAGAGACTTAGAAAACTTGACGATGATTCATTGCATAGTGTAAGAGAGTATGTCAATAGAAAGATGCAGCCCCTTGGTTTTAAGGTAAAAATCGAACATAAGGGATACATGTGCGAAGGCTGTCTATTATACGGATGGGCTTGTAACAGGATGTTTAAGGTGTATATAAGTTGGGATTAATAGACTGGGGCTATAGCTCAGTTGGCTAGAGCACCTGCTTTGCAAGCAGGGGGTCGTGGGTTCAAGCCCCACTAGCTCCACAAAAATGTTTTGAATAATGATACTTGCATTTGATACATACTATTATGATGGTTATTCCTACACAGTGTGTGGGGCATTTGAGAGCTGGGACTCCGAGAAGGCTAAGTTCTTCGTAAGCAACAGGAGGAAGGGCATCGATGCTGAATACACTCCAGGAGAGCTTTACAAGCGTGAATTACCATGTATTATGCAGTGTCTGTCTCACATCAAGATTGACAATGTAACATCAATGGTTGTCGATGGGTTTGCATGGGTGGTAGACGGGGAAGGCAATCAAGTTCCAGGTCTTGGAAAGAGACTCCAGGATGCTGTCTTAAAAGAGTATGGTAAGAACATATCGGTTGTCGGTATTGCCAAGAACCCATATCATAAGCAGATACCAAACTGTGAGGAAGTATACAGGGGTATATCAAAGAAACCATTGTATGTGACTTGCACTGAGAATGCATTTGTCAATCATTACGCCATCAAGGTTGAGCTGATGTTCGGTGAGTTCAGAATACCAGACATTATCAAGTCAATAGACACAAGAACCAGGATGATGGCTGCTGATGAGATTGAAGCGACAAACATCATGAAGGAAGATATTGGCAATAAACTTAAAGGATTGTCAATTGATTTCAGTGAATTTGACAAGTGGGTTGCTGAGACAGAGAAGAATGGATTTGCCTATAGGGATGCAACTTAAATATTCGTCGGTGGGGGAGTGGTTTAACCCGCTAGTCTCCAAAACTAGTGTAGCTTTGCGCTACCGTGTGTTCGAATCGCACCCGACGAGCTTAATTAAATAAGTGTTATGAGATTGGATATTGTATGTCTTATAGTCTACATGGGAGTAGGTATGTATCTAGCCAACATGTGGTTTAAGAAAGAGTTCGGAGAGGAGTACAGAACTCTCTCTGAGAATGGTGAAGTAGAGGCAGGCATGGTTAGCCTTCTGTTGCTGTTCATGACAATATTCTGGCCTCTGAAACTGGTATACAATCTGGTTAGATACAGAAGGATATGAAGAATATAGCATTATTTCCAGGAAGCTTTGACCCATTCCATAAAGGGCATAGGTTCGTTGTGAATGCTGCATTACAGGTCTTCGATGAAGTCTACGTATGCGTTGCTATAAACCATCTAAAGAAGGGTTATTTCGAGCCTGTAGCACGAGTGAGGATGATTGAGGCAATCTTCAAGGATGAGCCTCGTGTAAAGGTTATCAGCACTGATGGGTTGGTATTCAAGAAGGCACAAGAGATTGGTGCTAAGTTTATCATCAAGGGTGCTAGGAATGGTACAGACTTCACAGATGAAGTTGCTCAGGCTGACATAAACTGGAACTTGGGAAAGATGCCAACCCTGGTGATACCAACGCCTAATACCTTATCTTATATAAGTAGTACGGCAATTAGGAGCATCCTACAGACGAGTCATGGTGACTCAAGCTTAGTGAAAGACCTAGTATGTTAAAAGTTGAAAAAAACTTGCTGAAAATTTGGAATTACGAAAAAAAATATATATCTTTGCACCGTTAAACAGAAGTTCAACTTAAAAGTAAAAAATTATGATTGAAGCAGTAGTATTCATAGCACTGGGTTGGTTCGGTCACAAGTATAAAGAGCCAATTGCTGATACCGTCGCAGGATGGTTTGGTAAGTAACCAGAAAGATTATGGCATCGAGCCTGTCGGTGACATATATGTTGGAGAAGGATGAAGTTTAGATGGAGTCTGGATGTGGCATTTATGGATAGGAAGTTCATGCCAAAGTTATAGTGGAACAAGAGAACCGTAATCGGGTCTTGTTGAAAGGCTGAGTCACACTTAAAACAAACGGTCCCAAAATGCTTGAGAAGTATTAATTGGTAAAAACACTGATTCGAAGCCAAAAGCAGAGACAGAGATAGGAGGGTTCAAATCCCACCCCAGGCACAATACGGAGCTATATAACTCTGACTTCGGAAAGGGTATGAATACCGTAGAAAGGTGCGCTAGATGGGCTGGCAGCGTCTAGCAATTATGCATCCACTAGAATGACAGTTCGGAAGAGACGGACAGTTATCCCATCATCTAGAAATGGGGGCTTTTTGTAGTTTTTGCGAAGAAACACTGTGTTTGTGAGTACCACAAATTGCACCTTTATAGACTGAAGTGCATCAAACTCTCACGCAAGTAAAGCCTATTTCTACGTGGTTGGACTTGCATCATCCTTGAAAGGCGAATAGGAAGCGCACTAGGAGGGCAAAGTACTTGTGTTTAACAAGGAGCTGAATAAGTCCCTCATGCTGGTAATAGCTGAGACTATGCGGCAACTAGAAATAGTAGGTTCGAATCCTCACTGCAAGGGCATGGTAGGATATATACCTCCAACTTCGGAAAGAGGTTGATGACTATCTAATGGTGGGTTTCTAGAGTAAAACATAAGGCGGCATATCCCACTACTCGAATGGCACTGTGGAATAGACATGGCGTGACCCAAGCTACGATTAAGACTGGGAGACGGTTTACGATTTTTATAACACGAAAAAAATTGGAGGCAACCTTTTAGCCCTCATTTGGCTACTGGTTGTGACACGTGGTTATAATTTACCATAAGAAGGTAAGGCAAGCTTGTCCAATGACAGGCAGTTTCGAGTGATACCACGTATTTTATAGGACATTAGCTCAGCTGGTTCAGTAGCGTCTGCCTTACAAGCAGAAGGTCGAGGGTTCGAACCCCCCATGTCCTACCAAGGAAGCGTACAGCAGATTTCTTATAGGATTTGACTTGTAATCATTTTTTCTAAAAAGATTGCTTCCGTTTTTTGAAAACGTATATAATTATGACAGAAAAGGTAGGTGTTATTATAGCACGTTTGCAGCCCATTCACAACGGGCATCTGGAGTTGATTCGCCAGGCACTCAATGAGAACGACACAGTTCTTGTTCTCGTTGGTTCTGCTGATAAACTCAATAAGAGGAATCCAATTCCGATTAACCTAAGGCTGGACATGGCAGTTGAGGCTGTACACCAGACGTTTGGAGAGGATGCTAATAGGGTGCGCATCGAGCCACTTGATGACCTTACGGATGAATCTGACAACTCTCACGATTGGGGATTCTATCTCTACAGTAAGATTGTTGGTATCACCAGGTCTCCAGAGTTTACCATCTACTATTCTGATGGGTTCGAGATTATCATGTTGTGGTTTCCACCATTCATCACAAGGAACTTCGTTTCCTTCAAGTTGAATGCCAGAGGCACTATCGCTGATAACATATCGGCAACAAAGGTGAGAGAAGGAATTAGTGATAACTCTGAATGGATTAAGGATTTCGTTCCAGAAAGCGTCCTTAAGCGTAAGGACATACTAAAGCAGTTCATTGGTGCATTCCGATAACTGCTACCCATGAAAATAATTAGACTAAAAAACGTTGAGAAATGAGTACCGTAGGCATTGTATTGCTTGTTCTTCTCTATCTGGTCATTGCCTTTGCAGCATATAAGTACTGGATTAGTAAGTGGAACAACAAGGAATGGGAGAAGGTGTTGTTCAGTTTGTTCTGGATTGGTGTACTGCCAATTTGGGCAATCTACAAGCTCCACTTCTTCTGGTAAAAAAAAGCAATGCAGTCTCATAAGGCTGCATTCATCATGTTGGTGTAGCTCAGCTGGTTAGTAGCACCTCGCTGATACCGAGGAGGTCGGGGGTCCAAATCCCTCCACCAACACATTTAAAAAGAGTGTTCTTTGATAGTTTTACATATTAGGATATATTTATCTTACACAAATGGGGCTGAAACGGTATAGAACGTTATGCGTCTGGTAAGAGACAAGCAGTGGGCATACACTAGAAATAGCGAAAAAACATAAATGGCGAGAACGTAGATTCTCCTGCTTATGCATACGCTGTAGCAGCGTAAGCGAAGCCGAGAGACCAGGCTCTTAGGAACAGAACATCCTGGTGACTTGTTTCTTGGTGTCAAGAAACCAAGTGGTGGTCATGCTGGGATAGACCTCTGGTCAATCCCCCAGTTTTCCTCGTTTCTTAAAAATGAGGTGGCAGAGAGGAAAGGTGGCGCAAGCCACTTACCAATTCTCTAGAAGCTTGTATAATCTCTTATGGGATGGTAATTGTGACGTGGATTCGACTTCCACCAGCTCCACAAAAAAAGATGAAAAATTTCTTCTGAAAAATTTGGAATTACGGAAAAAAATATATATCTTTGCACCGTCAATTAAAAATAATAGTTATGGAGAAGATATTAGAAAGTGATTTCAGAAACAACCTGTACAAGTCTCTAGTAGACGCAGGGTATGAGAAGAAAGAGGCTCAGAAAATTGTCGGTGTGAAATATCATGGCGCACTGAAGACAGACCTGGTTAACAAGTTGACTCAGTTCGTCGCTGACATCGAAGCTGACAAATATGTTGATGAAGATGGAACAACCAACACAATGAAGGAGTTTAATGCTGAAATCAACGAGCTTAGAAAAATAAAAGGTGTAATTGATTAAAAAAAAGTTCCTCAAAAATTTGGAATTACGAAAAAAAATATATATCTTTGCACCGTGAAAATGAAATAAGAGTAGCGATACTCATTGTAATGAATATGAACAATTGGTAGATAAATTATATAGAACATCTGATGAAGATTTCTGTAGAATAATAAAAGCCAACACAACTTGGAAGGGTGTTAATGAAGCTTTGGGATACTCTAGCAGGGCATTCAAAATTCATAACAAAATATTGGAAAGATGTAAAGCATTAGGTGTTGAACTGAATCTTGAATACAACTCTCCGATACTTAATATGACCAAGGGTGAATTGTTTGGGTGTAGGAAAAACTGGCAGAGTGCTAGAACAGCAATTAGAAAATTAGCTGATTCTATTTTCAAAAGGTCTAATAAACCTAGAGAATGTGCAATATGCGGATATAATAAGCATATTGAGATTGCTCACATAAAGGGTGTATCTGAATTCAGTAATGATAGTTTAGTCTCAGAAATAAATGATATAAATAATCTAGTTGCATTATGTCCTAATCACCATTGGGAGTTTGATAGTGGTCAACTCTCTGATGAAGACAAGAAAAAAATATTCAGTTAATATAGCGGCAGAGTGAAACAGTTTACACGTTTGTCTCATAAGCAAAAAACACCAGGTGCGACTCCTGTGTGCCGCTACCATTTGGAAGATACGAGAGGAGAACAGTCGCAAGGCTGATGTAGACAAATCGGCATCAAGTTCGTGCTTGATGTGCCTCTTATGGGGCTTCGCTAGTGCAAATCTAGCTCTTCCAACTCTTTGAGAGATACCAGAGGAGAACAGTCGCAAGGCTGATGTAGACAAATGGGCAACATGGTAAATGTTGTGTCACTTAGGTGACTTCGTGGTGTGCAAATCCCACTCTCTCAACTCTTTGGTAGATACGAGAGGAGAACTGGAGTAATCCAGATGTAGACAAATCGGCATTACTTTCGTGAGTAATGTGCTCTTAGGAGCTTCGGTGGCGCAAATCCACCTCTACCAACCATTTGGAAGATACCAGAGGAGAACAGTCGCAAGGCTGATGTAGACAAATGGGCACTAAGTTCGTGCTTAGTGTGCTCTTCGGAGCTTCGGTGTGTGCAAATCCACCTCTTCCAACGAGTATCAGTTAAGCGTTAAAGTAGTATAAATGCTCAGGTGCAATCGGCAGTAAAGGTTGGCGAGGAAAGTGAGGTTGCGACAAACATACAACCGTATGAAATAAAGCGGATGTCCTTTACCATTAAATTGGTTCTGAAAAATGAATCAGCCTTTACAATACTACTTACTATATTTTGTGGTGAACAAAGTAAAAAATCACCTTTTGGTAAGTACCAGAGGAGAACTAGGGTAACACCTAGATGTAGACAAATGGGCATCAAGTTCGTGCTTGATGTGTCGCTTAGGCGGCTTCAGCAGTGCAAATCTGCTCTTACCAACTACTTCTCACGTTGTAGGCTTCGGCTGAAAACGAGGAAGAACGGCTAGCTTTCGTAGCCATAAGGATAATCCAGTGATGGGATAAATGAGACGGATATTGGCAACTAACCCGACTCAGATGTTCTGGAAAACCAGGGCATTTCACTGAAAAGAACAGGGTACGGCACGGAGTTCTGTCGGTAAATGCAGTGCGACGTGCTACCAAGGTTAACAGCTTTGGTTGAGTAGCGATACAATAGATTACTCTGTTGAATCCGATTCAATAGTCACCAGTTGGCGGGTTGGATTCAGATACACAATCGTCTTAACGTGAAATGCGTAGTCTATAAGCGTTAAGAACCGTAAGGCTGAGAGTGTGTATCGGTGCTACAGGACTGTGGTGGTCTTGGCATAGGAAGGCGATTTAGTGGGCTGTGCTCAAAAGGCACGGATGCTAAGGGTCGCACCTCGTCTTCCGTTAGTTGTGGAAGTGTAGCTCAACGGTAGAGCATCAGATTGTTAATCCGAGTGTTACAGGTTCGAATCCTGTCGTCTTTTAAAATAAATATTAAAAGCGAAAGTGTGCGACACTGGGCAGATAAAATGCACTTATCTCTCCTGCAATATGGAGGCATCGGGGACTCGCAAGGAATCCGATGAACGAGTAAAAGTAGTCATCTGAGTTAGCTGGAGGCATCCAGTGAATCCGCAAGAGCTTGGTGGTGAAATGAATGTTATGATTCTGTACCGAAAGGTTTAAACCAGTAAGTGTTTAGTAGTTTTCGCAAAACTATTGTGCATGGTGTCTACGTCCATCGTAAGGTGGCGTGTGAACAGCAACGTCCAACCGTTGTGAAAAGGCATCCACAATAAGACAAAGTTCTCAGTCTTTTGTATTTTTATAGGGATATAGTTTAGCGGTTAGAATAATTTGTTACGATTCCATTCGTATATACACGGACTTCGGGAAGTGTTGATGTTTGGAAAAGGATAAACGACGGAGGTTCAAATCCTTCTGTCCCTGCAAGTAAGTAAAATCTATGGGGCATAAAAACACGTTGGGTGGTGACCTGCTGGTCGGTTTTGCGCATAAGAAGACCATACGTGAGGTGTATTTGTTTTGACCTCTGGAGTTCGATTCTCCTATGCTCCACCGCTTAACAATTTTAATTATGAAAGATTTTACTTATAGTGGGTTTGAAAACCAAGAGACATGCAATCATCTGAGAGCAGGTGAGACATGTAAGGTGACTGGAATTGGTAATTCTATGACACCTATTTTGAAATCCAGGCAACCTGTGATAGTTGAGCCTGTGACAGACAAGACAACCTTAAAGAAGAGAGACATCGTTCTCTGCAAGGTAAAAGGTTATCATTATTTGCACTTAATACATGCAATCAAGAATGACAAGGAATACCTAATCGGTAATAATCATGGTCACATGAATGGCTGGATAAGCCGAAACCAGATTTACGGCAAGGTTGTTGAAATACTCTAAAAGGTCAAAGTGGTAAAAAGAAGGTTCGACTCCTTCATGACTTACAAATGAAACAGTTGGATGGATGGTCACTAAACAGTTGTTTTCATAGTATGCAGTTTGTTAGTTCTGTACAAAAACTAGCATTTTGGGGTTTGTAGTGTAACGGCTAGCACTAGTCCTTTGCAAGGATTCAGAGGGGTTCGAATCCCACATTCTCCACATGGGAACTTACAGCAAGTTTTTGTACAGGGTGAAATTTTTGTCTTGAAAACAGAAAAGGTTGGTTCGATTCCAACAAATCGTAGTTCCCTTATTCTGAGAATATTAGTTCAGAAACTAAAATACAACAAGGAAGCTAACAGCAAATCCCTTTAGCGGTAGAAATGCCGCTGCCAACGAAAAGGAATGGCTTCCGTTTTTTAATAACAATTTAAAATTTAAAGTAGTATGAAGAAAAACAGTTTTTGGTAGGTTTCTGACCAGTTCTGGTAGCTGAAACTGATTCGTGGTCCTGACGTATAAGTTTTATTTGAAGGGAAATGTAGTGAGGTAACTTTACTTAATTAATAACATCAAATTAAAATTTATACAACATGGAAAAGAAAATTTTTACAAATACAGATACCACAAAAGAGCAGTATCTTAAGTTTAAGGAATTCATTAAGTCAGACGCAGAGAAAGACCATTCTGACTATGTAGCTTATTACATCTTCAAGCACAGGATAACTGGCGAGGAGCGTGACAAATACTTAGAGGAAGAGGTTAATACTCGTTGCCACAAGATGCTTTTCAGCGGACGTTGGCACGGTATGTCTGGCGGTGATTGGACTGAAAGGACAGCAATACCTTCGTTCAAGAATTCAGTCATCAGTAAGTATAACAAGTATGCAGACCCACAGGAATAATGGAGAAGAGAAAGTTATATGTACTAATTGACAAGTCACTCAGACCTGTATATGGCTGTGTCCAGGGTGGACACGCAGTGGCACAGTGGATGCTGGAGCATCCCGATAGCCAGGAGTGGCAGAACGATTATTTGATTTACTTAAGTGCTGACATAAGTAAGTGGAAGATGAGGCTTGAGGCAATGGATGTCGAGTATACTGAGTTCAAAGAACCAGACCTTGATTACAAGACAACAGCCTTAGCGGTTTTCGGACACGAAGAGCTATTCAAGAACTTGAAGATTGTAACCGAAGACTAATAATATAAAGCCGTATTGAAGAATATTCAGTACGGCTTTCTTAATTTACGTTAATAAATTTTGATATTCCAAATATTTTGTATATCTTTGCAGCATGAAAAAGGTAGGAGATATTAAACCTGGTGAAAAAGTTATCTACAAGTCTGGATATGACGTTGTGGAGGCTACTGTTGTAGAGAAGCCCATAGATGACAATCCACGTCCCAAGTTCCTTATTGGTCGTGTAGACCTCGATAATGGCTTTTATTTGACTCGTGGCTCGTTTATTTATGACAGCGTGGAAGAGTGCAAGCAGACCATCATGGAGAGCCTTAGACAGGAAATTGTGACCACTGAGGCAATGATTAAAGTTAGCACTAGGAGACTTGATAACATGAAGAAGAAACTTAAGCAAATAGAATCTGAATAATGGGGAAGTTCAAAAAGGATTACGATGAGTTGACCGTCAAGAAGACGATTAACTTCTTCAGAAAGAGGTTAGATAACAGACCGTCACGCATCTGTGATACTGTGGAAGAGATTCTATGTGAGAATAACTCTTACGTAAGAAACCAGGTTGTTCTTTATCTTAACATGTTTGCCAAGTGGTATGCCAACTATTATGAAAAGCTGCCTAGCGACAATTTCAAACTGGTGTATTTTAAAACGGTATGCAAGATGTGGCAAGAGAAGAATAATTCCAAGTGGAAGGTTCTTGAGCTAGAATCTACTGAATGGCGTAGAACTGTTATGACACATGTCTCCAATATGTTTGCTGCTTTATTCAGAAGTGAAAGAGCAAGGCTGCATATGAAATAGTTATAAATGGGCGTATGGCTGAATGGGGAAAGCGGCAGTCCAAACCGTTAAAAAAAAAGTTTTGTAATTAGTTTGATTTTTTAACATTAATACTATTTATAATAAAATAGATTTAATATGAAAAATGAATTACTTTTAGACAAACTTATAGAATTATCAAGTGGTTCTTCTGTTAACATGCTTGATTTATGCCACAAAATTGGTATTGTAAATCCTAATAGTTATGATTACAAACAAATTAGAGATTTATCTAAAAAATACAACATAGAATTAAAATTCACATATCAAAGTGAAAAAATTGGAGAGTATCGTAAAAAAATGCCAATAGAAAGTGTACTAGTAGAAAATAGTACATATACAAATCAAAAATTAAAAAAAAGATTACTTAATGAAGGCTTAAAAGAAAATAAATGCGAGATATGTGGCATAACAGAGTGGCAAGGAAAGCCAATTTCTTTACAAGTACATCATATTAATGGTATTAATAATGATAATAGGTTAGAAAACTTACAAATTTTATGCCCAAATTGTCATTCTCAAACAGATAATTTTACCTCCAAGAATAGAACTTGTGAGAAAACAAAATATAGGAAAAAAAATGTTGTTAAAGCTCCAAAAAAAGAATACAACAAAAATTTAAAAGAAGAAATCTGGAGAAATTCTCATCCATCGAAAGATGAGTTTATTCAGTCATTTAAAGAACTGAAAAGCTTTAGGAAGGTTGGTAAAAAGTATGGTGTGTCAGATGTGGCAATTAGAAAATGGTTTAAGCATTATGGCCTACCATTATCTAAGAATCAAGTTCTAGATTAACAAGAGCGTATGCCAGAGAGGTCGATTGGGATAGTCTCTAAAACTATTATGGCGATAAGGCTACGTGGGTTCGAATCCCACTACGCTCACAACGGCAAATATAAACATTATTAATTATGGGATGTCATACATGGTTTTTCAATAAGATAGCTGATATACCACTAGAGCATATCAAGATATACAAGGAGAGAGGGGCGTACACCATAAGGAACTCCCACATCTTCAAGTGTACCTGCAAGCAGTTCCTTGATGGTATTGGCAGAGACCTGGTAGACTCCAAGAAGATAAAGGATAAAAACTGGGTCAAGATTCTCCAGAAAATGAACAGCAAGGAGTATTACGAGAAAACTATCAAGAAATACAAGAGAAGGCTGGAACTCTTCGAGAGTGACGAGACTGATATAAACAAACTTCTAAAGGCATTATCAGACGAGCACATCCTATTTGGCAAGACCTTGGATGACTACTACCAAGTCCCAGAGTATTGGGATAACTTCAGAGTCTACGGCTACCCTCCAGAGAAGTTCTACGATGCTGAGTCAGCTATCAAGTTCCTTGAGGGGTACGATAGCAAGAAAATCATATACGGAGAAAGAGAAGGTATGTGCGACGAGATAAGAGATATTATAATAGAGTTTTTCAACAAATACCCAAATGGTAAATTAGAGTATGGATAAATGTGTTTTTTGTAACATTGACAAGAGTAGAATCCTGTTTGAAACAACAGAGTGGGTCGCCATGTTTGACGCATACCCTGTAACCCCTGGTCATGTGTTACTCATTCCAAAGGAGCATTATGAGACGTTCTTCGACCTGCCAGACAGACTGAAAGAGTCATTGAACTTCAGACTGAACGATGTGAAGAAGCTTCTGGATGACAAGTTTCACCCAACTGGCTATAACATCGGTGTCAACTGTGGTCAGAGTGCAGGACAGACTGTGATGCATTGTCATATACACATCATACCTCGCTATGATGGCGATTGTGAGAACCCTCGTGGTGGCATTCGTGGAGTTATCCCAGGTAAGCAAAACTATTAATTAGATACAATATGATTAAAAAATTCTGGATTATAATCTTTATCATGTTACCATTGTGTACACATGCTGATAATGTAAAGCTTGACATACCCTGGCAACAGAAGGATAAATATGAGGTTAAGTCAGATATCATCAATTTCAACTATACCGAAATGGGATATCCAGTCAAGAAGGGGAACTTCGGTATTCCTGTTGAATCTGACACCAAGCCACAGCCTCCCAGAAAGCTGGTAAGAGGTAAAGCCAATGATAGTGATAAAATTGATGCTTTCCTTGATGGTATGATGACTGGAGGAATAGCAATCTTTGTCCTGTTCTTAACGCCAATTCCATTTATTATCGCCATGATGATTGCCTACATATGGCTGGATAGTCATGGTAAGAAGAAACGCAGTAAGTGGGATGATGAAAGACGCATACAGAGTGCCAAAGACCTTGGGCTAAAAATTGAGCTAGCATAATTTTTTTCAAAAAAAGCCTTAAAAAATTTGGTTATTTGGAAAATTTTATATATCTTTGCACCGTGAATTAGAAATTGAAGATGTGGTCAACGAGTTGTCATTGCAGGTACAAACTGCCAGACACGAAAGACGTGGATGTAGAGCTTAAATGGTAAAGCGAACTCGCCCACCTTCAACATATAGCCAAAGAGAGCCTAACATAGGACTTTGTTATCGCCTCTACTATACAGGGGTTAAATAGTATGACGTAGGGGTAGTCATATACGATTACACACAGAATTAACCAGGAAGTTCCTTTGGCTACTTTTTCAAAAAGGGCTTGTAGCTCAGTAGGTTAGAGCAAAATCCTCATAAGATTGAGGTCCCTGGTTCGAGTCCAGGCTGGCCCACAGAAATAAAAAAATATTATGGATTTCAAAGAAGTATATAAATTACCTTTCAAGGTTGTAATTGATGGGATGTGTGCTAAGTCATCCAATGGTGTGAAAACATTCACTGCCTTTGACCCAGCATCCCAGGGAGAACTGAAACGTATCATTGACGTGCTCAATGGGGACAGTAATTACAGATACGACAAGAAGTCCATTAAGGTTGAGAAAGACATCATCTACATAGGTAAGAACATAATATTAGTTCGTGGCTGGGGATACTTGACTGGTAGTGGCGGTCTTGGAATGAATCCTAACGATGCAGCCAAGTTACAGGATGATTTTATAAAGTGGATTGTCGATACAATCTCTGAGGACTTAGAGAGTTTCGAAGCTCCGCTATAACGATACAGTGGATGGGGTTTTTGTGCCTTCTTATCCCACCACTTACTTAACAGAAGTCACAGCACGGGAAACGCTAAATGTTCCTAGTCGGGTTATCGGAATAGGACTTAAGGGGAAGAAAGTTAACCGTTCGGTCAGTCCACGTCAAGGATGTCGCTTTTTTCGGGAGTTGTGCGACGCTAGCAAAAACATATTCCCAATCCATACCTCCTTCGTCTATCGGTAAGGACGCCTAGGGGAAACTCACATGGAGAGCGAGGTTCGATTCCTTGAGGGGGTACATTTAGAAATAGCACAATATTTATTGTAAATATTTGACTGGGTAAAACGTAATCGAATGACCGTCCCTGCCTCCTAAGCAGGTCTATCGCAAGATAGTTGCGGGTTTGAGTCCCGCCCCAGCCACATGGATAAGAAGAGAAAATACGAGGACGAGTTCCAAACTTATCTATTCCACATGTGGTGCAATGGCGATATATTCGCTGAGTACTGGAGACCATTCACATACGATGAATGGGTGAGGAATGGAAAACCACTAGATGATGGTGGTGTAAAGTTGGATGATAAAACTGAGCATCTGAAAACATTTAGATACGGTTCTTGTAAAATCGATTAAGCATGAGAGGAAAAGCTTACAGAAGGTGGAAAACCTTAACCAAGTATGCCTCACGCATTAAGGAGAGACTTTACTACATGAGAGTCCAATATGGTGAGACTGAGGTTAAATTGCCAAATGGCAAAGTTTACAAACGAAAGCTCTGGAGGTCTCCAGAGAGTTGGAAAGAGGCAGACGAGGTTGGTTCTGCTGGTTATAAGAGTCTAAAGGACACTCCAACACCTTACAAAGACCCCTGGAAGAAAGTTGACGACAAGAAGCACATCAAGGAGATACGTGACGAATCGAGGCGTATAATTGATGAAGAGTTAAATAACGAATTAAAAGATTAGTTGTATGATTATCTGTGACATTTCGTGCCCTATATTCTTTAAATGTGAGCACATACGGGAAACTTACCCCTGCTACTACGAACAGGGTATAGAGGTTGATACTGGCATAGATGAGGACGACGACGATAAATTCGTTGACATGATGACTCTTTAGTTAATAACTTTTTAAAAAAAGATTGTCACTTATGGATAAAGACACTCAGAAGCATTTCAACCAGAAGATGAGAATTTGTCTATTAGGTGAAGCACCAATGATGACTCAGAGCCAGGTAATAGAACTGTGCAAGAAGTTTTTCATCTATGGTATGGAATACAAGAAAGATAAGAAATAAACGTTATGGACGCTTTAAAGGAAATGCAGTTGCGCATGCAGCTGATGGAAGGCAAGGAGTTTAGGTTTGGGACTAACCATCCAGGCAGTGATAAGAAGAAGCTGGTAGAGGAAGCTATAAAATCCCTACAGCAGTATCTTAAGAACATGGAGGAAACCCCAGAGGATTATGTGGAAGAAGACCAAGACCCTTGGTTCACCCTTAGCGTGGAGCTATTCAAAGTTCCGAAGCCAAAGTTCGTATAATAACTTTTAATTAAAAATAAAACATGAAAAATTTAGTTTTGACAATGTTTGCCGTGCTAGCATTTGTATCATGCGGACACGACAATTTTGAGACAGGTAACTATCAGCAGGCAAAGCAAGAGACTTTCGTTGCTGACTTCAACAAGACTTTTGGTGTAACTCCAGAAGTTTACGCAAATCACCAGTGGGGTATGAACACTGTTCCTCTTATTGATGCCGACGGTAATCAAATCTCTTGGAGCGTAACACGTGGTGCTGAGACAAACAGCAACCAGTGGGGTACTAATGAGAACAACGGTAAGTATAAGGATGTGTTGAAGAAAGACGAGATTCCTGCAATTACAGCCGACGAGCTTAACGATGTGCTGAGAGTATTCAACCAGAAAGGCGCAGAGTCCTACACGGCTAAAATTAATTGGAGCACTTTCTTCGTGCAGCAAGTATGGAAAGGTACTGCTTCTTATAAGGCTGGAAACGGTGGAACTGTAGTTGGTGGTAATCAGATGGATTGGCTGTGCGCTTATGACCCTGCAACCAACGGTGATGACCACGTAAACAACTTCAATAATGCTAATGGCTCTGTTATGCTGATGATGAATAGTTCAACGCAGCGTTTTGGATATAAGTCTTCAACTGACAATGGTCATGTGTTCTACTACTTCAGAATGGAGGAAATCAACGGCATGTACTATGTTGGCTTCGATTTCTCAGCAGAGGGACAGAATCCTAATGAGCAGGTTCAGCGTGACTACATCTACAACGACTGGATTGTTAAGATTGTTCCTGGACAGGGTTATACCATTCCACATGTTGATAGGGTACGTGTAATGTGCGAGGACTTGGGTGCTAGTAACTCTGACTTCGACTACAATGACATCGTATTTGACATCAAGTTCATCAAGGAAGGTAGCACCATCAAGGCTGATATCCTTGTACAGGCTGCTGGTGGTACATTGCCATTGACAATCGGTGGACAGGAGGTACATAACTTGTTTGCAGAAGATAATAACGACCAGAGTATTTCTACCACCACGATGATTAATACACACGCTAACTTCGGAGACCACATTGACGGACTAGACCCAGTTCCTCTCATTGTGACACTACCAGGAAGCAATTATGCAACGGCATGGGATGCTATCAATGACCTCCCAATCATCGTGCAGAATCCTAATGGACAGATTGTGTATCTGACTATTAATCCAGGCTCTCCAGCAGAAATGATTGCTGTACCTGCGGGAACTGCTTGGTCAGATGAGAGGGTGTCAATTCAGAGCAGATATCCAGCATTTGCAACTTGGATTAGCGACCCTAGCGTGAAGTGGTGGGAGTAACTATTTGAAATACACTGATATTTATTATGTACTAGGGATAATATATAGTAAAAATTCAGTGGAATGAAAATTGGTTCAAATAATTCATTAACGTATCTTGAGCCATCTTCGTGGTGGCTTAAGATACTTAACAAAATTACCAGACATCAGCGCAAGGATTACCAGTTTCAGTATTTCTATTGCCGCGTCAGATATTTTGACATTAGGGTATCAGCAGACATGAAAGGGCACATAGTCCTAAATAATGGAAGCGAATTCCCTATATATGAGGTACTAGAGTTCTTAGAAAAATACGGTGACGTAACTGTACGTGTAACTCTTGACGAGAGTATAGACAAATATAACTACGGAGCATCTAATAGTCTGGAGAATAATTTCAAGAATACCTGTAAGGTGGCTGAGACTATCTACAAGGGTATAAACTTCGTGGGAGGATACAGGATATATGACAAGAAGCAAATCTACAAATTCAAGGGAGAAGAGCTGAATGTTATTGACCTGGACAAGGAATCGTTATTTTATAGTATCGTATCCAGGCTGTTTCCGTTCATGAGAAAGAAGTTGAACAACAAATACATCGACAAGTTCAAGTATAACGATGGTATTCTTCTGTTGAACTATGTCGATTACAAAGCGTAATGCCAGAGTGGCCAATTGGGGCGGTCTCATAAGTCGTTAGTGGAAACACTGCCGCTGGTTCGAATCCAGCTTACGCTACAGTGGGAACGTACAGCAAGTTTCTTTGTGGAGGAATGGTTATACTCATTGGACTGCAAATCCAACGTCCGTAAGGACTTCCAGGTTCGAATCCTGGCTTAAGTTCCCTTGGTAGCCAATCATAAATTGTGTGTTTTTCATAGTATTAGATTAGTAGTATTTTTATTTTTATTATCACCGAGCACCCTCTGGCTACCAGGGTGCTCCTTTTTTTTATAACTGATTTATGTCAATTATCCTGCTAAAAACACACTTTTTTCCTGTAATTATTTGGAAATCAGAGAAAATTTATATACCTTTGCACCGTTAAACGTTGAGGGTGTGTGCGCACACATCCAAATTGATGTACATCAACAATACGTGGCATAAGCTGAAAATAGTCCAGCTATATAGTTTCGAATATGAAAATTCGGAATATATATTATACGAAGTAAGTGTTGTAACAGTCAACGGTTTGGGAAATATCTGCTGGACTGATTAAGAAGTAAGTGCCGTTTGGCGTTGCAAGTGTGGGAGTAGTGAACCCACATTTCAATGCCGAACATTATAAAAAGTAAGTGAAGTAATAATTTAATTAAAAGAAAGGGAAATTTATTATGAAGAAGTATTTTATTATGTTGGTGATGTTATTCACCATGAACGCAGTTATGTTCGCTGAGGACAATAACGTAGCTGAGGTAGAGAGTGTTGAGAAGTATGACTTTAACGTTAACACCAGGAAGCTTGCATCTTTCCTTGAGTTGTCAGAAGACCAGATGGATGCTGTGGAGCAGGTGACTAACGAACTCTCAAACGACATGCAGTTTGCTTTCTATGAGAACAGCAACGATGGTCGTAAGAAAGTTGTGGTAAACGCAGTTAACAAGAACGTTAAGCACATGTCTTACATCCTTAATGACAAGCAGTACCACAAGTATCTTGTAGTGTTTAATGCAACCCTTAGAAACAAGGGATTTAATTTCTAATGCCTATGAAATATATTAAGAGTTTTGTTAAGTGGTATGCACATGCCTTCATGGAGGCTTATAATAACGATGCATACAGGTATATAAGGATATAAGTGAGTGAACGGCATAGGCTACTAGAAATAGTGGCTTATGCTTTTTTAACACTTTAAATTTGGTTATTTCGTAAATTTTGTATATCTTTGCACTAAAATTAGAATATGGAGTGCAGTGAAACATATAAGAACTGGGTGAAGTATCTGAAGATAAAGGGTCTTTACTGCGAGTACCTTTATACAATGGGAAAGGTTGTAGACTATAACTTCTTCATTATATTCTCGCCAAAAGACAGACCAAAGCCAGACAAGGCGTTCATAGTGAACTCTGTTGATATAGCATGTTCTCCATACTGGTCTCTTAAGATGAAGGAAGTAACAAAGGCAGACCTCATGAGGATTATGAGACAGGTTGACAGCAGGGTTAGTTCTATAAACAACGTGTACAGGTATCAAGAATATGTTCAAAAGGTCTTTATCAAGGATATTACATGGACTACTGTTGTAAAGGAGTTCTTCATATATGAACTGAGACAGAAGTATGGCGATGAGGCTTTTGAAAGGATGTACAAGAGAATGAAAATCCGAAGGGAGCAACTTAGGAAGGCTGAAGAAGAGAGACGTAAGAAACTTTGTGGAGATATATGGGGTTCTGACTCACGAACCATAGAGCCACGTGGAGAATGGTACTTTGAATTACCAGACCCACCTCTTGCAGAAACAGCACGTACATATGCAGCTACTCCAAGACACAGGAATAGAGAAGAAGGTGGTCAGTGGTATGACCGTATAAATAGAAATAACATTAGAAGACAAGATAGATGGAGATTCAGAAGATGACAAATCGTCCGTGTTTGGACATGAATTTAGCTATCAAGCTATTTGAAGAGTATGCAAATGAGCACGGCTCAATAGATGACAAAGAACCAGAGGAGATTCTAAAGAAAGCCTTCATTGGCTGGTACAGTCGTTCAATGGCTACGGCACTGTTCGTGTTCTGTAGAAACAAGAAGAACCAGTGGTGTGTGCTTGCATCAGAGCGTGGTAAGGAAGCAGCAGACTTCGTAGGCTATTGGAATTGTCCATGTGGGTATTTGGACTTCGACGAGACAACGAAGGATTGTGCAAGACGTGAGTGCTTCGAGGAGACTGGAGTTGATATTGACCCTACTACCATCAAGTTCGTATCGTATGAGGATGACCCTGTAACTGCCAACAGACAGAATGTTACCTTTAGGTTCTATGTGGAGATTGAGCACAAGCTGGCTGAGGACTTCACATTCTCCAGGGCTAACAACGAGGGTGAAGAGGTCGGTAAGATTGCCTGGATTCCAATAGAGGATATAGAGAAATACGAGTGGGCTTTTAATCATAAGAAGCGTATCTATGAGATATTCAACGAGTACATTGACCCAGACGGATGGTATTTCGAGAAGCTCAATACAAAGAAATTTTTCAAGTCCATCGGTGAAGGTATTAAAGATTTTTTGTGGGCTTTATAAAAAAAGTTGCCCAAAAATTTGTTTTTTACAAATATTTATTATATCTTTGCACAGATTTTTTAAATAACATATCAAAAATTAAATTAAAAAGTAGAATGAAAAAGTTAGTATTTGCGTTTTTGGCTACAGTAGCCATGACGTTTGCAGCTTGTGGCGGTCAGACCGCTGGTACAGCTAGCACAGTTGATTCAGACAGCGTTGCAGTCGATACCATCGACACCGTTGTTGTTGATTCAGTAGAAGTTGCTGACAGTGTGATTGCCGAGTAATTTACTGAGAAAAAGAAGTATTTAATAACGTCAGCCCAGTCCTCTGGACTGGCGTTTAATTGTTTTTGATATGAAGATTATTTCAAAGTATAAAGATTATTACGATTATCTCCAGGGAATCCTAGGGCAAGACGAATTGGTTGTGTATGACCGTAGGAATGCTTTTCCAATAGACCCAACCAAGAAATGGGGTGATGATGTTGACAGGCAGTGTCTAACCAAGTGCAATGCCTACTTGAACAGCAACATCGAGAAGTGGTTTAGAAAAGAGCCTATCTATGGAGATAAAAAGAGAGAACCCGTTAGGAGAGGTTCAAGTAAGAAAGTCTTGGTATACAGGCAGAGGAAGCTTGAAGAGGAAGGCTTAAGCTGGACTAGGAAGTGGAAGATAGATGACGAACAAATCAAGGAAGGACTAGTGCTTCACTTTGTACTGGAGATTGGCTACCATCATTACTATTTCGAGGTTGAACGTTATCTCGATGATGACGATGAGACAAGGCTTCATCTTGAGTATGACCTTATAGAGAAGAGAAATATTGAGAAGGGTGAGAAGATATCGTATGAGCCTATGTGTTTAGCACCAGTGTCTCACAACAAGTATCACTGGCTTGGTGCTGATGGTAAGTTCGAGATAACCAATCTCACCAAAGAACAGAAGATAGACAATCCTATCCTGTTCAGTACGTACATTCCAAAGTTCATCGATGCGATGGAAATCTGGAATAATCTCTATGAATACATATCCTCACTAAGGGATAAAGAGTTTACAGATAGTAGAACGAACGACCAACACATAGAGTCGCATGGATTCGATAAGAAAATTAGTTTCAGAAAACGAAAGTAATCGTAAGACATTCCAGATTGTCTCCAGATTCTTGAAGGAAATGGGCTGGTGGGCATACTGGAAAGAATATATTACAACTGACAGGTATAAGAGTTTTGCCAAAAGGTTTCCAAATGGAAATTGGGTTGAGTGTGAAAACCCATACAATGTGTTCGGTAGCACCAATTTCAGTGGATATCTGGAGGCAAATCATGGCATACACTTGATGACAGTCTTGGATATATTCATTGTCTATACTTATTATTTTTGTCCAAAGTTATTTGCAAGTCGAGGCATAAGTATCGATGATGCCATCAGAGGGACACGATATGCAAAAAGAAAAGGTTTTTACGAAAAATGGGAAAAGGAATCAAAGTTGATAAAACTCAACGCATAGGAGTTACAGAGGCTGGTGAAGTAGCTTTCAATCTAGATATATTTGACAGGCTGTATAGCGGTAATATCATTATTACCAAGCGTCTTACTGAGAAATTGATTGAGAAGTTGGTTGAGCACCAGGATAAGATTATCCTACACTTAACCGTAACGGGCATGGGAGGTTCTAGAATCGAGCCGTTTGTCCCCAGGGTTATAGATACCCACAAGGCACTAACAAAGCTCTTAGAAGCTGGTTTTCCAGTCTCACACGTGGTACTGAGGGTTGACCCTATAGTGCCGACAGAGCGTGGTATGAACACAGCACTCGATGTGATTACCGCATTTGGTGGTCTTGGCATCAAGAGGCTCAGATTCTCCTTCCTGGACAACTACAAGCACGTTAAGACCAGGTTCAAGAACGAGGGTATTCCAGAGCTATATGGAGGCGAGTTCCATGCACCACTTGAAGAGAGACTGGAGCATGCGAAAAAAATTGAAGAAGTTGCTAGGGATGCAGGGTTTGAGAGCATTGAAGCATGTGGAGAACCAGGCATTGAGAGCATATCATGTTTATCACAGAAAGATATTGACATCCTTGGTCTCACAGACCAAGTTACTCTTGAAGGTTCAGCAGAGCAGAGGGAGTCATGCCATTGCCCAGCGAACAAATCCGAATTGTTGAGGGTAAGACCTCATCAATGTGAAAACAAATGTTTATATTGTTATTGGCGATGAATTTCAGATTAGATTTTTCAGATGAACAGTGTGCCAATCTACTTGAAAAAGCTGGCTACGTCATTGAGACCGTTACGCTTTACTACAACCCAGACACAGACCCCTACGAGAATGAGATAAATCCATCAGAACTTAGGGGGCTTAACTACAAGGTTGCTTATCCTAGATACAGTAAACCAGAAGCTCTTTGTAAGGAGAAGCCTCTTGTTAGTGAGTGTCGTGGGTATTTGTATTATGGAGTAATTGAAAAGTTTATTAACGACTGGCTTTATGGTATATTCTCTAAGTTTATTGAAGATACTCATTAATACTTTTTAACATAAATTGGAAGGTACAAATTTGTATTTTCCAATTTTTTTATATATCTTTGCCCCAAATTACAATTTAAATTGGTTTATATGTTCAAAATTATTGCGTGTATTAACAAGAAAGGTGTAATTGGTAAGGACGGTAAGCTCCTGTATACCATTAAGAACGACCTAGCCAACTTCAAACGTATGACGGTAGGTAATGTCGTTATCATGGGTAGGAAGACGTTCGAATCATTACCCAATGGTGAGCCTCTGAAAGACAGAGTGAATATTATTCTCACCTCGAATGTGGAATACGGTGTAACACCAGCAGATAATGTGTTCATCACCAACTCCATAGAAGATACTATAGACCTGTGCGAGGCTCTTTTCCCAGACAAGGAGCTGTTTGTCATAGGTGGTGAGTCAATCTATCAGCAGTTCCTGGATAAGGGACTTGTCTCTGAAATGCGCCTTACTGTTGTTAACGATGAGGCAGAGGGTGATGCCCACTTCCCAGACTTAAAGGATGAAGAGTGGTACGAGTACTACAAGTCTATGGCGCAGGTTAGTACGTGGGAAGGTGTTGACACCTCTTTCTATTTCCAGGTATTTAAAAAGACTAGCTGATGAGAGACAGGAGCAATATTGAAACCCTGTCGCATGAAACCATTGTAAAGAAAGCCGAAGAGAACTGGAACATGAAGGATGAGAAGAAGAGACTCCATGCTGGAAACAAATACAAACATGTATTCCTCAAATTCCATCTTCCAGAGAATGACTGGAGAAATGACTTCTCCGAATTAACGCAGAGCCAGAGAAACATTATTATCAAAGGCGAACTCATTAGAACATACGACGGGTTATCTAATCACATTAAGACAGGCATTAAGAGACGCTTCGGCTTATCTAGCTTCTCTACGAAGTGGTTTACGCTACCGCCAGCAGACAAGAAGATTTTGCTTACTTCTATATTAAATGAAGAAAAAAAATTACGCAACCGACATACGTGATATTTGTTACTTCGTCACTCACGTAAAGAACCTTGACCTTAGGGTTAGCCTTATAGAGTCACTGGGTTACAGGATTGGAGTTGACGTTGCAACAAGCTACAGTCACGAGAAAATGATTTCGATTGGAAAGCGTAAAGAGGTAAGAGTACAGATAACGCCACAGGTAAAAGGCAACCCATTAGTTAAGTGCGCCATTATCGATTAAGTGTTAAATGTATGTTAAAATTTTCAAATTGTTTGTTTTTACCAAAAAAGAAATATATCTTTGCACAAATTTTTAATTAGTTTATAACAAGATGATTGATTCAGAAAACTTGAATGAGAAAGTTGGACAGGTAGCCAACACTCCTTATGAGGAAAATGTTGACCAGGCACAGCCAGCTACCCCTACACAGTCTGATGACGTTGTGAAGGGTAAGGTTGTCCGCATTGACACTGACGGGGTTAACATCGAGCTTGAAGACGGTAACATCGGAGTCGTTCCTATTAGTCATTTTAATAAGGAAGAGGTCTCCCTTGATGATATCGTAGAGCTTCGCCTCCAAGAGAGGAATGGTCAGAAGACCATCCTTAACATTGTTTCGCATGTAAAGGCTGGTTCTCAGCAGGCTGCTGAGGCAGAGCATCCACAGGATGACGCTCCAGAGGAAGTGGAACTGGAGAGTGGCGACATCCAGGCTAAGGTGACAAAAGTCGAAAAGAAAGGAGACAAGACAATTGTAACCCTTGAAACCTTGGGTGACAAGAAGATTATGATTACTGACTCCGAAGAGCTTAGGCTTCATGTTGACGTGGAGGTTGGATATGTTCTTAACCTCGAATTGGATAGAAATGTCATCAAGGCAGCTCAGATTCATTCAGAACCAGTGATAGAGGCTACTCCTAACGATGATGACTCAGAGGTTGAGGACGCTGATGCCGAAGAGGTGACAGATAACGAGGAAGAGGAAGACGAGATTCGTCTGGACTATATCGATAAGGACTTCCTGTTAGAGTGTATGTCTGTTCCAACCCACAGCAAGTTGGAGTTCCGTATGGTGGCATTTGTCATCATGTGGGCTAGACGTAACAAGGTTAAGTATGAGTTTGATAGCTACGGTAACGTCTATCTGACGAAGGGTAAGCTGGACGAGGGTGAGTATTACCCATGTGTGACTTCACACCTTGATACCGTTCAGACCAAGCATGACCCATACATCTATGCAGGTGTTCCTCTCCAGTTGAAGATTGAGAAGGATAAGAACAAGCAGCACAAGCTGTCCGTCAACAACGAGGATGGTACTCTTGGTAGTGACATCGGTATTGGTGCTGACTGTAAGTCTGGTATCTGTATCTGTCTGGCATTGTTCGAGCACATGGAGAAGCTCAAGGCTTGTTTCTTCCTTGACGAGGAAACTGGTTGTAACGGTAGTGACCACCTTGACGAGAATTGGTTCAAGGATGTGGGTTATGTAATCGGCTTTGACTCTCCAGACCTTTATCGTGCTGCATGGTGCTGCCAGGGCACTAAGCTCTTCAACTATGACTTCTACGAGAAGCACATGAAAGAGGTGTGCGACACTTGGGGTCTTACCGAGGGTTGCTTCTTCTCAGAGCCTTACACCGATGTAAAGAACATCCGTGAGAAGATTGGTGTTATCTGTATGAACTTCGGTAACGGTGGCTACAACGCCCATAACATCGGAGGTACAGAGTACTGTATTATGGAGGACATGGACCAGGCTTGTGGTATGGGTATTGACCTTATCGATGCAATCGGTTGCACACGTCACTACCTTAAGCACACTGGAAAGACCTGGGGTACTTCTACCAACTACTCATATGTGCGTCATAACGATGGTACATACCAGCGTAACAATGACGAGGAAGAGGATAACCGTAAGCTTGAACTCCTTGGCGACAAGAACCGTAGGTCATATGGTAGCAGCGCGTCGAACTCTAGCAGCAGTTCTAGCTCTTCTAGCAGCTCTTCATCTACTAAGCCAACTGTTAGCAAGGAGGATGAGATTAAGTTCGAGACTGTCAAGTATATTGCTGACAGGTACGATGGTCACATCAAGGCTATCAAGGAGGAGGTTCTTGAGGGTATAAAGGCTGTCTGCGAGGCTAACGGTCTGGCATACAAGCCATTCGAGGAGGTAATTACTGCTAAGTTTAGTAACGAGATTAAATTCTAAGTTTATATGATAGGAATGAATATTAGGGGTGTCAGACATCTGTTTAGAGTAGCTGACACCTCTCTTAGAGACGCTTTAATATACTTCAGAGAGGGTATTGGATATCAGTTCTGTAAGGTTATGAAGACTGAACCTAAGTCACCCATTGGTGAGAGGCTTCTTATCTTCAACAACCATTACAACTACGGAAACATTGGTATTAATAGTGCCCTGGCTTCTGGTATTATCCCAAGAGAGGAAGCATCATTTATGGGTTATCAGTTCCAGAAACTGATGGAGTTTGGTGATATTACCCTTGCTGGTTTCCCTTTTATCAACGAGATTATTCTTCTGCCCCCAACGTTCACTAAGGATTATAATAACTTCCTGTCAACCAACGCCAAGATGATTCGTACACTTACTGACAAGTTCGGTTACTCAACCGAAGACCAGATAAGTAAGAGAATCTATATGTATACTGAGGGTTCTAAGAACTTCTACATGTGGGCTATCAACAACTATTTCCAGAATGGCACGTCATTGACAACCATCAAGCGTGTTATGGCTTGGAATGAGTCATATGGTCAGCTCATTAAGAAGCTCTCGAAGAGTACTATTACTGCGTACACATCTAGCAATGATATGTACGCTCTTTCACAGGAGATTTCAACCCTTAGGAAAGAGAAGCGTGTCAACGATGTCATTAACTCATTCAACACAGCCCAGAAAAGGATGCTGAAGGGCGTTGAACTCTCTGACAAGGATAAGACTACCCTTGCTAAGTTCTATCGTCTCTCAGAGGCTAAAAAGACCAATTTCATCCGCAAGATGTCCACTATAGAGGACTTCGCTGAGTTTATGAGACAGATGAGACATATCACCAGCACTCACTTCGACTGGAATAAGGAGTCCTTCATGGACTTCATCAAGAATGTCGAGGAAATGAAATATGAGGTTGTGTATGATAAAGATGATATTGTACTCCTTAAGGTTACTGACTACGAGACAATCAAGCACCTCGCAAAGACTACCAACTGGTGTATTTCAAAGAACAAGTCATACTGGAACAACTATGTTGAAAACCAGAGTGATGCTGTTCAGTACATGGTGTTTGACTTTTCAAAGAAAGAGGATGACCTGTTGTCCATCATCGGTTTCACCACTCAGTATAACAGGGGTATTACACATGCTCATGATTTCGTGAACAACGACATGATGAAGCAGGACTCCCAGGAAGAGAGAGTGTTTCTTGAATCGTTCATCAGCAACTTTAGGACTAACAACGGTATCTACAGCGTCCTTGACAAATGTGGAATCGACATCAACCTGGTTGCTCACTACGATAAGGCTCTGTATGAATGGAACAAGGAGGCTATGTACACCTATTTGTACGAGTGCGTCAAGAAAGACAATGTTGACGTTTTGGTTGACAAGGATAATCTGGTAGCTATCTCTGTTACTGACAGAAACATCAGATACTTCCTTGGTGACACATACATAGAGACCATCAATGAGAACCATTGGGGCTTGCAGCATATCATCTTCATGGATTTCTCTATGAGTCAGTATGACCCTAACAGAATCCAATTCGCAATCATCGTCAACGGTGATAAGAGACAGGATGAGGCTTATTGTATGAATATCTTTAATGAGCACAGCCAGAACCCAGGTTTCGATTTCAATACAAAGTTGGCTCAATTCGGTCTTCCTTATGACATTATCAGAAGGTCTGATGACCCTTATGAGAAAGCAAAAAATGCGTTCTTGTCTTACAACGTTCCTATGTTGAACGAAACCATCAAGGACGGTCACATGCTTTCTGAGGTGATATTCGACTACCTTGGTTGTGAGACCACTGTGGACTTTATTGTGTCAAGTATCGTTGGAAGTATGTCATTCGACTACCTTAACCTGTTCTATTCAAGGGGTCTTGCAATGCATAACATTATTGGTAATGGTAATACATCAACCGTACTGAAAGAGGTTATTAACTCTCTCATTGAAAACGGCAGAAGAGTTGATGACGGTAAATACAACAAGCCCACAAGTGAGGATATCCAGGCATTCTATGACAGGAAACTTGAATCCTACGAGAAGACCATGTACGTAGGAACTTATCTTGCCATTGTACACATTCTTGACCATGAGGGAAAGGACGAGCACGGCAACTACTACTGCAAGAGACTGGTCAATACCATTTTCATGGGACATAAGAAGGGTGAGGTGTTTGACGATATCATGGAGAGAGTAGCAAAGCTCATGAACTTCAGCGAGAGATGTGATGGTTGTTCATCTTGGATTGGCTACGCTTTCACTAGTGGTAACGAAAACCTTAAGAAGCTTCTGGAAGAGCTTGCAAGCAAGCACCAGGCTGTAGCACAGTCGGTTGAAAGACTGGAGGCTATGGCTAAGAAGATGGAAGGACAGTCGTCTTCACGTACCTTTGTAAGATTTGAGCCTTTCACTGCAAGAGTCCAAGCTCCTAGAATTGCAACTGGTGATGAGGTAGCACAACCAGTTGTTGTGCCAGCAGGATATCAGCTTGATGATGACGACTGGCAATAAAATAAGTGGAGTGCTTCGGCACTCCACCTTCGAAAAAATCACTTAAATGGAAACGATAGTTCTTTTTCTAGCAATCTTATCTTCACTGTTCTTCTGGAACTACAAGTTTAGCAAGGGTGTCAGAATCATTGCTTTCGGTGAGGAGGAGACTACAAAAGATGCTTATTTATCTTTCGGAAACATGATTCTCGTAGCAATACTTTGGACGGTTTATTTTGCATGTTTTTAAGGTTTATTAACACGAGATATTTGTTTTTCTAAAAGTAAATCTATATCTTTGCACCATAGAAACGAAAACAAATTAATTTAATTTTTAAAAGATGACTTATAATAAGAAACAGATGCAGCCTTTGATTGATAAGTTCCAAATCAATCCAGAGACGAACAAGCTCTTTATCAACATCATCGAAATGTTCGATAATCAGCCAAACTATCAGATTTGGGCTGTCAAGGGTGTGTTTAGTAAGACCTTCGATTACGAGACTCTTGCTAAGATTCATGATTGGGCAACTGTCAACCAGACAATGATTAGGAACTTGGAGAAGAAGAACATTGTGTCTTATTCTAACAAGACTATGATTGCCCAGCTCCTGCGTGAAATGAAGGCACTGGATAATGTGTCTATCATTAAGGACATTATCTCTCACTTCAACACCGACCAGCGTAGAATGTTGACAGCAGCCATCATTCCAAACGAGCTTAACGGATTGGAGGCTTCTCATGACGCAAATGTGACAGAATGGGGCAAGATTTTTGCCAAGTTCAACCGTCTGCCATCGTCACGTAAGAACAACTTCTACACCAAGGCTTCTGGTGTGCGTGATATCAATGAGCTTCAGAAGCTTATCAAGGATGCTCTGGAAGCTACCTATACGTGGGACAAGGAAGACCTTCTTGCCTTTGTTGAGAACAACACCAAGGGTTGTGAGATTGTGTTCAACCAGGGTCCTTATGTAATCATCCGTATCCCTAACTTCGAGACAAGTAAAAAGCTTTGTGGAGGTGGTCGTACACAGTGGTGTATCACTATGGAAAGCCATCACTGGAATGACTACGTAGGACGCTATAATGGTGACTCTCACGATAATAGCAGGAGTCAGTACTTCCTGTTCGACTTCAATCGTCGTGAGACCGACCCATTCGCACACGTTGGTTTCACTATCCAGAAGGGTAGTGGTATTGTCGAGGCACAGAGCTGTGACAACAAGCCAATGATTGCAGACCTTAGCAATGGTCGTGAGACCTTCAACATCCACACGCTTTTGCAGTCAGTGGGTGCTAAGATGGGTACATTCATCCACCTGCCAAAGGACTCAGAGTTCAAGTGGGACACCAAGTCCATGCTGGAGTTCATCAAGGCGAACCCAGGCTACTTCGCAGTGGCTCTGGAAAAGGATAACCGCTTCATCATCAACATCCTCGCACGTGATGGTCTGAGCAAACTTATCTCACACTCTCTCATCAACGGCAGAAACATTCCTGTTGACCAGAATAATAAGGTATATGTCCTCCTGGATATGAACCTTCCTGTCAACGATGACAAGGCTCTGCTTGTTATGAGATATCAGAAAGACCAGTACGGTGACGTATCACTCAGAAACATCTGGGACTTGTTCAATGCCGACATGACAAATAGCAAGTACCTTAACCAGATTGGTATTTCACCTAACGACTTCTTGAACCGTGAGGCTATAGACCCATCCATTCTTCTCCACAAGCTCATCGACGAGAACGACGAGATTGGTGCAATCGCCCTTATCGAGAAGGAAAAGGAGAACATCAACGTGAGCTACGAGTTCAACATGCGTATCCCTATCTTCACAGTTCTGAACAACAGGATGTTCAAGCTGTTCGAGAAGATGGTTTCACACCCAACGTTCAACGCAAAGATTGAGGACGGATTCGGTGAGTCACTTCTGGAGAGCATTCTCTACATCTACGGTGCTGACGAGGTATCTGCATCACAGGAGGAAGAGGAAGACTTGGTGAAGATGATTAAGGCTATCATGGCTAATGACAACTTCGACCTTAACGTCAAGGACTTGAACGGTGATACCGCACTCACAATCTCCTGTGAGTATTCCAAGATGAATTGGGTTGCAAAGGAGCTTATCTCCAAGCAGAGGACTGATGTCAACATTCCTAACGACTTCGGATTCTCACCTCTGACTATCGCCATGACCCACAACAACATGGACGTGGTTGAGGCTCTTTGCAAGCGTCCAGACCTTAAGGTTACAGAAGAGGACGAGAAAACAGCTAGCACCTGTGGAATCGTTCTTAAGAACTACTTGAAGCCAGACGAGAGCATATTCAAGTCAAGCGAGGCTCAGATGGCAGACTTGCTCAGTGAGCTTGAAAGTGCTGCAACTGTGATGGCTCAGTAATACCATCGGGTGGTGTAGCAGGGATGTTACACCACTTTTTTTTCCTTCAAAACTTGTTTTTTAGGAAAAAAATATATATCTTTGCACTAACAATATTGGAAACATTAACATCTAAAATTCAACCGAAATGAAGATTTACGATTATCAAAAGTTTAGTAACGTCTATCTGGGAGGTAGCGTACTGAATAAAGAAGAGTCACTGATTCCCATAATCTCCAAAAGGTTGTCATCTAGTAATAGCATCCAGCTCCATCCAAAGGAGATTGAGAGGCAGGAAAGACTTAGTAGGAGAAAGAAGTCACCAAAGGGTGGTCTTGGAATGATGCGTAAGGGTGATGGCACGTTTAACGACAGTGTTATCATTTTCTCTGGTAGTACAGGATTCGGCTCTAAGAGTTTCGAACATTTCGATGAAATCTTTAAGTCACTCAACGAAATACTGGAGAAGAACAATACCCACATCATTTTCATTCGTGGTAACAGTGATGACCCTTCCTACTTTACTGAGGGCAAAATCAACTATAGTAACATCAAGGCTGTAGATGATTATTCACTCATCAAGTTCAATGGATTCAACTGCCTTTGCATTGGTGGTGGTGTCTCACTTGACAGGAAGTGGAAGCAGACCCAGGGTGGAAGGCTCAAGAAGACCCTGTACTGGGATGGCGAGTCTACCAAATTCAACGAGGATGAACTCAAGGAGATACTGGCAGACAATAAGATTGCTTGTGTTGTGACCCATGTACCACCTTCTTTCGTTGGTACTGACACTTCAACCTATTCGGATAGCAAGTGGTCTGGCTCAGACAAGGAGGTTATCGATGACGCAATCAACGAGAGATTGACGATTGACAAAATCTACTCAGAGTTCGTTAAAGCTAATGTGAAACCGTATGTGTGGATGTTCACTGGTGAAGGTGATAACTGTCACCTCAACAACATCAGATTCATGGCATCAACAGATATCAACAACATTTTTAGCTTGAACGACACAGTGGAGGGTGCATTTGGGTTTCGTCTTGAAATGGGTGACATATCCAAAACTTTTAAGAAAGCCCCTAAAAGGTTTACGGGCAGTCTACATGGCATTCAAGCACCTCGTAACCAACCACCGAGAGACCCATACCAGGAGCTTTTAGATGACCTAAACAACCTGGATGGTGACGCTGAAATGGAAATGGGTGTTGATGACGTGGAGGAAGAGCGTGGAGAACCAGAACTTGAGGAACTGCCAGAGTTCGAGGAAGGCGATGCTACAGAAGAGCCTAGAATAGCAATAGTAGAGAATGGTGGAAACGGCTATAGGGTCGATAGAAGAATCTTTACGGATGACAATGGGATTAACTATGAACCCATTCACGGAAGAAGAATAACGTTCGACCCAACAGAGTTGGCTGGAAATCTTGGACACCCAGTTGACCCTGGGCATCCACTAGAGACTATTCAACAGCGTAATGAGAGAATAGAACAAATGGTGAATACAATCACTGACTTCAGAAATAATGCAGTTGCTGGTGTAATGGCAACCGATGATGGTGAAGGACATGGTTAATTATGGGACAGACGAATAGTAAATTTTTCTCTGTAATGGTTGTTGGGCAAGACCCAGCAGCCATTCTTGAGGATTATAAGATTGATAAGAAAGTAGAACCATACGTTAAGTATAAGTTCCTACAGGCTGAGAAGTATAAGGAGACAGCCATAAAAGTCTCCCAGAAGCTCTTAGAAGATGCCTCCCTTACAATGATGAACCCCCAGATGAAATCAGCCCTAGAAGAGAACGTAAAGCGGCTTAAATCGCTTTCTACGTTTGATTACTACAGGCAGCTCACTGATGGGATGTATTACAATGAGGAAGGTGATGCATTGTCTGATAAGAATCCAAACGGAAAATGGAAGACAGCTCACATCGGAAGGAACTTCTCACTACCACTGATACTGAAAGATGGAAGGGAGGTATACACTGCTAAATGCTCTGATGTTGACTGGGACAGAATGCACCTCAATAACCAGGGCGTATACAGGGCAGCTTGGGAAATGGTTGTGGAAGGAAGAAAACCAGAGACTGAGGAGGAAGAGACTATCTATAACGCAATGAAAGATAAGGATGTCTATTTCTCTAAGTTCCCAGACAAGGAATCCTATGTCAACTATTCAACGGCATACTGGAACTTTGGATATGTTGATGAGAACGGATGGACTGACATGTCTGGTAAGGATGAATACGAATGGATAAATTCCTTCTTTGAGAAATTCGTCACTAAGATAGATGAAAATGCTATCGTGTCAATATACGAATGTACAACAAATGATGACGATTAGTTAAATAATATTAAATCTGGGATTGTTACTTGGTAGTCTCAGATTTTTTTTATATCTTTGCACCAAAAATGATTTTCGAATGAACGAGATACTGTTTAAAAACGCTGATAAGAAGATAATTGCAGTGACGAAGAAGTTGGAAGAAATGATTAAAGGCAACTACTTCGAGGGTAAGGTGTATTATGTTGGTGGTTGTGTCCGTGACTTGATACTAGGACAGCCTGTAAAGGATATCGACATTGTTGTTGAAGAGAAGAATGGTGGTCTTAGCTTTGCTAACTTTGTAGCCATAAAGGATGATTCCTATAAGTCTGGTTCTAACCCTGTTGTATTCGAGACCTACGGCACTGCAAAGGTACAGTTCTATAATGACCCAGAGTGTGAGGGTATGGAGCTGGAGTGTGTGCAGACCAGAAAGGAGCAATACCACAAGGACAGTCACAATCCAGAGACGTGCTACGGTACTATCCAGGAGGATGCCAAGAGACGTGACCTTACCATCAACTCGCTGTACTACAACATATCAGACGGTAAGATTTACGACTACAACGGAACTGGCTTATACGACATTACCAACCAGATTATAAGGACTCCTGCCGACCCAGATATTACCTTCTGTGATGACCCACTGAGAATCCTCAGAGTCATTAGATTCTCTTGTCGATATGGATGGGGAATCGAAAAGGATACATGGCTTGGTATGGTTAAGAACGCCAACAGAATTAAGATTGTATCACAGGAGAGAATCACGGATGAAGTTCTGAAAATCATCTGCTCAGCCAATGCAAGTGTCGGTGTTCGTAAGATGTTCTACTGTGGCCTCTTGGATATCATTATGCCAGACATCAGTGATATGCGTCATGCATTCGAGTGTAAGAACCCTGTTATTACAACGTTTGACCATACAATGGAAGTGCTGGACGCTGTAGAACCTTATGAGGAGCACAGATTGGCTGCATTGTTTCACGATGTTGGTAGGATAGCTACAGCCAACGACAGGACTGTATCACCCAACCAGTTTAGTGCTGAGGTTGCTGAGTCTGACCTTAAAAAAATGAAGCTCCCTAACGATGTCATCAAGTCTGTGTGTGTGGCTATCAGACACCATGAGTGGTTCTCTACCTATACTGATGGATTCCTGCCACCAGACAAGAAAATCAGAAAGCTGATAAACTCTTGTGGTGACAACCTTGCAGTGACTATGGACTTGATGCATGCCAACAACGTGCATAAAGTCTTCAACAAGAAGAAGACCCAGGTGCTTGATGTCTTAAAGAGAATTGAAGAGCTGGACGAGGTTGACAAACTGGTAAACCTTAAGCTCCCTATCGACGGAAACGACATCATGACCGAGTTCAAGATTAAGAAAGGTCCTAACGTAGGTATACTCCTGGAGGCAGTTAAGGAGGCTTATATCGAGAATCCTAATATGTCAAAGGATGAGTGTTTCGAGGTCGTAGAGGCTAAGCTGAGAACTCTGACTGTGTAATATATTATAATAGTATATATTAAGTTATATATTATATTAATATTATTAAATAAAATATAATAAATATTAAAATAGTTTTAAAAGTATGAGTAAAATAATGTACCTTGGTATTGATAACCAGGATGGATTTCGTGAGGGTGGAAACCTTGCAGTAGCAGGTGGAACTAAGTGTGGAGACCTCCAGGCTGAGTACCTTTCTAAAAATGGGAATAAGTATGCAGCAGTAGGAGAGACTGTAGACTGGCATCCATCAACCCATTGCTCATTCAAGGAGAATGGTGGAATATGGCCTAACCACTGTGAACAGTTCACAAAGGATGCTGCTATTTACCAGCCTCTGTATGACGTTATGAAGACCTGTCCTAACTTCACCGTATTCACTAAGGGATGCGACGAAGACCACGAGGAATACTCAGTCTTCAAGAACGAGGAGTCACGCAAGAAGATTCTTGCAATGGTTGAGGCACTTGGCATCGAGGAGATTCATGTCGGAGGTATTGCCTATGACTACTGCGTTGCTGATACCGTCAAGGATGGTCTGCGTTACTTGCCTAATGTGAAGTTCGTGGTGTTCAAGGATTTCTGCCCTGCTATCGCAGAGGACACTGCACAGGCATTCACCGATTTCATTGCTAACAGTGAAAGAGTAGAACTTGTATAGTATGGCTAGGATAGAAATACCAATGGAGGAGTATAAGGGCATGAAAGAGAAGATAGAATCTCTTGAAAAGTCCTGGGCTGACTCCAAGAAACAAATTGAGGTATATAATGAGCGTATAAACAACTTGCAGGAAATGCTCGATAACATCACTGAGGCTAGTCTATTTGCTAGGGTGTTTGGTTGGAAAAAACTGCTTAAAGAAATAACTGATGAAGAATAGTGTACCATTTAATGTAGAACCATTCAACATAGGATATCAGCATAAGGGTCTTGATAAGGAGGCAACGGAGGAATCAAAATCCATTGTTAAAGAGACCTATCGTGTCCTTAAAAAGAGAAAGAAGTTCTTCAATTTTCAGTTGAGCTTCAACCCAATGGAGGGACATGTTCTTCATCCTTGGAATCGTGACGAGAAAAGTGAGGATGCTATTGTCATTAAGAAGATGAAGAGTAATCCAACCATTAAGTTCTGTGGACTGTCTTTCATGACCAAACATGGTCACGAGTATAAGGCAGTGCTTAACATCCCTATCATTAGAAGGTTGGTTATATTGAGAAGTATGCTTAATAGCCGTTACAGCGATATCAGACGAGAGCATAAACTATCAGTAGAGGATGTAACCAGTATGTACTGTGAAGACTACTACGAGGAGTATAAGAAGACTCATAAGCCAGTACCTAATGAACTTACTGTTGCCTGGTATGGTGCTATAGCGATTACCTCACTGTTCTATATCTTTATGGCGTGGATTATGTACATCGTATCCCCAACGCTCACCTTCATAATGATAGGAATACATGGTATTGTGTTTGCAGTTTATCTGATTTACCTAACATTTAACAAGTTTTAACTAGCTAAATTTGGTTATCTCGAAAATTCTGCTTACTTTTGCACCATGAACAGAAAAGATATCATAGATTACAGAACATTACACGAGCAGAGCGTTTTCATGCTCAAGTGTAACATCGTAAGAGACATCGCTGTCTTGTTGGCAACAAGTGGGCTGGTAAAGTTTAAGAAAGCCAACCAGTTCAGTTTCGGTAACAGAAAGATAACAGGTCTGCTCTTGCAGCAGAACGGTATGTTCATACTGACTGATAAGAAGATGTTCGAGATTGACGAGGATGATAAGACATTCGTCGAGTTCTCGCAGAACACTTATAACCTTATCTGTCTCTATGAGAGTTTACTAAAAGAATTAGATTTAGAAATAGAAGATTAGAATAATGGAGACATATACAAAAATCGATACCATGTATAAGAGGTATCAGTTCAAGGGTGATGAATGCCCCAACCAGAAGTGGTTAAAGTTCAGAAACAAGATTATCCTTGGTGAGTTCTCAAACATCGAGGCTAAGTATCTGTTTGACAACCTGTGGGAGGCATACAGCAAGATTGACGGTACTAACTCCAAGATTGCTTTCTACCCCTCTACTGGTGTCATCAAAGTAGGCGGTAAGTCAGACAATGCAACCTCACAGCATGGACAGTTCGAAATGCTCCAGGAGATTGCTGACCGCATCCATCCTATGCTTCGTGCTATGTTCCCGAAAGAGACAGCACGTTTCACACAGGTGAAAGACAAGGAGACCAATAAGATAGAGTACTGGAACTGTAATATGGTTGACCCACTTGACATTACAAAGGTTAACCCATCAAAGGACGGACAATATATCGTCGGCCTTGAGGAAGTCCCCATCTACATCTATGGCGAGTACTTCGGCTCTGGTGTTCAGAAGGGTGGTGGACGCTATATACAGAATGGCAATGGCTTCCTTGTATTCGACATTCGTCAGCAGGGCTGGTGGTTGCCAAAGGATATGCGTGACGAAATGTGCAAGACACTCAAGCTGGAGACCGTGCCTTATATCGGCAATATGACCCTGCGTGACATTGAGCAGATGGTTATGAAGGGCTTCAAAACCAAGTTTGACAGGGCTGCTGACCCAACCCTTATTGAGGAAGGTATTGTGGCTCGTCCTGTTATCCCTATGTGTGATGGACGTGGTAATCGCATCATAGTCAAGGTTAAATACGTTGACTATATTGAATACCAGCGTGTGCGTAGTGAGTTCACTGATGATGAATTTGAAGAGTTTAACACATGGTACAAAGAAACGATAGGTCTCTAGACCAGGAGATTATGAGAGATTTAACGAGGACACTATTCAAGGTAATCCTCGTTGTTCTCTCTGTTGCTGGATGCACCCAGAGCGTAACTTGGATTGGCGAAGCATCACAGTCTCATTATAAGAGAAAAGTAGCACCTGCTGTGTATGATAGGTATAACACCCAACCCGCACAACAGGTTGTAGAAGAGCCACAGGAGGATTATTATGATGAACGATGGTAAGCTTGAATTCACCTATAAGCTTGAAAATGGCGAGAAACTTTACAAAACATTTCCCTTTAGACCAGGAGACCTTGTAGAAGTGGCTGACTGGGGTGAACACTATAGTAATTTCACAACTGCATTCAATGCTTTCGGTTTTGGCAAACAGAAGTCACATGGTTTTAATACTAACAGACAAGCTATGGCAGTAAACAGACCACATGTGTTTAAATTCGTTGCTGCCTTGGAACACTACCAATATAAGGGAAATATCATATGTCATGTGAGGTCAATGCAGGGTCATAACTTCGTTATAGGTATTAATGGGCTAAAACCAGTCAAGGTTTACCCCCTCAGAAAACTAAAAGGTGAAACAACCACTGTTGAAATCAAGAAACTAGGCTTAAAATAAGCTATCATTAAACATTAAATAACATGAAAGAAATAAGAAGAATTATTAATCATTTTACTGACAACGACCTTTATACATTTACTTGTCAGTATTACATCTTACAGACGTATCCACGTGCGGAAGTAAGGTATTCATTCTTTGACCGCAACCATACTCGTTATCCAGAAGGGTTTGGTAAATTACTCCAAGAACAAATTAACGCCATGAAGGATGTTGTTATCACAGAAGAAGAAATTGAGTTCATGAAGAAAAAGGTTTATTTCTTGCCAGAATGGTATTACAATTTCCTTCGTGGTTTCAGATTTAATCCATCTGATGTACATATCTTGCAAGACCAAAGTGGCTATTTATCAATTATGATTGAAGGTAAATGGTATTCCACCATCATGTGGGAAATGCCAATTCTTTCTACCATTTCTGAATTGATGCATATTCTCAATGGCGATATTGAGAAGGTTAACAGGGACAATGAATATAAAAAAACATTGGAAAAAAGCATTAAAGCATTAAGGAATGGACTTTTGCTTAGTGACATGGGAACTAGAAGAAGGTTTGATTTCCAAAACCACTATGATGTGGTGAAAGCATTAGCCGAAGCAAAAAAATACGGAGAAGAAAAAGACTATCCTGGAAAAATTGTTGGTACATCTAATGTTTGGTTTGCTAAAGAATTTGGTCTTGTTCCAATTGGAACTATGTCTCATCAGATTTGTTCTTTTGAGGAATGTGTAAGTGGTATTTTTGAGTGTAACTATCAAGTGATGAAGAAGTGGTCTGACGTTTACGATGGAGACCTTGGTATTTTCCTTCCAGATTGTTTCGGCTCTAAGGTATTCTTATCTAATTTCTCCAAGAAGATGGCTAAGATGTTCGATGGTATCCGCATTGATAGCGGTGACGAGAGAGAAGAGACTGAAAAGATGATTGAAAAGTATCAGTCGCTTGGCATTGACCCAGCAACAAAATCTATCGTCTACTCTAATGCTCTTACCATTGACAAGGCAATTGAACTTCATGAGTGGCTTAATGGGCGTATGAAGGATTCCTATGGAATTGGAACGCACCTTTGTGCTGACGTGACCAATTCTGAAACTGGGGAGAAGTTCCCATATTCTAATATCGTCATTAAACTCGTTGGAATGCGAATCACCGAACTTCGTGAGTGGCATGACTGTGTTAAACTTTCAAACGACAAAGGTAAAACTCTTGGTAATAAAGAAAAATGTGAATATCTTCTTAAACAAATAGGGGGCTGATTACCCCCTATTTTTATAATATTTATTTAAAAGTTCTCTATGTTCTTTTAATGCATATCTGTATAAAGCATCATTCTTAGTATAAAAATCTTTTTTCGTTACATATTCTTTAAAAATTAAAAGCATTTCATCTTCTTTAAAATCATATTTTTTTTCTTTTTTAGGGCGTTTAAACCAAGTAAAATTCTTCATAAAATCATGTCTTATAGCTGCTGAATAAGCTAGTGTAGAATTTTTCTTAAAATCAGTTTTATGTTTGTATTTAATTGCTTCACTATAAACTTTTTCATATGTCCAAGTTCCTGGAGGTGTACCATTTAAAGTCATCCAATCATAATCATTTATCCAGTTGTATTTTAATGCAACTCTATATGCTTGTGTAGAACCATTATAAAACTCCCCTCTATGCTGGTATTTTTTAGCTTCTTCATATACTCTATTATATGTCCATTTTTGCCTGCCGCCTCCAATTGAACTATATTTTTTTCCTGTTTTAGCTGTATTTAATGGAATCATACCCTTCTTTTTAAAATGTTCAAGCCAAAAATGCTCTTGTTCTTTTGACTCAGAAACTGTTAAATGTTCTTCTAGAACAATTGGTTGAGGTATATCTATATTATTTTCTTTTGAATGTTTTTGAACAGCATCTAAATATATTTCTCCATGCCTTTTTCTTATTTTATGCCTATGGGCATAATCTCTTTGTTTTAACTGCATAGTTCTCCCAACATAGAAATAGTTTGTATCTTTGAAAATATAGATGTAAATTAAATGTATTTTTGCGTCTTTATCAAATTCAGCAAGGTCATTAATAAGCCAATCCCAGTCATAAATCCATTTATTTTTTTTGGATTTTAAATAAACTGACAAATATTCTGAGTCTCTAAATTCAGTATAATATTTAAACTGTTTAGAACACTCTTCACATTTCTCATATGTCCAGTAATTTTTTGGTTTAATTTTCCTATCAAACCAATTGTTAATCCATCCATTTCTAACTGATGTCACATAAGCAGACATATCAAATTTCTCGAAATCTACTTTTCTTGTGAATTGTTTTGCTATCTTTTCACAAAATTCATAGGTTAATTTCCTTTTTTTCATACTAAACCTTTTTATTATAAATAGTACAACATTTCAAAAAATAACAATATTTAACTTTTAAAAAACATAAATTAATATTTTATATTTGGTTATCTCACGTTTTTTTTATACCTTTGCACTATGATAGAAGATATGATTAAGGAATTCATACCAAAAGAAGGCGATATCGTCAAGATAGTTACACCATATTGCGACTACGAAAGAAACTATATGCTTGTCATATGGCCTAATGAAAATAATATTATTTTAAATTCTTCTGGGTATGCTGCCGTTATTGGTGTAGACTTCTTAGTAGACTTTAATGGCGAGTATAACGATTATTATAATTCCTTTGGTTTCAATACGCAGTATGATGCACTTATGAGACCAAATATAAATGATATACTTGAATTCTCCAGAATTCTATTAAATCATGGATTAAGATATAACAGAAAAAAGAAACAAATAATAAAAGTAAAAGATTATGAGAGTAACAGATAAGCACGTATTCTTTTGGGGTGAGTGGCCTTCCAATTGGTATTCAGCCACATTTACCACCACAGTAAACGGACAGGAGTATAAGTTCTATAACTCCGAGCAGTATTTCATGTTCATGAAGGCTGTTACCTTCGGTGACACCAAGATGGCTGAACAGATTGTCAAGTTCGGTTCTAACCCTCGTACAGCTAAGGCTATGGGTAGGAAGGTACAGGGTTACGACGATAAGGTGTGGAACGAGAAGAGGTTTGGCATCATGCTTGATGCCAACCTGTTGAAGTTCACGCAGAACGAGGAACTTAAGAAGACCATCCTCAGCGAGGAGTTTGATGGCAAGGGCTTTGTTGAAGCCAGCCCAACGGACCAACTATGGGGTATTGGCTGTGACGAAGTTACTGCCCTGGATGACGAGTCAAACTGGAGGGGACAGAACTTGCTTGGTAAGGTTCTTGACGAGACCAGGAAGAGACTTAAGGAAATAAACCAGATTTGAATACCATAACCAGATAATGAGATTAGCTGAATTAAAGGAAGCCACACAGGGCATGGCGTTTGTGAAATTACGTTATGGTGGAAGACACATCATTGCTACTGCTCCATTAGAGTATGACAGTGACAACACAGGTATTGCCCCAAGAATGTTCTGTAGCTTCTTCATAGGCTTATCTGACTTTCCAGTTATCAATGGCTGGATATTTGCTAGGGATGCTATTGACGTGACCAAAATTACTGAGAGGGAATATCGCAAGATAAGCGACATACTCAAGTTTCATGGTTATGTTTATAACAAGAAGACAAAGCTTATATACAAGAGAGGCAGTAAGATTCCTGTTAGGAACAAAGAGATTAAACTATTAACGTGGTAAAGACATGAAGAAGATTTTATTACTCATATCACTTGTTGCATTGTGGGCATGTGACTGTCCATACAACGAGTTCAATGAGAGAAAGTTTGAGAAGGGCTACTACAACAGCTCCTATAACTCAAAGAATGATGCCTTCTATGCAGATATGCTTATTGGAGGCTGGCAGTGTTCCTATGACATGAACATCAGAGGAATAGGCGAGATACTTGACGGACAGCCAAATGTTGTATACCAGATGCAGTGGATTTCATTCATCAATGCCAGGAAGTGTGACATCACATTCAAGGCTGTTGGTAGTGTTGACTCCAGGGTGTATACATTTGAATACCTGTATGATGGCAACACGTTAAGGTTCTCACGTAGCAACAGGACTATAATTTTCACTATAAGTGGATTCATATATCCAGAGCTATATGTAAGGGATTCTTTCGGTAAGTATACCATCACCAAGAGAAGGGCTGCTGGATGCTAAATAGTTAAATAGATATGATTGAGAAAAACAAACTTTATCTGTGTGTCGGAGCTTACGTAAAAACACAGGAAGAGATAGAGAAGGAAAAACTACGTAACCAGTTCATAGATACGTATTACCACTCTGTTACTAATTGTTATTATCGTATGACTATGGATGGAAATGTTTTAACTCCTAGTTATGCTGAGTGGAAACCAGACCCTATATTCTTTATTGGACAGTACTACATGTCCCAGGCTGACAATTATCTCACAGATGCTCTTTCTAATCCGATAGGAATAACTGAGGAGAATTACCATAACTTCGTGGAGTTCAACTATGAGATAACTGCTGAGGCACAAAGGAGAATTGACATTATGAGAGGAAAGGGTATCACTGTGTCAATAAGTCCTGTTGCTGTAATGAAAGAAGAGGCTAAAAAAACTCCTACATATTCGCTTGATGACTTCATCATCAAATGGAATGTATGTATGACCTTACTAAAACTAGGTGATAGGTCAATCTATGCCAATGCAACAGTTAATGAGGTGGAGACCCAGGAGGATGGAATAGTCAAAGCGTGGAAAAAGCTTAGACTCAAGAGTAGTCTTGCATGCAGAGTAAGGAGCTGTGTAATAAGACCGAAGCGCATGTATTTCGGTGCTTTCGATGCCAGCAGGATTAGTATGTGAGCTGACGGAATGTATTATTACAGATTCGGATAACGTATGAAAGTAGGAGAGTATTACGTTTGTACCGATGAGAATACTGGTATAATGTATATTGATAGTTGGTATGTACCATGTGATGCTAAGTTCACACGTGGTAAAGTGTATAAATGTGGTGTATGTGCTGAACGTCTCTACGATGACAGGAATAATCTTCTCTATATTCAAAATGAAGCTGTTAATTGTTTCAAAAAGGTAGACTTCACAATAGATGATTCTGTCAAGGAACTTATTGATAAACTTCAATCTAAGGGAGTGAGGGTTGTCCTTGAGCCAAAAGGTATAAGGTTTTCAGACGATAAAGAACCTATTATTGGCTATGAGGCATGTGCCTATCCCCTTCATGATGGTGAATATATGAAATTCCCTTTCTTTTCCTATGGCAGTGGAGTTGGGCTTACTCAGAGAGAAGCTATCATATATGCCATGAAGCGTCTTGTAAGAAACTCTCCTGGAATACATAGGTTGAAAAGGGCTTTGTCTGGATATGCCAGGATGAGAGGAAAGTTTCTGGGTGGTTTATAACTATTAGATAATATGAAAGAATATGCAAGTATACCAAGGCTATTGGATGACGGTACGCTTAAAGGTGAACAGGTAGTGGCATTCAACAAGCTGGACGGTCAGAACTTTAGGGTGAAATACACTCCCAAGGGTCTAACAAAGAAACAGTTTACCACATTTGGGTCAAGGACTCAACTTGTGGACGAGACCAATGAGCAGTTCGGTGACGCTGTGAGATTCTTCAAACAGAACTACGAAACAGCTCTTAGGGATATCATTGTCAATAACTCTGGAAAACATGGCATCTTCAATGGTGCTGAGGAGTTGACCCTGTTCTTTGAGTGGTACGGAGAGCATAGCTTTGCTGGATTTCACCAGCCTGGTGATGAAATGCACCTGGGATTGTTTGACGTATTCATCAAGAAGAAAGGATTTGTAGAACCGAATGACTTCATTGACATCTTCTGTGAGGATGCTAGGGTTGAGACACCAGACGTTGTGTATGTCGGTAAGCTCACCGCTGACTTCGTACAGTCAATACAGGAAAATGACTGGACTAAGGAAGGCTGTAGGTATCCTAACGTCAAGGAGGGAGTGGTTTTAAAGCGTTCTACGAGGCTTCCAGGACAGAGGCTTCCAATGTCCAAGGTCAAGACTAAATGGTGGCTTGAGAAGCTTCATTCGACGTTTAGTGAAGAAGAATGTAAAAGACTGGAGTAATTGAATATAAGTATGAAAACATTTAGAAGTGAATTATTAAGGATAATCGACGCATCAATAGACAATGGTGTGAGATTCGTTGTTCATCCACTTAACAGCACTGAGACTGACAAATTGATAGATATACTCAACGAGAAGAGTATTTTCCCAATACCTCCAGGGCTGACAAATGAGAAACTTAGGGAAAACGCTGAGTCTGAGTGGGGTGATGACGCTTGCTATGAGATTAACCTTCGTGGTATGTTCACTAGTATCAACAACGTTGAACACTGGAAGCAATATACGAAGGACATTATCGAATGGGACGGTGAGAAGGAACAGTTCAATTTTGTAGAAGGCTGTGAGTAATGAAGAAGATAATCTATTGTGGAGGAAACTTTGAGTTCCAGTATAAGGATTACTCTGTAGACAAAATCGCAAACGATTACAGGGTTGGAATCCTTGGTGGCGATGTGAACAAGCTGATACATACCCCAGATAACGAAGAAAAACTGAGGAAAATCGGACGTGATTCGTACTACTGTGGTCCTTACTACTTCTATGAGGAAGGTACTGATGGAAATACTTTGTTTGTGATTGTCGATGCTGAGCCAGAAGTATGCCAGAAAAGGATACTTGAGCGTGGTGACTCTATTGAGGAGGAATATCACAATATGGATGACCTCAAGAAATATAGGGATAGATTTTTGAGATTGGTTGGTATGGTTGACAGACTCCAAAATGTGATGGTAATTGACACCACAAATAGAGAAATACCATAGTTGGATGAGTTAAAATATATAAATTTCTTTTCGAAAATTTTGCTATTTCGGATTTTTTATCTACCTTTGCAGCATAATTTTAAAAGATAAAGAAATGAAGACAGTTAGTTTTGAATTGGATTACAATACCAGGGATTTCAGACCTACGGTAGAGTGGATGTCCAGGAGATATGATGAAGCCAACGAGAAGCTGTTTGGCGGTGCTCTTGGAAAGTGTGACTTTAAAGTATTCACAACTGGAAGAGGAAGCAGAGGAGCAACTAATGGGTGGTTCAGACTAACTGGTGGGGTTAATGTTACAAACGGTGGCGGTCTCATCAAGCATACGCCGCTTGGTCTTGCAACAATTATTACCCACATCAACCACGATAATTTTTATCTTCTAGCCCAGCCAAGAATTGAGTTGAATGGTAATAAGCGTGGTAGTGAGTGGGCTTTCATGGTGACTCTTGTTCATGAAATGTGTCACTATTACACATACATGAATGGCACTAAGCCAGCAAGGGGTCATGGTAAGGAGTTCCATAACATAGCAGACAAGGTGACTAAGCTTTCTGGTGGACAAATTGAGGTTACAACTCATACTACTGTGGAGAGAAGCAAGCATTTTGTATACGATAAGAAAAAAAATTCCTAAAATATTTGGAATTACGAAAAAAAATATATATCTTTGCAGCATGAAAAATGTAATTGATATGATAACATTGGGCAAGATTGCTATGGCATGCTTCTTAGGAGTTGCCATCGTCCTGCTTGTTGTTGTGAAGTTTTTAATTGGTTAAAATATAAAAGATATGAGAGGTTTTAGAGACACATTACTTAGTGTGATTGACTCTAGTGCCAAGAAAGCCAGAGACCTGGTGAACGGCATAGGTGAGTCTATCGACAATTTCGACTGGGATGCCCAGCTCGATTTCTTTGCAGAGAAAAGAGACTCCATCATTGAGAGAGGTAACTCACTTCTGAAGGACTTCGGAGAGCTTCTGAAGCAAGTTAAGGATAGCTTCAATGATTTCTCCGTTACAGTACCATTCGACGAGTCAATAGGTGAAAAGCTTGATTACACCATCGATGGTAACAAACTGAAGGTTGTCGTAACTTATAATGACGAGACGAGTTCTCGTAGCAACGAGACAACTGTTATTATTCCAGCAAACTGTGATGTGACCAAGGTGACGAAAACCATCAACACTGTTGCTAAGACAGCTACGATTGGTATCCCCAAGGTCATCGCTCCAGGCGAAGTAAAGGAGAAGGAGGCTGACGCTGCCCCCAAGCCTGCGAAAAAGCGTCTTAGTCCGAGGAGACCAGCTACGGCTGCGAAACCAAAGCCTAAAAGAGCAGCCAACGGACGCTTCGCAAAAGCTGGCGAGTAAACATTTTTAATTTTCATCTTTATTACTTTTAATTGTCCCGATGTCTATTGTGAAATACGTGTCGGGACTTACAAGACACGGTGGCGGAGTGGTCAATCGCCTGGCTCTGCAAAAGCTTTGACCGAAAGGTACGTGAGTTCGAATCTCACCCGTGTCTCAAATAGATAGTGTTATGGAGGAGAAATTAATTCAGTTGGTAATAGTATTTGCCTTTTCCTGCCTGTTTGCCTGGGCATGGACAAAATGTAAAGGAGACGATGACGTTTTAATTTAAAAAATATTAAAATTCGAGAATATATTTGGAATTCTCGAATTTTTTTTATATCTTTGCCAAAAAATTGCAGAAATGGTAGATAAGGTAACAGTAAGTAATGAAGATGCCACGCATCTGGTATGTGATTTCCTCAAGAGAAATCGCATTCTAGGTGAGTTTGTCATAGCCAGCTATGATTATCACAAGGTGAGGGGTAATCTTCCTGGTGTTTCAGAGCCTTTCGGAAGAGATAATGCCAAAGCCATAATTGTAGCCAATATAAAGGGATATTCTTACGTAGCATATGCGTATAACAGGTCTTTAAGACAGCTCTTTATTTCATTCAGTGGCTCATTCGACTGGTCTGAAAGTAAGAAGGGTTCTGACTACTGGAGAAAATATCTTGAAACTGGGTGGAACAAGTATCTATCTGACAAATATCATTGTGATTCAATAAGATTAAAATAATATGAAAGTTTGTGCTATATCGGATATGCACGGTATCCTTAATTTTGACATAGAGCCGTGCGACATTCTGTGCATATGTGGCGATATTGTCCCGCTGAGGGTACAGACATATCACCAGGGGACTTTGAAGTGGCTTGCCAAGGAGTTTGTACCCTGGTGTGAGAAACAGCCTTGTAAGCAGGTTTTCCTCATTGCTGGAAACCATGATTGGATTGCTATGGAGCATCCAGACGACTGGGAAGCAATGTTTGAGAACACCAAAATTACATATCTCTGTGATAAAGAGGCTGAGTATGAGGGCTTCAGAATCTATGGCACTCCCTGGTGTCACCAGTTCTACAACTGGGCATTTATGACATCCGACGTTCAGCTTGCCAAGATATACAATAAGATTCCATATAAGGTTGACATCCTGCTTACACATGATTGTCCTTATGGTAACAATGATGTGCTGCTGCAAGAGGATTGTCCTTGGAAGACAGGAGACCACATAGGTTGTCACCCCCTTGGTGACGCTGTGGATAATAAGATGCCGAGGTATCACTTCTGTGGACACCTTCATTCGTGCAACCACGAAATGGAAAAGCGTGGAGAGACCGAGATTAGGAATGTATCGGTAGTGAATGAGAACTATAAGCTGGTGTACCCACCATGCTATATTGACATAGAGTTATAAGAATGACAGAAGCTGAAATGGACATGGAGAAGGCTGCTCACAGGAAGTTCTTGGTAGTATGCAGCCACTGCGGACACGAGTTCCTTCCTTGGAGGGCATTCGGTATTACCAGCCAGGAAACAGGTTGGAAACAGGGATTCTATTGTCCTAACTGTCATAATTTACACATTCAAGGAGACAATTAACTTTTTTTAAGTGCAGAAATTTTGTTTTCCCCAAAAAAATCAATATCTTTGCACCAACTTTATAAAATAGCAAATGAAAGATTTGAATATTGAAAATTGTCCAGACAAGAACTACTACGTTGAGTTCCTAGTCTTGAAGAACTTCATTGCTGCCATTAAGAGACATGGTATGTATTCGAAGTTTAGGAGTACCGTTGGTATCGAGACCAACAACTGTGTATCTACCATGTACAAGAAGATGCATTGTTTTCAACCTGTCATCCAGAATCGTTCCAAGGAGAATGCTTTTGTTAAGGCTGAGAACATCGGTAGCTTCCTGCGTATTATGGTGAAGACCTTTGGTGGTAAGTGCGGCTCTGACTTCCAAAACAACCAGGACGGTATGCTTCAGCGTCACATTGCCAATTGCACCAATATGCTCATTCATGTGTTTGTGGAGCGATACAACAACGATTTCGCTTTCCTGTCTGAGATTGGTGGTGAGATATTCAACAGCACTTGTGAGGAAATCTTCGGTGTAGGCTTCGTTGACATGACTCAGCCAAGACCAGAGGAAATGGAGAAGATGAAGCAGATTCACGAGCTTATCAAGGCTGGTAAGCTGCCAGAGCTTCCTCCAAACATGGCAGAGCAGATTAATCGTATGATGGAAGAGAATCATGGTATGTACGGTGACGGATTCATGGAAGACATGGAGGACGAGTACTACGATGATGAGGACGCTTACTACGACGAAGACTACGACGAGGACAGAGACGAAGAGTGGGCTGATGAAGAGGCTGTTGATGAAGCCCCTGGATTCTAATTGTAATAGTATATGGCAATGGCACATGTATTGAATCATCCATGCGATGGAAGGGATTGTCGAGAATGCACAGTGTGCAAGTTCGATGAACCAATTCCTGTGTATGAACCCCCTAAGAAAGATGAAACACCAGTGACGGTGGATGGCAATTGTAATTACTGTGGTTATCTTATAAAGAATTACAAGGACCATGGTGATAAAAAGTATAACGCCTGCTGTGGTAAGCATCTTATACAGAGTGAAGGTACTACAAGACCCAGGACTATATCATTTAGACTGGAAGACCCTGTGGATATTCCTGTCCCAGATTGGTGTCCTAAGCTCTTGGATAGTCCTACGTCTCGTGTACCAAATGTCGTTACTCACGTGAGTAATATAACCCACCAGTCAGAAGAGAAGACTGCTTACGAGATTTACCAGGAGAAGCGTAAGAAATACGAAGCTCTCCCAATCCATGTACAGTGGGAAGATATACAGGAAGGAAAGATTTATGTCATTCCAACCATTATCCGACAGAATGGAAAGGTGGTACTGGCTGTAGCAAAGACCGAATACACTCTCAGATGTGTTACCTTGGACAAAGACCTTAAGGAGACATCTTACTATCATAACGTATACCGTCAAGATTTAGACGCTAGATTCATTGTAGAATATCATAAATTTTAATTAGACAATATGGCAAAACGTTCAGTACAGGAGCTTAAGGAACAGCTCCAGAAGATTAAGAGCATTACGCCTTGGGACCAGGTTGAGGTGAACACAGTTTATCACATCCCACCAATTATCTCATTGGAGAGAAGAGAGATTGTCTTCCTGTCAAAGGGAGAGAACGAGGGTATCTATAAGCGTGTTGACGGTGGCGACGAAACCGAGGGTAAGATGCACAGGACAAGTGTATTCGCAAGGTTTTTGATTAAGAAGAAGAAATTCTAATTACTTTGGATATAAAAGATGACGTATCTGTTTTTTAGGGCTATGATGATATTCATGTCAATCATGGGATTCATTACCATGATGACATTGGATGACTACAAATATGTGCTATTCCCAATAGCCATGTTTGTATGGGCTATCTTCTCGTTCTTTGACGAAGACGACAAGGAATATATGAGAAGGAATAACATCAATCCTAACAGCCATTCATGGTTCTTCCCAGAGGATGAGGGATATTACAACTATGAGTATTACGATAGTGGTCAGAGGCAATACCATTCCAATACTCGTACTACCCACGTCATCAGGATTACTACACCAGACCCAGAGTACAAGAAAATAGTGAAGAGGTGCAGAAAGAATTTTAAAGTAACAATTGATAAAATAAACAAGAATGAAAAATGATTTTTTTACTGCATCTACAATAGTAGATTTGGAAGAAGAGGAACTGTTAAAGGCAGCAGAACTCTCTGATGAAGAGGTTGAGAAAATGGCTGCTTACGACTGTGAGGTTATTCCAGAGTTGTATTTCTAAGATTATTAACTTTTTAAATATTGAATTCAAATGGAGAATACTGAGACTGTAAAAGAGACCCAGCAGTGGAAAGGCAACTTCGCTGAACTTGCTGAGGAAAGTGACAAGGAAAATGTCATTGAAGCTCCTATTTTCATTATCTTTGCCGAGTATCTTGGCTATGTTAGCAGGTTTAACAAGCTTGCAGTGGAGTGGTGTGATGGTAAGATTCCAGAGACCTACATCCAGAAGATTATGATTATGGAGGCTAAGTCCATCTTCCGTCAGATGCAGAAGGACTACACCCTTCCTACCATCAAGTATTGGTACAACACTTACTACCCAGTTATCCTTGAAGAGTTTGCCGACAAACTCGCCAAGACTCTGGAATCTAACGAGAACTAATCATGAGTGAGATAGAGGATAAAGCTCCGCTTATTCAGTTCATAAAGAACAGAAGGAAGCCCACCAGCCTTGAGATAAAGACTCCCAAGGTTGGTGCTGCTCCTGCTCAAATACCCTGGTACAGGAGACCATTGAGCAGGTCGGAGTTTATGTTCAAAATTGCTAAGAATGGCAGATACTACGTCAGACATAAGGAATGGGGTAAGGGAATCTGGATAGGTCCTTACCGTAACACCGTTGACGTGGAAGCTGTCATTGGGTCATATCTGGAGGAGTCGCTTAAGGGTAGCTTGGATAGAGTCGTGGACAGCAAGATTCATTCAGTTATCATGGATGATGACAACGATTTCGTTTAAAAAACATTAAAAAGTTTGGTTTTCTCGAATATTTTTTATATCTTTGCAGAAAATTAATATCAATGAATGCAGAATTTTACAACACTGGCATGTGTTTCGTGTTCTTCCTCCTGTATATTGCAGTAGGAATCTTAATAGGTATGAAAGCTAACAGTGAGCTTGAACAATACTCACCACCAACTTCCACATCTGACGAGTTGGACGATATTACCCTGGACATGAATACGAGACTGATAAAATTGTATAGTAGGGAGATAGGAACGTTTTTCGGCATGGTATGGCCGATTACCATTGTGTTTTTTCTCTCACTAGACCTAGGACACTATCTCTATTTTGCTTTAATCTACAACGGAAATGAAGAAGATAGGATTGCTTCTTGGCTCGTTTAACCCAGTTACGGTTGCTCACCTCCACATGGCATCAGCCGTGTTGAACAGTGGGCTGTGTGACAAGGTGTTGTTCGTTGTTGCAAGACATAACCCTTGGAAGGGAGAAGAACCAGCACCATATGATTTAAGGTGCAGAATGATTAATGACTCCATAGACCTAATTAAGGGAAAGTATGAGGTATGCAGGTTCGAGGAAGAATTTGAGCCTCCAGTATACTCATATCTCCCAATAGGTAAAGCACTGGAGACGTACCCAGAGGATGAAATATATATCATTGCTGGTACTGATACTATAGAACGCATTCCACAATGGAAGAAGTTCGAGAGTGAGATAATGAATAAGGTGTCGTTCATCGAGATTAAGAGGGGTGATGGCACTGAATTCGAGAACCCACATATCCCTTTCATTGTGAGGGAGGGTAGCAGAAGCAGTCTCACCAACAAGGAGTTCTGGACTATCAAGACCCAGAGGGTGGACATATCATCTACGCTTGTTAGAAGCATGATTAAGAATGGTATGAATCCATATCCTTACGTGACGATGGAAACATTAAAAATTATAAACGAATATAATCTTTACAGATAAATGGAAGAAGAGAAGAGAACTTTCAAACAAGGTGACTTCGTAACCTACAACAATAAGCCAGGTTCATTCGTCATCTTCGAGGGTATTGATAATTCAACAACCTCCTACAAGAAGTTGTCAGTTATTGCAAACTACGACCCAAGTAAATATCGTCAGCATGATGATGGTACATACCGTAATTCCCCATTCCTCGAAGTGGCTACCAAGGACACTAGGTGTGAGAAGACCCTTGACGATGATAAGGAGACATACTGGGTAAGACTCTGTACAGACGTGGAGAAAGCAAGGGCTTTAAGAACACTCGAAGAGTATGGTTATGCTTGGAACGAAGAGCTTATGGCTATCATCAATATTGCCACTGGCGAGATTGTCAGAAAGGTTGTAACTCCAAAGGTGGAATATCATGGTGAGATTATCAGACCCATCACCGAGAAGTTTAAGAAGCTTCTTAGGATGTTCTGCATAGAGACAAATAGAAAGAAGTATTCATACCAGAATAGTGGTGGCTACGAAGGCTATGGTAGATACGGCTGGGATGGGTACGATGATGAATACGGTTGTTACTACGATTAACTATGAATGAATCATTAAGGCGTTATCTGGAGTGGAGGTTTCGTGTCAATAACAGGACACAATACCAGCAATATCGTGACGAGTGGATAAACTCTGTCACCACCACTCAGATGATGTATTTTGAAAGTGAAATGAGGCATCTGATTGATGCAGGAATATATAAATAACTTGAACTATGATTTCATCAAGAAGTTTAAACAGGTGCATTGACCTGCTTGCACAAATCAATGCCACAGGTTCTCCCAATGTCAGACAGATGGCACTGGAAATAGGATACGTTCTTAAGCAGGAACTTGACGTTGTTACAAGCGTTGAGCAAGCCCAGTCTGTGAACCAGAGAAACCCCGTTGCAAACCTCTCACCAGACACCCTGCTGAGGGATAACATACAGCTATTCCAAGAGAACCAGAAACTCTTAAAGGATAACATGGTACTCAAGGAAATGCTGGAGACAAAAGTTGGGCAACTGTCAGCAAAGATGGATAATGTCAATCGTAACATTTCCACTCTAAATGCTGTAGCACATGGATTAGTATAGTATGGCAACAAAGGGCGTATTGACAGAGGCGGTCAAGAAACTTGAACACGCCAACATGGTTCTTAGGGAGAAACTATCCGATGCTCCAAAGGCTGATAAGGATAAGATACTCAATGAGATAGCAAGAAACGATAGTATGATTCTAGACTATGAGTTCAGACTAAAAAATAATAAGGAATGATTAGAAAAAGAAACAAGCCTAATAGGTATCCACTGCCAGATAGGACTGTTATCTATAGCAGAAAAAAGCATATAATGCCTATACCAGAGGAAGGTAAAATGTACCATTGCTTTGATGATGGTAAGATATCTTTCTCAAGGCATTATATCGTCAGTGTATATGAGGTGCTTGGACAGATGGCTTTCAAGAAAAGATATCCGAACGATTTTAAACAGTGGCTTGAAGAGACTAAAAGATGCTATTGGCTCTACGCTAGGAGCACAGACAAGTTTGTTGTGATAAAAGACTCTAATGCTGTTGACCGTCCATCACAGGTTTTCGTTAGGACAAAGCAGGGAGGATGGTTTTCATTCAGCAGGGATTATTTCTCTAGTGGAAGGCTTGACATAACTGGAAAATCGTGGAACTATCTTGTGGCTCACATTGATGACTACGATTATTCAGAAGAGGAAAAGAAAACTATAATTGAGGAGGGAACGATATGATGACAAAGGAAGAAAGAGTCAACATTTTTAGAAATACCGTTAGACTGGTAAAGGCTAAGGGATATTCTATCAGAAACATCGACGTAAAGTTTGATGATATGGAGGATATGAAGAACAACACCAAGTTCTATAGTACTAAGGTGAATCTTCATCATGACCTCCTGCCTAAGTATGAGACCCATATAGCCATCATGGACAGCGACTGCCTTGATGCAGCACAGGCTATGGTGAAGCTTGGTCTGAAGCCAGCAGTGCTTAACATGGCATCATTCCACACTCCTGGAGGTGGTGTAGAGAAAGGCTCTGCCGCACAGGAAGAGAGCATCTTCAGACGTACCAATATCTTTATGTCACTCTATCAGTTCCATGAGGTAGGTACTAACTATCACATTCCACAGCGTGAGGAGAGATACCCGCTTGAAATGCACTATGGCGGTATCTATACCCCTAACGTGACTGTGTTTAGGAAGTCAGAGGACGAGAACTGCCGTATAATGGATGACCCGTTCAAGATTGACGTTATCACACTTCCAGCAGTAAGGAAACCTACTGTTGATGAGACTGGAGACGTTGCTGACTGGGTAAAGGATACCCTAAGGGGAAAGATAAAGCAGATATTTGACATAGCTCTAGAGAATGGTAATGACTCCATCGTGCTTAGCGCATTCGGCTGTGGTGCTTATGGCACTCCACCGAAGATTGTAGCCAAGCTGTTCCATGAGGTGATTGATAGTGAGGAATACAAGAACCTGTTCAAGGAGATTGTATTCGCCATTATCAACCTGCCATCAACGAACGGAGCACATAACCCAGAGGGTAACTTCAAGCCCTTCAAGAGGGAGTTTAGTTAATAAGGAGGAGAAGGAGGCGTATGGCAAAGGTAAGACGCATAATAGCCATAGATAACGCTTTCAACGATAGTACTCCATTCTTCAAAATCTTCTACAGTTTCTTGAAGAAACATGGGTTGTTTCATAAGCTATACACTAAACGTGCAATCGCTCATGTTCCAACCCATAAGGACATAAAAAAAGGGAAGTATACTACGTTAGGAGATTTCTGGCTTACCTGGAGTCCATATATAGTCTATGATGACGATGACTTCATGTATAAGGAAGAAAACAGGAAAAGCGAACAATACAAAAGGAACTTACAACTATCGCAGCTATGGAGATTCTATCTGTTAGACAACATGGATTCCATAGATTTTGCAAATGATTGTATTAAAGACATTACACGCTTCAATATTATTGATGCCATTAAGACAAATGGTATTAGAGGTAGTGAAGAAGTAAAGGAGTATTTTGAAAAATATAAAGATTTATTAGGTAATGATTAACAGAGAATTTTTACATGCACTCTTGAGTGCATCAAGTCCAAGTGGTTACGAGGGCAGTGCATCCAATGTGTTTGCTGACCACATGAACAAGTTTGCCACACTTGTTAAGCGTGACAATGCTGGTAACACAATCTACATGATGGGTAATCCAGAGGCAGAAGCCAAGCTGATGCTTTCGGCACACATTGACGAGATTGCTCTCCAAATTCAGAATATTGATGATAAGGGATTTCTTCACTTCGTGGCTGATGGAGGCATTGACAAGAAGGTGCTTCCTGGTTCTCGTGTGAAGGTTCTCACTTCAACTGGCATCATCGATGGTGTCATTGGTAAGGCAGCAATCCACATCGAGAAGGGTGAGGAGAAGAATAAGGTGCTGGAAATCAAGGATTTGAAGATTGATATCGGTGCTGAGACCAAGGAAGAAGCTGCTGCAATCGTGAACATTGGTGACATTGCCCTTGTTCATGGAGAACCGTTTGATATCGGTGTCAACAGAGTGGCTGGTCGTGGTCTTGATGACAAGGCAGGTATCTTCATCATTGCAGAGGTAGCAGAAATTCTGTCTAAGGAATCATCACTTGATAACCTGTGCGTGTATTTCGTTGCATGTACACAGGAGGAGACCACAGCCACTGGAGCAATAGTTGCTGCTGCTGGTATTGACCCAGACTACTCCATCGACTTTGATGTGACATTCTCTACAGATGACGGTCACGCTGATGCTAATGAGTGGGGTGACATCAAGCTTGGTAAGGGTGGATGTATCGCTCATGGTGTAAACAACCATCCGTATTTCACCAAGTTCATCAAGGCTGTTTGCAATAAAAATAACATTCCATACCAGGAGTTTATAGCACCTGCTTGGGGCACTAACACAGTGTATATCAGACAGGCATCATCAAACTGTATCACACAGCTCCTGTCAATTCCTAACAGGAATATGCACACCCAGGCTGAGGTCTGTGACTACAGAGACCTTGAATCGCTTATCAATATGACAGCGAAGACGGTTGTAGCCCTGGATATGGAGAATCATGGTGGATATCCACGTTAATTATGGCTAAACCAGAACAGGCAAGAAAATGGCGTGAAACTCACCCGCATTACCGAAAGGATTGGTATAGGGAAAATAAGGAGAGGGTAAGGCAGACCGTAAAGCAGAAGTATTACGAGTCTGTCACCCTTAGACGAATAGAAGAGGTCTCTGCCTCTATATCCGACGAAGAATGGAAGCCGATACCAGGCTTTGAATCGTATAGGATAAACGAGAAGGGAGAGGTCATGAACAAGTTCGGAAAACTCCTCAAGCCAGGGAAGCTTCCCGCTAGTGGGTATATGCATGTGTCACTCTCAAACGACCAGGTTAAGGGCAAACATATGTATATACACTATCTTGTATGGATAACCTTTAGGGGTGAAGTCCCAGAAGGATTAATAGTCTGCCATAAGGACACAAACAGAGAGAATAACAACCTTGATAACCTGTGTGTAATGACGCATAAAGAGAACCTTAATAAACCACTTACAATCGAACACTTCAAGAGAAGTCAAGATTTGTACCCTAGGACAAAGGGAGGAAGGGAGAAGAAGAAAGTATATCAATATGACACAGAGGGAAATCTCGTGAATACATGGGAAAGCATTATGGCAACATCTGACGGAGGTTTCTCACCCTCCTGTGTATCAAGGTGTTGCAGCGGTAGGAGCGACCAGTATAAGGGATTCCTCTGGTCTTTTAACGAAAACTAATTAGTAAATTATATGGACACAAATGTTACAATTCTTGCCAAGGTGGAGAAAGCCTTGCAGAAACTTATGGAAGAGAACGCACCACTGCTTACCAAAAAGGAGAAAACAGCAGAGGAGGAAGGTGTAGTTAAAGAGGTTAATGAGAGAATAAAGACTCTCAAACTAATAAAGTCGGAGTTCATCAATAAGAACCCCAAGGCTAAGTATGTTCTTACCGAAGACCAGGAGACTGGCATTCTGCTTGAAATGGCTGAGCAGAGGAATAAGACTATAGAGAAATATAAGGAGGCAAAGAGAGAAGACCTTGCTGCTATTGAACAGGGCGAGCTTGATGTTATCAAGGAATTCACACCAGCGCAGCCTACAGAGGACGACATCAAGGCGTTTGTAAGCGAAACAATTGACAAGTATCTCTCAGAGCAACCAGAGGGCTACAAACTCTCAATAAAGGACATGGGCAAGATTATGCCTGTGGTAAAGGCTAAGTTCCCTAACGTTAAGGGAAATATCGTTTCTGAAGTATTAAACAGTAAAATGTAACAACTATGGCTGAGGCTGATGTAATGAAAGCTATTGAAGGCTTAAGAGAAAAAATGGAGAAGAACCAACAGGTGAAAGAAGCCCTGGAGGAAGAACCCAAGAAGGTGATTGCAAAGTCATACTTCCAAGGAGAGCCGAGTGATTTAATCAACATCACTGGTCCTATGTTCAATTCACTAAAGCCTAAGAAAACAGGAGAACAAGCAAAACGTTATGCTGTTACCATGATGATTGAGGAGATTACACCAAAAACTTCTTAAAAATCCTTAATTTCTTTGGTTATTAGGAATATTTTGTATATCTTTGCAGCATGGAAGATAGCGGATTCATTAAATACGACACAGTAAAGGAAATCCTGGAGGATGCCAGTTTCTTCGGCTTCACTGCTAAGCGTGAGGACGAGGGTAGGAGAATTACATATCATTTCAAGAGTGTGAAATGGTACAGGACGAACATTAGTGTGACGGTACTGAAGCTAGAGCCAGGTAAACCATTATCAGAAAAAATCGTAATAGGAATTAAATTCAATGGAGAAGATGTTGAAGGAATTGGGGATTTCCGAAAGAGAGTTGAAGAACTTGGAAAATCTCATGAAGCTGCCAAAAAACAGAAAGGTAAACAGCGATAGCTACCAGATTGCCGTAACAAGGTCTTTGTTCATGAAATGGATGAAGAAGAAAGGCAAATGGAATATCTACAAGGCTGGTATATGCAGTACCTCCAGCTATGAGGGTGCATGGATGCGTCCCTCAGACCCAGAGGATTTCCTTGGTGCTACCAGCATCCTATATGACGAGTATCTGGAATGGTGTGATATTGTAAGTGATAATAAGTCATATTTCTACGACACCCTGTATAATATTCAAAGACAATTACCGATAGAGTAAACAATAATCAGTATGCTAGGACTCATTAAGAAAATCAATACGGTTGTTGCGGTAGCAGGAACTGTATACACCACCTACGAGACGATGATGAAGGTAGCAAAGTGGTTTGAAAAGAAGCACGGCAATAAGAAAAAGAATCAGCCAATAGTACGACCCATAATCAAGGGTCAGTAGTTAATAAATCTTAAAAGATGGGATAATATTTGGTTATCCCATTTTTTTTGTATAACTTTGCAACTGAAATTATAAATTAAATGCATATGAAAGAACTTACAATAGAAGAAAAAGCCCAAAGATATGACGAGGCTTTGGATTGCGCAAAATTAGCACTTGATTGCTTGGCTGATGACTATATCTGCAATCATCTTACAAAAGATGGCATAAGAGGCATGTATGCAAAACTTTTTCCCGAACTTGTAGAGTCAGATGACGAGAGGATAAAGTTCAATGTTGGCGACTGGTGCATAGATAATGAAGATGGCACTATATTTCAAATAATGAAAGTATTAGATAATACTTATGCCTATAAGACAAATGAAGGTAAAGAGTATTCTTGTACGCATTATTCGTTGGAAAATGATGCAAGACTTTGGACAATCCAAGATGCAAAGGATGGCGATGTGCTTGCAGATGATGCTAGTGTAATATTGTTTAGAAAGATAGGAAATAAAAAGTATGAAGATGTAGTTGATTATCATTGTGTTGCTGATAGTGGAAAATTTAAAATACAAGAAAAAGATTTTTACTGGGGAAAAACAAACGACGTACCACTGTTGCATCCTGCCACCAAAGAACAGCGCGATACTCTGATGAAAGCAATGGCTGATGCTGGATATATCTTTGACTTTGAGAAAAAAGAGTTGAGGAAGATTGAGCAGAAGTCTACTGATAAGGTTGAACCAAAAGTTGGAGATTGGCTTGTTCACAATGAAAGAAGAAATATTATTAAAGTTGCTAAACCCAGCCCTCTTGATTATAAAGTTGTTGATATTTTAGGGTATCACCATACAATAGCACATACTGCCATCGAGAACAACTATCATCTTTGGAGTATTGCAGATGCAAAGGCTGGTGATGTGCTTGCAGCTGAAGATAAAGATAAGATTTTTATATATAATGGGAAACTTGATTTAAGAGGTAGAGTTTGTGCATATTGTGGAATCTACAAAACTCATGATGGATTACGCTTTACTGAATGTGCTATCGGTAATTATTTTACATATAAAGAGCCTTATCCAGCCACCAAAGAACAGCGTGACCTCTTATTTCAGAAAATGAAAGAAGCAGGATATGAGTGGGATGCTGAGAAGAAAGAATTGAAGAAGATTGAACAAAAGTCCGCTATGGATGAGCAGAACCATGCTTTGAATGACGAGGATATAAGAAGGTACAACTCAATTCTTTCTTCAATAGAATATTGTTCGGAACAATATCCTTGCAAAAAAGAATATGATAAAGATATTAATTGGCTCAAAGACAGAGTACAGCCACAACCAAAGCAAGAATGGAGTGAAGAGGATGAAAGAATGTATAGAGGAATACATAATTTAATTTATTCTACTCCATATTGTAATTCAAGAAAGGAATTTTCTGATTGGCTCGAATCCCTCAAAGGTCTGGTACAGCCAAAGCAAGAGTGGAAGCAAGAAAATACAGGCGAATTAACTGACTTTGAAAATGCAATGATGTACATAGGTGGCTCTTTCTTTGGCCAATATGCAGGATTAGACCCAAATGATACAAATACAATAAAAAAGCAAGCAAACATTCTCTTAGAACTTGTACCAAGTAAAGAATGGAGTGAAGAAGATAAATACAATTTTTCTGATATTGAAGCTATGATTCATACAATGAGAGGTGATGGGCGAAATGCGGATAAATTAATTAATTGGCTCAAAGAACGTATTCAGCCTCAAACCAATATTACTGATGAAGAGCTTGCTCAAGCGAAAAAGGATGCTTATAATGATGCTCTTGACAAAATTGAATATCATAGTAGCGAGCCTACATTTGATGATGGCTGGAGTGCTGCAATAGGGTATTTAAAAAAGAGAAATACATATTAAAGTAAATAAGTAAAATTATGGTAGGATTAGGATTTGTTCAAACTTTTACATTTATCGGATTTATAATAGGTATTCTATTAGGATAATACATTGGTATTAATGACAAAACAAAGTAAACAAATAAGATTTATGTCACAAGAAGATAAAGAACTCCTTTTAAAGGATTTAAGTGCAAGATTGTCTTATCATGTAAAGTGTAAGATATGGCTTAAAGATGGAACAACTGAAGAAGGATTGTTAGATTTAAAGCATAATTATGCGGATGTGCTACTTAATGCATTTTATTACAATAATATTAAAGACATTAAACCATATCTCCGTCCAATGTCAAGTATGACTGAGGAAGAACTAAAGGAATTTTCTGTATTGGGAGTTGGTATACATTTATTTAAAGGACCGTTGATACCTTCCTATGACACTTTAGATTGGCTCAATGCCCATCATTTTGACTATCGCGGATTAATTGAGAAAGGTCTTGCTCTTGAAGCACCAGAAGGAATGTATAAAATTGATTGATTATGATAAAAGAAGCATACTGCAACCCTGAAATTGCAGAATTACTAAAGGAAAAAGGAATGGATAAAGAGTGCTTCACACATTATATCCAAAAGAACAACGGTGACGGGACATCTGAAGCAGTAACCACTTGTACTCAACAAAGGGCTATGCGCTGGTTGAGGGAAGTGCATAATATTCATATCGACATCTGTTCTATTTGGGATGTTATTCATTGGCTTTATCAAGTTTTTGTTATTACTCCCAGAACTGCGCGTAATCCTTATGTAGATAAAATACTGTACACTTCTTATGAACAAGCAGTTGAGGCAGGCATTTTGCATACACTTAAAAATTTGATTTGACTATGAAAGCAAATGAAGCACCAATGAAGATTTATCTTAATCCAAATGCAGTACCACATAACCAAAGTGGAAATTTTTTGTTTATACATAATTCTGAGTTACAGAGTTTATAAAAATTAACATGCCACCTCGCCCTGGTCTTGGATGTATTGAGGATTATACCAATATAGCCCAAGCTCCTAACAGTAGAAGAAAGTTGTTTTTTGATACACTGGAGAAGAAGGGGCTTAGGTGGGATGCAGAGAACAAACAATTAATTCATATAGAACATGGAGAAGGATGATTTTTTAGCAACATACAAGGAAGGTGATGTCATAGTTACAAGAAACTGGATATTCATCTATGCCAGACTCGTAACATCTGAGTTTGGACGTGAAGTCAGACATGCTATAGTGTATCATGCCTTGATAAACAGGCACAATTTATATGATGTAACCACTATCACCAGGACTGGTATAGGATATGTTGAGGGTAGAGATTTTAAACTTGCCAACAACAGGGAGAAGAAATTACTCTTTGATGCATTGGAAAGAAAACATATGAGGTGGAATCCAGAGACGAGGTGTCTGGAAGACACCAGACCTATAGTGGTAATAGAAGCTGAAAGACCAGAAATGCCATTTTAATCATGAACACATATAACCAATATTACGACAGGAATAAAACGTTCGTGGAGAATCTACACGACAGTATTAAGTTAAGAAACTATAAGTTCGGTAAGGACTACATAGAGGTTGACCTGGGAGAATACATCGCATTCTGCCCATTCAAGTTCGAAATTCTTGCTGTATTTGAGAATTTCTTCTATCATTGCGTCACTAGAGAACGCCACCTGTGGGATGCCTATTTCAGCCAAAACTTCTATGGGTGGGGTGACTTAAAGACATTCTACTTCAAGAAATCATCCATGATAACATCCAGGGTGGATTACGTGAATGATAAGATGTGGGAGTTTACATGCTGGCTGAATGTAAGACGATGCCGCATGACACAGCACATGTTTAAGGACAATTATACAGGGGATAATTTCTATCTCTTCCATGATTCATGTAATTACCATTATGAAGATACTACCGACTTAGCAATTCCTATTATCGAGGCTAGTTATGATAAGGTAATAGAGTGCTTTATTAATACTGAAGTATATAAAAATCTTAATCCAACAAAGCTATATGAAGAAAGTGAAATTTAACATCAAATTCAAGGAGAAAATCATGAAGGGTAATGCCAAGGTTTTCTTCAATGACTCACCAGTTAGAATTATCTGCTGGGACAGAGTAGGCGAGTTTCCCATCCTAGGTCTAATGAAGACGGATTCGTGGGCAAATCCAGAAACAGTCATAGAGATTACCAACGATGGTAGAGTTCATATACCACCATCAGACGTATCACATAATAATGGTCTCCATGTACATTATACTGAGCTTCCAGACAGGCTCTATAGGGTTAAGTATTCCGTTATGAGAATGACTGACCAGAGGTGTCTGTGGAAGAAATACGGCTATATGGAGGATGAATCGAAATCCTACTATGAAAACTCCTGCCACTTTGTCAATGATATTGTCCCCAAGTATCTGTTTGAACTCCATGAGGAGCTGAAGAATAGGGGCAACTGGACATATGATGATGACGAGGACTGGAACTTCGATTTCAAGTATAATGACAAAGTTGTGTGCGTCAACAATAAAGGTACTTGGGGTTTTGTTCTAGGTGATATCTACAACGTCGGATTAATCGACCAGGTTCAAAGAGTTATATACATTGACCAAGGAAATGGATGTTCTAAGGTCATGAATTGGTTTGAATTCATTGACAGGTTCAATCATGCCTCAAACACTGACGATGGTGAGAGATATGACTTTACCAAGATGAAGGCATTCACTCCTGTGCTTGCAAGAGACGGAGAGCATAACACATGGTTTCCACACTTCTTCGAGTCATTCCATCCGCAGAACCTTTCGCCCTTCCGCATGATAGACACAAGACATGTTGATTATCTACAGTGTGTGCCATACGAGGGTAACGAAGAGCTTCTGAATACCCAGAAACCCATTCCAGATTATTATAGAGTAAAAAGATAATTACTAATATTTGTTAAAATTTGAGGTATTCTTTGGATATCTCAAATTTTTTATTTATCTTTGCAGCAGAAATTTAAATACAGTATGAATTATAAAGAACTACAGGAGCTTGATAAGGCTGTAAAACGATGGACAGACAGCTTCGATAAACTGAAAGAACTCATCGGAGACAACATCTTCAAACCAGATGTGTATATCTCCACGATGGTTAGGACTGAACCATTCGTAAGAAAGCCAATGAGACTCCTATACCTCTCAGTATCGCACTCATGGCTTACTGATGACATAGTACTCCACTTCATCAATGAAGACAGCCCAGACAAGGTTTTAAACGTCCTGGTGTCAAGGGCATTCGAGGCAAAGGCATTCGGGGATGTGCGTGAGATTGAACAGTTATTCGATTTTTTAATTTCATTATTTAATAACAACCAAATGATTAGTAAAAGTATGGCAAAGGTAAACTACCACAAGAAGGGTACTCTGGTGAGTGCCAAGAAATTCAACGGTGAAACAGTCCTGGGTATCTATCAGCATAGCTACGACGATGGCTCACACTGTATCTCCGATGGTAAGAAACAGTGGTGTATCAATCCCAAGGACTTGCGCCTCGCCAATGAGGAAGAGACCAAGATTATCCAGGAGACCATAATCAAACCACAGCGTGAGGCTGAGAAGAAGGCAAAGGCTGAGGCAGAGGCTGCTGCACGTGCTGAGGCTGCTGCACTGCTCACTGAGGAAGACTTCGAGGAGGCTGCTGAGGAGACTGATGAGGACAATCCTGTTGACCCAGAGGAAGAGTAAACGAACAAGGGTGTCAGACAGTAACGGTAGAACCAAAAACCCAAAAGCAAGTAGAGCCGCATTCCCTGTCACAAGACAGACACGGTAGGATACAAATACGAAAGCAGGGGCCGTAATCCCTATCTGACAACCCTATTTTTTCCAATTATTAATGATAGCAATGTAATGAACATCTTCATTTCCCTGGGTAGCAAACTGTGCAACGGAGTAAGAAACCTGCTCCTTAATGCCATTATGCTGTTCATGGATATTAAGCAAGAGATTTCTATCAATATGCAAGATAAACGTAATACGTGGGATAATATATATGCCACTATGGTAAGACTAGTGGGCAACAACATTGTCTATATCGGTGATAAGGTCAATTGCTATGTCAAGGAAGGTAAGCACTGCTGGCAATATGTTACAGTTGAGAAGGTAAGATGTATCTACCACTTTAACGGACTAGATGACAAGCCCACAGAACAAATCTGGGTCACTGTCAACGACGGTCACGTAACCACCAAGACTGTAGCAATACCAAGAGAGTCCTACGGAATAGATACCGACATTATGGACGTTGCTGAGGTGTTCCAGAAAATTATTGAACTCTTCACAGAACTACCTCCAAGACACGAGACACCAGCAGAGAGATTAGGACTCCCTGCACACTCTTCCGTAAAGACTGATGAGGAATTTGCAAACGAAGCATTGGAATAAACTATGTGTTGGGTTGGATATATGAAAGACAGAAGATGTGCCTTAGAGGATGTCACTGTCTATAAGATACTAGAAAAGAGATATAGTCATGGAGACCATTTCGACGGTTTATTCTCTCCTGTGCGTCGTGTGAAATACGAGATTGGTGAAACATATGAACCTAATTTTGCCGTTAGACCACAGTACGATTATAAAAATGATAGCTGTTCAATAGGCATAGGTCTGCATTGCTACAGCGAGGATAATCAAATCGTTGTGAGTAATGATGGAGATATTACGGTCATTGGAGGTACTAGGTATGGTCGTTTCGGTGATGCCATCATACCTATCATAGTAAGATGCATAATCCCGAAGGTAACAATCTACTACATCAATTCACGTGGAGAGATTGTAACCGAAAAACTGACTCTCGTATGCAGAATGAAGGCAGAATATGCAACATGGAGTGATGATAGACGTTTCAAGGATTTAAAAGTATATAAGAAATAGCACAAACATAAAATAATTAAAACAACATGAAATTTATTTCGTTTATCGTAACGTGTGGAGGTGACGCTGGATGGCGTTTCTCCAATGGTGATGAGTGGCAGTCAAGCCCAGGACAGTTGCTGTTTGATGCTGACATCTGGACTCCAGAGAAAATTAAGGATGCTGTCAACGACATCTGGTTCAAGTATTTCACTGGTAGGGAAGGTCCTACCCTCTGTGATAAGATGAATGCAGGCTACGCCCTGCTTATCCCCTTCATCAATAAGAATGAGGGTGTCTACGTCAACGACGCATTTCCTGGTGACAGATGGGGCTGCAAGCTTGGATTCGGAAAGGCTAGCAAGAACAAACGCATCAAGCCAAGTGGCAAGGATATTGTTGTTCCTTGGGAGCTGAAAGGTAGTGGACGTTGCAACTACTCTGAGAAGTATGACAAGTGGTGCAACAGATAAAAAACGTTAAAAGTGAGGATAATACTTGTTATCCTCATTTTTTTTATATATCTTTGCCATATGAATAATACTGTATTTGACCTCATAGAAAACCAAAGTGACAGGGTGTTCTACCAGTTAGCATATAAACAATGCAAGAAAGCTGGCTATAAATACTTCAAGGCTTTCAGAACATTGACGCTTGCACTTGTCAGATGTCAAGACGGTGGGTGGTGTCATTTGTCGCAGTATGCTTCATCACTTAAGTCTTATTGGGCAGATTCATATCGTTTGACAAACCCAGATAAAACAATACCAGATATGGTGCTTTCGATTTATGAAGCCAACCTTCAAAGGATACAAGAAAGAAACGAAAATGTAATTTTCTAATATATGATTACAAAGATTCTTAGACCCAAGCGAGGTGACAACACCACTCAAGGATGGCGCACCACCAGGATTGGATTTAAATTAATTGATATATGGACATACTGAAATTTAGAATACCATTGGTCGTTATGCTACCCAGACCAATCATAAAGAATTCATATTCAACATACGATGTCAATATGGATGAGCTTGACTTCAACTCCATATTGCCAATAGACATTGATAGACTGGATGGTCAATATGACTGGATAGATGCCTGGAGGGATACTGACTATGACAAGAAAATGGGTGGATTCAATAACAAGGATATACTTATGGAAGTTGTCTATGACAAGGGCAACTACATGGTTACACTGGTTAGTGAGAAGCCATTCAGCACCATTGTAGTAAACCATCCCTACTACTCAAGCGATGTAAGGAAAATAACACTTAAGGAAGCCGTCGTTGATTTCCTAGAAGGCTGTATTTCAGATGGTATTGGCGAGAATCCGATAGGACATGCCATGTACCAAAGTGAATTATGTGAGGTGTGGCTTGGCAATTTAATAGAAATGTAATACAATTCACTATGACAAATATTTGTACATCAATAGAACAGTCCGAGAGATTGATAGAGCTAGGATTGGATGTTAATACTGCGGATATGTATAATGTACCTTATTTTGGTAGCAATGAATGTAGGTACTGTATATCTCAGCCTATGACTGCACCTAATTGTAGTCCAGCCTGGAGTCTTGTAGCATTATTAAAATTAATGCCAAATTTTAATATATTTAAACGAACAATTGAATATAAAATAGAAACTACTAATCATTCAATAGATAAAGCCTGTGAGCCAATTGATGCTGCATTTGAAATGGTTTGTTGGTTACTAGAAAATAAGAAATTATGAAAGCATTCACCGATTTAGAACAAAGCAAGAAGTTGGCAGAGTTCCTTCCTCTTGAAAGTGCGGATATGTATTTTGAGAAGGGAATAGGAGACAACTACAAGGAGGCATTTGGAAATTTGGCCGATATGCAGATTGCTGAAATTATGCTAGGGATTAAGACAATTCCTTGTTGGAGTCTTGCAGCGTTGTACAGCATTTTACCTAATAACGAAAAAGAATCAACAACTTTGTCAAGAGGAGGTTGGAGAATAGAGCCAATTGAATATATTGATAATTGGTGGTGCGAGTACGAAGATGATAGTCACAGTGAAGATTTTACAGTGTCAGCAGACAATCCTGTTGATGCTTGTGTGGCTATGATTATTAAATTACACGAACAAAAATTATTATAAATATGTTTGAATATTTTACAGAAGATGCGATTATAGGCATCGGTGCTATTAGTCTAAGTATATTATTTTTTGTTGTCATATGTATTGGCGCAAGAGAAGAGTTAAAATATGGAGGCTTTGACAGATTACCTCCTTATTAAATTACACTAATTAAATTTATTGTGATTATGAAAAAAGAAGATAAAGAATTACTACTCAAAGACCTCTGTGCAAGGTTGCAGTGTGGGGTGAAAGTATATAATACGACATTTAAAGAGCCAACAATAATGACACTATATGGAAAAGCATCTAGCGATGTGTTTTTGATGGAAGAAACCTATACTAGTGTTGGCGTTGATGGCGATGACTTCGGTTTCTTTAACAAAAGACATTACACTGGGTGTGTTGATTTTATTAAACCTTTTCTCCGTCCAATGTCTTCTATGACAGAGGAAGAGGCAAAGGAGATTGCTATTTTACATGATATTAAAGATATTTTATCAATAAAAATAACTGACGAATATATAGAAGTTGTAGTTGATGATGGTTTTTGTAGTACTGAGATAAGAATGATTTGGTATGATGAGATAATTTCATCAATCAAAATCTTTGATTGGCTTAACAAACATCACTTTGATTATAGAGGATTAATCGAAAAAGGGCTTGCTCTTGAAGCCCCAGAAGGAATGTATAATGTATAAAGCTATACAAATATGGAAGCACCAGAGAAGATTTTTCTACACCCCGATATTAGTGGTAGAGAGTTTATTAGACCTTGGTTGAAAAGAAGAGCAAACCAAGATAGTGTTGAGTACACTAGAACTGATGCCTTTATTGAGAAGGCTTGCGAGTGGTTTAAAAATAATTGGATAGAATATGTCAATACAGACAAGGATGGCGTTGTCTGCTTTGGTCATTGGGAAAAGGACTTTAAAAACTATATGAAAGGAGAATAATGGTTATAGATGACGAAGAAGACTACAATGATGGATGGAGAAACTGGAATCCAAGAGACCTCATCGGAGACGATGAAGACACCGACAGATAAGAAACAAGAACAGCATAAACCCCAGCCTAAACCAAAATTCAAGATTGGTATAGTTGGCTCGTCACCAGATGGTGACAGATTGTTCTGTGTCTATAAGTATGCAGGCAAGATGCTTATACGAGGCTATTACGACTTCGTTAAGAGCAAGTTCGTCCTGCTGACATTCCAGCCCAATAACATACAGGAAGACCATACACCAGAGTTCGTCCTAAAGTCATTTGCACATGACCTCATGGATGAATTCGACTGGGAGTTCACAGACCTTAACAGGATATTGGGTCTCCTTAAACATGGCATCGACATTAACAAGAAGAAGAAAAAGAAGAATGAGAAAGCAAACAAACCAAAAGCCAAGCTATAAATATGGCGAGAAGATAAGGACTAAGGACATTCTAAGAAGGTTGAAAAGAAAAGGAGACCTCAAAGAATATGTGAGAATGAAATATTTCCTCAAACTGGCAAACATTATAGGAAATGCCAAACTTGGGTATGTCTCATATGGATTAACACTTGGCTTCGTGGAAGAAGCAAGCGATAACTTCGTGAAGATGCTTAAGATAGGATTCGGCTATAGTCTGGATGGAGAAACAGTTGATGGGCTAACAAAAGATGACATAAGGATATTAAATAAATGTATGCTGTTCAAAGTACCAGTGATGGCATTAATTAACATTGACACAAAGCAAATACAGAGTGTAATCTCTAAGATACCAGACTATAAGATTGATAGACAGGTTAGGGAGGCTCAATGGCTGCATTAAAAAAAGAGTTAAAGATAATTAAATAATTTGGTTATCTCAGATTTTTTAGTTATCTTTGCAGCAAAATATTGTATACTATGTGTTGGTACGGAAAGCGAAGTGATAAGAAAGTTGCCAAGACTAATATTGAAGTTCAAAAGGTCTTGATGATGTGTGATAAGGACGTTGATAGATTCTTGTCACCATATAGATATGAGGTCTATACCGCCAATGAAGAAAAAAAACATGCCATAGTGGTAAGGGATGACATCGTTGACGAATCGAAAGAAGAACCCATACGCATAGACATCGGGCTGCATTCGTATTCCAGGAAGTGTAAGATGCGTAAACCAATACCAAAGGCCCTCCAGACAAACTACCTCATAGTGTACCCTAAGAATTACAACTATCAAAGTAAGCTATTCGGTAACACACACACATACTCTGAACGTATTATATACAGTTTGCGTAGAATGCCAGTCATGGTGAAAGCCATCATACCGAAGGGTACAACCTACTACGAAAATAGCAAGGGAGAGATTGTATCAGATAAATTAATCATTACAAATAAGATATTATAACCATGTGTTGGATAGGAAAAGTAGAACATAAACACGTAGCAAAGGAAAACATCGAGGTTCGCAAGATACTCCTTAAAGAAAGAAAGGAATTGTTTGATAATCCCTCCTTTGTATCACCATACCAGTTCATGAAGTATGGAATTGGTATTGGTTACGTAACCAAAATAAACCCTCTTCATGCTTTTCCACCATCTGGTCAATCATATATAACGATAAATGCAGGACTACATTGCTATAGCCCAAGTAAGTGCAGGTTTTCGAAACGTGAAAACTTCCAAGGAGAAACAAGTCTAATCACTGTTTACCTATACAGTGAAATCAAAAACCTCGCAGTCCAAGCCAGAAATACAATCTGCTTCCCAGCCGATATGTATCACTATCCTGTGCTTATGAAAGCCATCATACCAAAGGGTACGACCTATTATGAGAACGATAGTGGTGAGATTGTATCAGAGAAATTAATTGTAAAAGAAATCGATAATAAATTATAACATTATAACATATGAAGACATTAGACAAGAAACAAGTTATTAAACTTATCTATGATGCCCTCATGAAGAGAGGGAAGGTGACTGAAAAGGCAGACATCATGGGCGTTGACCCGATGGAAACCAAAGTGTATACCAAACGCCTACAGATTAACGAGGATATGGGTTCTGTGGAACTGGTCTACGTCAGCCTCACAAGTGACGACAAGGACTTCATGGATGCATCACCTAACCATGTGAGAATCAACACCAAGAACACCTACGATACCTGGGTCAACATCTGGGCAACAGAAGCTGACGATGAAACTCTGGAGGCAATAGCCACAGCAGTACTATGCTAGTTCTAAATGATAAGGATAAACAGGTAGTTGTAAGAGCTAAGAGACTCGGAATCATGCCCAAACTCTACTTTGTATTTGCAGGATATGAATGCACATATATCAAACTCTGTGGATGGCATAGCGTTGAAAATGGAGCAGCACAGGACTTTGCACTTAGGAAACTTATCTGTAATCTGAATTTCTGTATGAGCGATGCTGAGTTTGTGGAGCGTGTAAATAACCTTATGAGGGTACAAACATGCCCTATACCAAAAATACCTTGTATTAAAGTGAAATACAGTTAAGACTATGTGTTGGACAGGAAAGATAACTGATAAACATATTGCAACAGCAGGAGACATGCCAGTCTATAAGGTTATCCTCATTAATGGCAATGACCTATTATCTCCATATAGGGATATGCCATACATTGAGAATATGCTCTATACCAAGGATATTAAACCCGAAATTGGTATGGACGACGAAATCAGAATAGAGGCAGGACTGCATTGCTATAGCGGCTCTTGTACGGTGAAGATGAAAAATGCCTACAACGATAAATATATCAACGATAAATATATCATCGTAGACACGAAACGACACTTCAGAGGGTACTACGAGTCATTTAGGGGTGATACTGATAACAGAATCGTGGCGGTCTTTAGAGGCGTTATCCCAAAGGGTACGGTATACTATGAGAATGAACATGGTGAAATAGTCTCAGAGGGGCTTAAAATCCTTCATAGACTGGATGTACCCTATTTCGATTTTAAACCATTCAGAGATTTAAAACCCTATAATACACAGGAGTAATATGTGTTGGTACGGAAAACTCTTGTCAAAACAAGTAGCAGAGGATGATATACACTGTAAGAAAGTTATAGCGTATAATCCCTCTCATGAGTATTATTGCCCCTACTATGTAAGACATAAGGATATAAAGAAGTATGAGTTCGGAGAAACCTATACCTCTGACATAGAGGTTAAGAATATCCGCATGCACTCCGATAACTTACAACACTGTACCATAGACAAGGGAATACACTGCTTCGACTGGGACGTTGAATTCGAACAAAGCACAGTGGACGGAAAGGCATTCATTGCCAGACTAATCAACTATGCCAGCCCAATGTATTTCTGGTACGATAGAATGGTACAGAGATACCCAATACTGGTGCATTGCATCATCCCAGCAGGAGCAACCTACTATAGGAACGACTACGGGGAGATTGTAACAGATAAACTACAAATTGTAGGAAGAATAAGATTAACAGATAAACCAGACAATTATGACTGATATCGAATTCGCATCATGCGACCTTGAACACATTGACGAAATCCTTGCACAGAACGCTCCAAGGAAATTCTATGAGCTGAAATATGACGATAGCGTGTACGCTGTGGTTGTATCTCTCGAAAGATGGCATTGCTTCTTCTCCAAGTATGAGTTCCATGCTAAGGGACTGGAACAAGCAAGACAGACATCCAGCTCCAAGGCAAGACTCTATAACCTCTACTTCGATGACCCAAGACCAGTATTCCAAAGAAGAGGCATACAGGTCGATAAGAATAGAACAAGCGTCATTAAGTCAAAAAAATTACAGAAGAAATCAGCATACCTCGTTATCTATGCTACAACACTGGAAGAATGCGTTAAACGTGCTGAGGATATGCTACATATGCCCATAGAGGATAAACTCCAATGGGTGAGAACAACGTAACATCATGGCAGAATATAATACCCTAAAGGAAGCAGTAAGACAAAGAAAAAAAGATACCATCATAAAGGTCAAGAAACTAGGGGAAATGACAACACTATACAAGATTCTAGCCAAGATAGAGGAAAGAATTAGAATCAACCCCTGGGATAAAGCCTATGCCATAAGTAACCAAGTGTCACCATACGACATGGTATTAATGGCAATATGCTCCATGAACGAACCCAGACTGAGAGGATACTTCACAGCGTGGAAAAGAATCATCAACGAAGAGAAAAAGAAACAAAGATAAAATAACAATATATGAATGAGGAAACATTAATGGAAAAGATATCCAATAAAAATCCAAATGGACATAATTCACTGGATAGGGATATCATACTACTGCACATAATAGAAATACTTGACTATGCAGCATATATCACTGGCGTTGACGGAATAGAGGCAATCGAAATGAAACCAGAAGAAATGGGATATAGACTCTATATCACTGGTCTCAAAATCGAAGACGCACAACCCATGATACATGTCAAACATATTAAACATATTGAAGTGCCAGACTCGTTCACCAATAAGAAAGAAAAGGTACTACTCACTCCAGATATGGACATCTGGGTCAACGGAACAACACTAGATGCCGAAATGCTCATGCAAGGCATGGATAAACTCTATGCACAACTGCGTGAAGCTAAAAAACTAGAACTGCTAGAACTAATCTACAATAAAACAGTAAGAGGAGAATATAAAACAGTAACAGATGCTACAGTATACGCAGATAAGAGACAAGCCTGTAAGGACGCAATAGCATTCAGAAAAAAAATACCCTGCAAGTTCAAGTTCACATCAGTTGGAAAAGACGTACAACTACAACAACTACGACTCGAACATAAAATGACTGACCTGGAATTCGCAGAATCAGCACTGGAAGAAACATAAACATATCATACTATACAATATGGAAGTAAATTCAGCTAACTACCAGAAAGTCGATGTCATAAAAGCTAAAGAAGCTATGACAAGACTAAGAAACCTATCCATACTAATGAAACTGGTGTTCCAATCACCTTCCGAAATTATGCTGGATAGAAAATGCACACTCGATGAAGCACTGGAACAACAAGATAAGGCTTATAACTATGTAAGAAAATACGGAGTCCTACACTCAAAAGATGCAGTGGAAAAAGCAAAACCAATCATAGACCAACTGCTCTTTGATATTGTACAAGAAGAAGAAAAACAAAAAGAAAGACAATATGGACACTAAACTACCACCAATACAAAAGCCAAGAATAGTACCAGCAGATAAAGAAGAAACTGCTAAACTATTAATGACCTGGGCGAAAAGAAATGGTAAATTACATACATTTAAAATAGCTACATACCTCATGATGGAAATAAGAGTCAAAGACGGACTCCAACCCTCCATCAATGATGTCATACATAATTTCTATCAGTCTACACAAACCGAAATAGAATTCGTAAGAACAATGGAAATATGGAAAAGATTCATACAAGAAAATGGAAATACATGGAGACAAATCCAAATACATAAACATCCAAATACCTACGTAAATAACTGATTAATAGACAGTTACAAATACACGTAACGTAAAGCCAAATATATACAAAATTTTTGAGAATTATTTAGTTGTAAGTGCTTGATTATGAATGGGTTAGAGATAGTGAGAATTCTTGAATTTTTTTGGTATTTCTCGGTGTGTTCCTATGCATATCTCTTAGAGTGTGTGCGTGAAAAATTCTGGGAAGGGAAGAGAAAGTTAGGGTGTTGGTAACAACCTCACTCAACACTATAATAATGGACAGTGAAAGAACTAGTAAATAGACGTAAAAAAAATTAGAAATAAGTGTGAAAAAACTGTGTCTTCAGTGTATCGTTGAAAAATTTTAAACAAAATAAAATATGAAATTGAAATTTAGGAACAATGATAGGTTGGTATATAATTTGACCGTTGTGTATCATTATCTATGTTTCAGTGAGAGACATTGGATTGAGTTTGATGACAGTTCTAAGTTCCAGTCTTACATGGAGGAGTGTCATCCTGGTATCTCATGTGACAAGGTGAGGGAGTTGTTTGCCAAGAAGTATGATGAGCTTATGGCTTTGACTGACGATGAGAATTATGATGAGTCAAAGAAGATTACTCAAGTTCATTGTTGTCTTTGTGGTGAAGAATTATTTGTTTGCACATATGGTACTGGTGTAATGGAGAAGTTGTGTGCTTACAAGGAGGCTAGTGACAAGGTTAACGAGGGTTACATCAAGACTGTGCTTAGTCACAACTGGAGTTTCAAGCAGGAGGGCAACAACATAGTTGTTAGGTATTGGTATGACCCAGAGGACACTAATGCTATGGTATATAAGATTCACATCTTCAAGGACAAGGTGTTATTGACTAGGGATGGTAAGAAGCCAACGTCTGTGATTGTGAGTGATAAATTCTATGTGCATTATGAGGGTGAAAAAAAGCCAGAATAATTTGGAATTCTGAGATTTTTTTTATATCTTTGCACATATATTATAATATTGTATTAGATGTCGAAGAAAATAAATGTAATAGCCCCAGGTATTGCCAGAGGTAATTTAGTCTCCTTGTTCAAGCAGTATGTGACCAGGAGGGTAAATGAAGAGCGTGCTTATTGGGCAAGTGTTGGTCGTTGTCTTGGTGGCAGGCACAGCTTAGCTTATCTAATGGACTTGGATGAGGATGATGACTATGATGCTGAAATGGAGAAGCTTCGTCAGTATTACAATGGTATGTCGGATGAAGATGACTACTATGTTGATGATGATGGTTGTATTGTATATCCTCCTTCTAGGAGTCACAGTGCAACTGAGTATGACGAAGACGAGTATTTCCGTAACTTGAACAAGCTCAACAGCAAGGGCAAGTATAAGCACAGGAAGAATCGTGGGCATCGTGGTGGTAAAAAAGCCAAGGTGATTGACATTAACACACCATACAGTGGTAATGAGGATGACCCATTCATGGATGAGTCTGAGATTGGTACTGGTAAGATTTACTTCTATCCGAACTATGAGGACAAGTATGACAGGATTGAATTTGATTCTCTGATAGAGTTCGATAAGTATTGCCAGGAGGAAGGATATCTTGTGCCCCCATATGTTGGTGAGGTGATTGCCTATAAGCCAGTTAGTCACTGTTGCTTGAATCCTTATGCCAAGGAGCATGGTGTCTTAGAGATTATGGCTGAAGAGAGTTATGCCGACATGTTATTTGAGGCGGCTGATGAAACAAGTGGAAGTGTAACAGAGATTTAAAGTATATGGGAAATATTAGTAAGGAGAAACTGTGGGCATTATTTAGACTCTACTTGATTAGGAAGGAAGAGGAAGAGCATTCTTATACTCCTCCTAGTTATTGTGGGTTTAGGTGTGGAGGTATTGGTACTAAGTCGGATTATGGCACGTACAATGGTATTATCTACTTCTACGAGTGGAGTGACATGAACAGAGCACCAATTATGTTCTATAGTGTGACAGCATTTGATGACTACATGAAGAGGTGTAATATCTTTATGCCTCCATTCCAGAGGGACATGATTAGAAATCTTGACCATGCGTATGTAACGTGTAAGAAGGGCAAGAGTGAGCTATTGATTAGAGGCACACGTCCTGGATTGTTGGAGGCGTTGGTAAGGGAGGATGCTCCTGGAGTGTCGGTGCATGACTTACCTCCATTACCAGAGAAGGATGGACAGCTGAGGCTTCCTTATCCAGTAGCATGCACATACCCACCCAGCGCAAGCAGAGTGCCACCGATGTATAACTATCATGGCAATCCAGAAGAGTGGATAGGTTAGACTTAAAAAAGTACAATGGATACTATACCAGTTGGGATTCGTTAATTCGAGTCCCATTTTTTTTTTATATGTATGAGATTGTGTATGGATATAAAAAAAATGGTGACGATTACTAGTCGTCACCACTTATGGGTTTAATGTCTATTACATTGTCTTTACCGTACTCCTTGATGAGGAGCTTCACTATACCAGGGACTTCACTTTCCTTCAGCTTACGAGCACTGTTGACGTTGGTGGTCGTCACAGGACTACCATAGATATCTGTACGCCTATAGTAGGTGTGTTTATGCCCGTTGAGGGTAAACTCTAAGATGACCTTCTTCATGTGAAGTATACTATCAATTCCTTAGTTTCTTCTGGGAAGTGGAACTGAAGGTGTTCCAGCTCAGCCTTGGCGAACCAGTCGTTGCTATAGCACTTTGCGTTGCCCATCTTGTCTGTGAGCTTGACCTCACCTGTTACACCGTCGTAGGACTCCAGGAACTTGTTCTCATCCCTATGCTTTAAAATTACTGCCATACTATAATACTTTTACAGTTAGACTTAAATAAGTACAACCAGGACTATTATAGCCCTGGATTAATAACTACCATCTGTCTGAGCATACAATAGCTCTGGATACTTCTCGTGGTCGTACATCATAGGATTCTTGAGGGTCTTCACTTCTGAATTACAGTAGAAGCCTCCATCCCTCACATAGGCTTCGTTCCTGTTGGTGGTAAATGTCACCTCACCCGTGAGTTTGTCAATGTTCTTGACCCACATGTCGGGTTTACCAGGCTGTTTAATGATAATTCTTGGCATATTCTATTTTACTTTACTAGTTGATTAATACTAAACAGTGCAAAGATATACATTTTTTTTCAGAATACCAAATTTTTAACAGTCTTTATGAATTCCTGGATGTCGTGTCTGAAGCAGAACTGTGGGTCGGTGAAGACCATCACCAGGAAGAACACCACTAGAGCTATAAGCAGGTATGCGACCATCTTGAATGCGGCAGCATCCAGCTCCTCTTCAGTTACTGTGCCAGACTCCCTGGCAGCTTCTACAATCTTCTGTGCTAGTAATAATGCAATCATATGGTTTGATATCGATTAGACTTAAAAAAGTACACTGGGTGCTATAGCATTTTCACTCGACTCCCAGGAGTCTCCACAGTCGTTGGAGCAGTCCTGGTCGTGGCAAATAGCTCCTGTATAGGTTGCACCACTCCTGGAACCACCATTTCTCTGTGTCATCTGGGTCAACGCCATTGAGTCTAGCCCACATCCTATTGAGCTTGGTATCTTTTTTTCGCTTCAGCTCCATGAAGACCAAGGCGACGGACAGTAGCAGGGCGATGACGACGCACACGAGAGCTAACGTTACTGTGCCCATGTACGCCCTCCTCCTCTATTACGCCACATGTTGTATACTGCAACAATCAGTATGGCGAGACCTATACATTTTAATACCGTTATAACATCCATAGTTTATATTGCTTTATAGTACTTAAAAAAGTACACTTGGGTTATTATTAATCACATGTCTACCTTAGGCGCACAGTGAGGCGCATGAGATAGTTGCATCGTCTATCCCACACGCCTTTAAACTGTATCCAAAGATATGCTGGAGGTTATCCACAAGCTCCAGAAGGCTCTTACTTAACCTGTTGACTGGCAAAGAATATCCAGTTGTTCTCCGTGTCTACGAGTTCATTGTTGAGGCAATTCTGAAATACCTCCAAGTCTTCCCAGACCTTACACTTGGGACTCTTGGTGGCAATTTCAATTAACTCCTCATCCGTCTTGTTTATTAGCTCTCTCCTGCGATAATCATCAACAGGGAAAGACAGAACCATTACTTTCAAATCTCTAATAGGTATTATCATACGCCTTATATATTTGTTATCTGGGTGCAAAAGTAAGCAAAAAATCTGGAATAACCAAATTTTTGGATGTTTATTTTTCAATTATTTTATTTCACCTTATTATATATGCGTGTGCGCATGATGATAAAAATTTTAGTTAAAAAGTATTAATTTATTTGGTAGTATCATTTATTTTGTCTAATTTTGCAGCGTCTAACAAAAACATTTAGGAAATATGAATAGAGAAGATTTTTACAAAGATGGCAACAAGGTGCTGACCGATGAGGAATATGCAATCCTTAGCCAAGCGCACGATGATGCCGAAGATGCTCTTAACGATATTGCATCAAGCATCAGAGAAAGCATTGAGGGCGTGATGGAACGCCTCTATCAGAGACGAACATCCACAGAACTTATCACTCGTAGTTTCACCATCATTAATCGCTTTGGTGACATTACAATCCGTCACAATGACGAAGATTTTGATGGTGCGGGTGAAATCTCTCTCGACGACATTTGCATGGTCGATAAGTTAATGGACATTCTTTCAGAAATAATTTAGCTTTGGCATCATTATGGTACAAATAATTAGAGTTTATCAGAATGACGATAAGGATGCGTCTATGAACATCAGTGTTATGGTGTGTTCTTCTATCAATGCAGCTAAGGAAATTATCCTAAATATCATCAATATGGATTTTGATGGTAAATGGACAAATCTTACTGATGCAGCATCAGAATTGAATAATGACCTTCAAGCCTGTGAGTGGGATGAAAAATCATTCAAGTGGTTTGATAATGGTCAAAGCGATACCTATACCATTGGCAGAGTGGATGTAAGAGAGGTGAACACCCAGTTTCAAGATTTTGCCACAATTTAAATAGCAATTGATTATGGAGAAAGAAAAAATCATGTTGGCTACAGGCGAATGTGTCGAGGCTGACAAGTTATATTACCAGTCTAACAGGGTCTTAATGGACTCTTATAAGAAAGCACTGGAAGAGGGCAGGGATGCGGATGCCAAAGAGATTCTGCACTACATTCTCAACAGGTTTGAATACGATTCCTGTCAAAAGGCAGGTGAGTCTAAGGACGAGTTATTTGCTCGGCAGTTTGGCAACTTTGTCAATGGTAAGATGGGCAGTGCTAAGGCTGTGGCAGCAAAGATGTCCTGTGAGCATCGTTACTTGCAGAACGAAATGTTTCACGTCTGCTTAGAGTACATCAAGATTCTTGCAGATAATGCCTCTAAAGGATATTACGACCCCCGCAACAGATATGCGGCAGAGACCAGTAAGAAGATTATTGATATGTTCAAAGAAACCAATTATCCCTATTAGACTATGGAAGGAATTACGATTGACCAATTAGCTGCAATGTGTCTCAAAATGAGTGCAGCAGGATTAGGTAAGAAAAAGATTATCATGTCATCTGATGACGAGGGCAATGAGTATCACCAAGCATGGAACGGTTTGCAGGATGGCTCAGAGTTAATAGGCTTCATTTGCTATAATCAGATGTGTAACTGCTCTACCAGTGACCCATCAGACTATGTATTTTTGACTTAGATGTTTTTGTTTCCATATTAAATGATTTGTTTTTTGGATGGGGTGCATTTGTGAAAATGTGCCCCATTTGTGTGAACAAACGTTAAATCTTTATATTGTCCTATAAGTTTTTACGAAAATATTTGGTAGTTTCGATTTTTTTGTCTAATTTTGCAGCGTGAAACCAAAGGATAGTCCTGCGGTAGCCTAACAAAAACATTAAGATTATGGCAGCAAATATTGAAAACAGAAACGGAGTTTACTCCTTTGTAGAGAACAAGAAAAGCGGTCTGGCATGGCACAGCCTCGGACAGCAGGTAGATGGCGCAATGCACGTTGATGAGGCGTTAAAACTCTCTCATGCAGACTATAACGTGATGATGCAGCCCGTCATGGTTCTGACCCCAGAGGTGCAAGACAAGATTTTGAATGGTGGCATTGATGCTGATACATTGCTCTCTCTGGTTATCCCCAACACTATGGCTACGGTACGCACTGACCTCAATCAGTCTCTGGGCGTGGTATCTGATTCCTACGGCATTGTCCAGAATAGCGATGCTTTCAAGTTCGTAGACCTGTTGGTCTCTGGTAAGAACACAGACAGGGACAATACACCTGTTATCGAAACCGCTGGTGTCTTAGGTCGTGGTGAGCGTGTGTTCGTTACCGCTAAGTTCCCAAAGCAGATAGTCTTAGATGCCAGACGTGATGATTTGGTAGATATGTACGCCTGCTTCACCACCTCTCATGACGGTACAGGTTCTGTACGATGTGTTATCACCCCGATTCGTGTGGTGTGCAACAACACTCTCAATCTCGCTATGCACAACAATATCGGGCGTATCTCTTTCCGTCACAGTCGTAACGTGATGTCTCGCCTCGACTTGTTGCAGGAGGAAAATGCGGAGTTCGCATACAAGACCCTCAATCTCTACGAGGTGTACGCATCTGGTCTGAAAGAGCAGTTTGAGCATCTGCGTAACATTCGCCTCTCTGAAAAGGAGTTGGATAACATCTTGGCTGATGTGCTTCTCTCTCCAGAGGCTGCAAAGGTGTTCCATGAGACAGGCGATATTGAGTCTGAGGGCATCAAGACTCGTGGACGTAACCTGTTCCTCAACGTGAAGAACGCTATGGAGTCTGGCATCGGGCAGGACATTCAAGAGGCAGGCACAGGTATGTGGTTCATCAACGGTCTCACCACCTATTTCCAGAACGAGGCTAATTTCTCGAATGAGGAAATCAAGTTCGATAGCCTCATGGGTGGTAACGCCTACAACAAAATCCAGAAAGCACAGGAAATGCTTCTGTCGGTTGCATAAACCCTCTCTGGAAGCCTCACAGATAGTGGGGCTTCCTCTTATCCACTAACATAAAATAAACGCTCTATGGCAAAGAATAAGAAGAAATATAAGATTCGCATCTACGTCACTGACTGGTATGAGAAGCCTATTAGCAATTTCATTAATATACTTATCAGATTGGGCGTTTTACGCCTCCAGAACTCATTCGACGGTAAGAATGGTATACTAGCCATCTACGACGTTATTTGCAGCTCACAGGCGATTTTAGAACTATCTGGGATGGGCGTTAAGTATTTCCCACTTGATAACTATGGGGACTTTGTTATCGCCTGTCCCAATTGCGGTGAAAGAATTGATGATGATATGATTCTTACCACCTACGACGAAAACCTATTGTCTGGTTACAATATCTGCTGTGGTAGGGATGATTGTGGTACACAGATGGCACAGGTAGAGTTTAATCCACAGGAATAGGTATAAGGGGTGCAAAGGTGTATGTATAGGTTCGATTCCTATTTTAGCTGGCGCTGGCTTTCCATAGCCACACCCCTTTTTCATAAAGATACAGGGTGATATCAATTTGGCTTCACCCTGTTTTTATTATCTTTTGTAAAGAAACCAGAAAAGTTTATATAGGACAATAAGATTTTTCCAAAAAAATTTGGTAGTTTCGATTTTTTTGTCTAATTTTGCACCGTCAAACATTAATAACAACTTAAACATTTAGATTATGGAACAGAAATTTTCTTATGGTAAGGAACTGAGAAACTTGGGTATCTCCTACTTAGGTAGTGTAGCCCAGAGTGCTAAGATGAAGTTATCTTATAAGAACGGTACTATGACGTACTGCCTTTATCTCGCCCCTGCGGATATGTCTGGGCACAATGTTTGCCCTAACAGCCAGTATTGCAAGGCATTCTGTCTTAATGGTTCTGGTCACAATAAGGCTTCTCAACTTGAACAAGTGGATAAGGGAGGTGATGTGTTGGATTCGTTTGTTAACCGTTCACGCATCAAGAAAACCAAGTTATTCTATGATGATAGGGCATTGTTCATGTCCCTGCTGATTCACGAACTTAGACGTTATCAGAACAGAGCCAACCGTCTCGGCATGGAGTTTTCTGTACGTCTCAACGGAACAAGCGACCTGTCACCAGTGCTTTTTAAAGACCCAGAGACAGGACTTAATCTCTTAGAGTTGTTTCCCAATGTTCAATTCTATGACTATACCAAAGTGCCCTCTCGCATTAAGCTGATGCAGCAGTATAGCAACTATGACCTTACTCTTAGCTACAATGGCTATAATTGGGATGATTGCGAGAAGTTCTTGAACGCTGGCGGTAAGGTGGCTGTAGTGTTCTTTAGCGACAAGTTGCCTAAGAGTTTTCATGGCTACCCTATCTGTGACGGTAACACCTATGATATGCGTTATCTCGACCCTGCAAAGCATATTGTGGGTTTGCACTATCACAAGACTGCCAATGACTACTACATTGACGAAAAGGACGGTAAGCGCAAGTTTAGAGTGCCAGATACACCATTTGTGGTTAAGGTGAACAATGAGTTTGTAGACTGGGTATTTTGACCCAGTTTACACTCTTTAACACTGAAAATTTGGTTATCTCAGATATTTTGTCTAATTTTGCACCATCAAACAACAATTAAATAATAAGAGTTATGGAAAAGAAAAATTTCTACGGTGAGACAAAGAACCTGCACAAGCAGATTGTTGCAGAGATTTTAGCCCTCATGGTTAATCACAAAAAGGCAGTGGTTGACCTTGCAGGTAGCCAAGCCCCTCATGCCTTTATTATCGGCGTACCAGATTTCGATTGGGACGTTGACTACATGGAGGCAGAAGTTCTGAAAGTGATTCTGGAGGACGGTAAGATTAAGTTTGATATTAATTGGAATATCGACAGCGATGAATATCTGGAGCAGTGCCCCAATGAGAATGATGATATTGGCGACCTCTACACAGACGTTGATGCCAACGATTTCGAGCGACTGATACCATGTGCAGGACTCAGCAGTGTGTACGAAGCAGTCTGGGAGTATCTTACCTGTGGCTACAAGGGCGACAATGACGAAGATTTAAAGTAATAACATATAAATTTATAAGATTATGAGTAAGATTTATTTAAACGTCAACTTAAAAATTATAGTTGACACAGACGTTACAAGTGCAGAAGATATTATTGACCATCTGGATTTCACCCCGACCCCAGAGGATGAAGTGGTAGAAGTTCTGGATTGTGAGGTAGACCATTTCGAGGTGGCAGATTCAAAGTAATAGAGTATGAGACGTTTTAGTGTATTCGCAATGGTAGTCCTGCTGTTGACGCTCTCTATAGCCTCCTACGGGCTGTCACAGGACGTTGAAAAGGTTAAGCCTTCACAACTGCAAGGGAAGTATATAACAGACGATTCTGAGGCTTTCTACACGTTTACAGGTGACAGCCTCTATATAGATTGCGCTGGAAGTGGTTGCGGCATCCATGCCTATAGTCTGAGATACACCAAGAATGATTTCAGTGAGTGTAATTTGGAAGAGACGGTAGTAGACTTAACCACAGGCAGGGAGTTCAAGGAGAGGCATCACGTTAGATTCTTAAAACATGGTGACAGGGTTTTTGTTATACTGGGTCACAGGACGGTAGACGTTATCAAGAAAGTTCTTCCATAACCATATTAAGCTTTTTTAAGAAATTAGAGTCACGAAAACTTGTGATTCTAATTTTTTTTTTATATCTTTGCACCAGTTAATTGAAACATTAAAATATAATGGAACAGAACGAAAGCAAAATTTGGGAAAAGTTCTACGGCAAAAAGATTTGCACGGAGAAACTAAACATTGAGGGTTTTAAGAAGCCCATTGAGTTTGACATCTACGACGGTCATGCTGTTTGTGAAAACTACAGGGGTCACAGGTTTGATATGTTCTACCCACAGATGAAAGCTATCAAGGATAGCAAGGAAATGGCTGATGCCATCATCGAGTCTGTTGGTGGGATTGAGTGTGCCGACGAGATTACCGTACTACACATTCTTATTGCGTTTAACACGCTGTATAAGGATGGTGTTGAGATTAAGCCAAAAGAGGTAGGATAATCATTTATTATGGAAACTTAAACATTTAAACATCATGAGGAAATATACTATTCAATTGAATTATAACGCCTCCATCATCGTAGATGTAACTGGTAACGATGAGGGCGAGGCTCTGGATAATGCCCGTAACTTGGCAGAGGAAGCAGACATTAAGGAGTTTACCATCTGTGGTGAGAGGGAGAGCCAGATATTAAGACAGGAGTGATTTTAGTTTTGTTCATAGGTTTTTTGTTGTTTTAGTTATTGGTTAATTATTGGTTGTATTTGGGAGGTACAGGATGCTGTGCCTCCCTCTTTTTGTAAAGAAACCAGAAATTTTTTATATGTATGAAAAAAAAGTTTGGAAATTATTTGGTTATCTCAAATATTTTGCTTACTTTTGCAGCGTGATAGGGAAACAAGTTATAAAAGACTACCCCGATTCACCCCCAGATTGGATAGTCCATCTGGGGAACTTAACAACAAAATCATTATGGCTACAAGAAGTTGTGTAATTATTAAGGTTCGTCCAGAGGACATCGGTAAAACGTTCAAGTTCGATACCAACAAACTGCCAAATGGAGTGAAGTTAGACAATTGGCTCTACAAAGACCTTGATGGTAAGGTCTGGCGGGATGAAGGGGGAGAAGAGCGCAGTGAACCAGTGGAACTGAAAGAGGTATATATCGGTATCTACTGCCACAACGATGGTTACATTAATGGTGGTGTAGGTGATTCTCTCAAAGCGAAGTTCAACGATTACGAGACTGCACGAAATCTGGTTGTAGGTGGCTTTTGCAGCGTCATAGACGATGATATAGTTCGCCACTATGCCAACAGAGGCAGAGAAGACCAGAAGTGGGTGTACGAACGTTGGAATAACATTAAGCCCATTCAAGGTAAGACCCAGAAAGACGTTTACAATCGTATCGACTGCCAGCACATCTATCTTTTTGACGAGGCTCGTGGTGGTTGGCTGCACAAGGAAATCGGCTGGTCTAAGTCTGGATTTAAAAAGTATTAAGGCATGAAAAGGGCAACGTATTTCAAGCAGGCTGATGCTCTATATGACACCATCCTGCCAGCACAGAGAAAGGTACGCCAGAAGTGCGAGACATACATCAAAAAGGTTCTGGAAGCACATGGTGGCAGCATCGACTTTACAGAAGTTGACAACATGGTTTCAGTCACCTACGATGGAGGTAATCACCCAGAGTACGCCAGTAACGCATTCTCAATGGTTGAGGGCGTGTTTCTCGACAAGGACGGTGATATTGCCTTACAGGTTGAAGATTGCAGCGAATATCCCTTAGAAAACATCAATTGGGATGAAGTCTACGACGTGGCTGCATTCATTCACGAGAACATTGATAACTCTCTTTAGTTTCTTTTCTTAGTCATAATCAACAGGGCTTGGGTGCGACGGACAGCGGAGCAAGTGGGTCGGGAAACCCCCTAACCGATACTACCCCCCTACCCACCAAGCGGCAGATTGTCCTGCCACCCACAGCCCACTTTTAAAAGGAGATTTAATCATGGAGTATAAGAGTGAAACAGGCTATGTAGCCACCGATACATTGAGCGGTATTGACATACATGATGCTGACGGTAATTTCGTCGTGGAGTTGCAGGGATTATCCCTATCACGCTTCGAAGATGAAGATGGTAACATCAATGACGACCAGTTAGAAGAAGAAATCCGTGATACATTGGATGCGCAGGAGTTTCTGGATTACCAAGCAGAATATTGTTAAAGATGACAAAAATGTGACGTGAAATTTGGATTTCTCAAAAAAAACTTATATCTTTGCACTACTAAAACAGATATGAGTTATGAGTAAAAAGAGATTTCTACGCTCCATTGCTAACATCAGAGTCGTGGCGATGCCAAGCAAAGTAAGAGAAAACGGGGACGGTACTAAGACACAGCTCTACAAAATCCGTCCAATGCGTTAGGTCACGCACGGGCTGACGCCAGTCCCCCAGACCAAGTAGTATTAATATTAAAAGTATGCAGTGATGAATAGTAATGAACGACCCCCGCCCTAAAGGGCTTGTACATAGTTAGATAATTTCGGAGTATTATATAATCGAGCATGAATTTAAAAATGTAAAGGGGTGCATGGAAAAATCCCCACATCATAGAGTATGATTAGAGACCGACCCAACTAAGGAATGATACTTAGATGATAGACGATTTTAATAAAATAAAAAACCCCAACAAGGTGGAGATAGGGTAAAGTTCGTGTAACGTTACAATGCCGCCACATGAGTAAACTTTAATGCCAAAGGGCAAGTGAGTTTGGGACACATGAGATAGTCCCGCGAGCCGTAAGTGTCAATGAGCGACTAATATCCAGAGAGCCGCCATTTCCGAGGCACATTGCGCCCACCGCCGCTACAAGAGAGCCATAAGAGAGCCGCATTTGGACGCATCCGTATTGGCTATTAAACCACTGCCAAGGGAGATTAGGGCATACCGAAGTTGAGACAATACCGCATAAGGGGTAACGTGCGCACAATTCTACTGCCAAGCAATGCGGATGTTAGTTATAGGATGCCCATTTTTCAACAGAGAGGGGCGATGTTAGGCGAGCGAGCCAATTTAGCCGAGTATATTATGCGCTTGCCATGCCCCATTAGAGAGTGAGGTGGGAGAGACCCACACAGATGCCGAACTGCGCTGCTTAACGCACTCGCCTTTGCCATCAAGGTGTTGGTGTCCCACCCCGCTCATTTTTTTAAGTGTCTATAGCTCAGTTGGTAGAGCACCACATTTGATGTGGGGGTCGGGGGTTCAAGTCCCTCTGGATACACCATCGTTGCGTTGTGATAACGCTGTTTGTTTTCCATAATGATTGTTAGGTTGATGGGAGCACTCCAGATTGGGGTGCTCCCCTTGTTTTTAGAAGTTTTAACATAAAAAATTTGGTAGTTTCGATTATTTTACCTAATTTTGCAGCGTCAAACAACATTAAATATAAGAGATATGGAGAATTTAGGACTTTTACAGACCGCAGGATGCGGTTACGTTATCAAAACTTTCGAGTTGTCACAAGAGCAGCACGAAATGGTTGTAAACATGGTTAGGCGAGACAAGTTTGTCGATGGGAACTATACCCTTGAAAGAGCCGATGCTGACACCATTGACATCTGGATTGACGATGCCAACCAAGAGGGCAGAACAGAGTATGCAGAGTTTCTTGCAGAGGCACAACTGAACGATTTAGATGTGTTAACTCTTACAGACCACTTAGGTGAGTTTCCTCAGCCAATAGGTGAGGTTAGCGTACAGCGTGTTCCAATGCAGAATGGTGAACTTAGCGAAAATGCTAAGAGTTATCTGGAAACAGCCTACAATAACCTGCAACTGGCTTACAACTATGCAGAGGGTAATGAGCCTGCTATGGAAGAAATTAGCACTGCTATGGATATTATTCAGAACTTAATTTAAACTAACAGGTATTATGGTAATAGGAGAATTGAAAATTGAGTGCATCAGAAAGGTCAAAAACAACCCTTTCTACGGCAATTATGAGGTTAGGAGTACAACTACCCAGACCATCATTAACGAACGCTACACAGGGCTTGTATCGCCCAAGCATGGCATCATAATAGTGTTTAAGACCATCGACGGTGATAAGGTGACGTTCACCATCGACAGACACAGCTACACAGGTGAGCCAGAGGGTGAGTGTTTCAAGGACACAATCTTCTCAACGTCGTTTACACATCATGGTCATGTGTATGAAGTGAGCGTAGACCTCGACGGTAATCTGGTCTCTCTGGATGAATGGTACAACACTGGTGATTTCGAGGATGGCACAGAGCCAGATAATCACTATACTGCCAAGAGTAGAGGAATTAAGTGGGAACTTTTAGATAGATAAGAATATGAGAAGAATAGCTATCATTGACCATTTTAGCCATGAATTGATGGTTGAGGACATTAACGAACGGGAACTACAGGAGAAGTATGGTGGTGACGAACAGGCGTATATCGACGATAATTACACCTTTGAGGGTGATTATTCGTGGGACTGGATTACAGACACACAATATTTCCCAGAGGGAGACCCAGACCCATTAGAGATTGAGTTTAAGGATTTTATCTAAAAAGTGTTAAAAGATGAGGCTACATTTGGTAGTCTCATTTTTTTTATCTAATTTTGCACCAGAATTAAAATAATACAACTATGGGTAAGAAAGATAAGAAAAACAGAACTAACACCTCTCTGGTTACATCATGGTTTCTGGCAACGCCAGTGCCAGACTACACCAGTCTGATTGAGCGACAGAGCAAGGTGTATTATTCACCAGTACGTTAAACAATTAATAGTATAAGGTTATGGAGAAGATTAATCAAACATTAGGTAAGAGCCTCAAACTGATTGAGGAGTTCATTACCGAACAGGTAAAGAAAGAGTTCCGAGAGAACTACAAAAAGAGCATGGGTATTGTTCTGGCAGCGTACAACAGGATGCAGGATGATGAGCGTGGTGGCGTTGACTACATCTTTGACATCTACAACAACACTGACATGAATCACCTTATCTCTCATGGTATGATGGATGCTCATGGTGTGGCGTTCGTCGTGAACAACCCCAACAAGTTCCCCAATGGTCGTTTCACGTTTGATGGTGAAAAAAACTGCGGTATGAAAGAGATTATTAATATCTCAGAACTGCTGTTAAACTCTCTGGATATTCTTATTCCCTACGTCCTGTTGTATATCACCAGATGTAAAGAGTATCAAGAGTTCTACGAGCATTTCTTTGTGAACGTCGTGGAAGAGAGTGTTGATTACTTTAAGCCCCTTGGATAATGTTCTGGATATTTCTAATAGTTTCTCTGGGTATTCTGGTCTACGATATAGTGACCGACCCAGAGATTAAGGAAAAACTCAAAAAGGTGGAGGAATAGTTATGGTAATGCAATTTTATATGAAACCAGACCCAGCCATGTATATGCCAGTTCTGGTTGACCCATTCGGCAGCGTTGAGTACCATCCGAAGCATCGCAAGCTAAAAGGATGGCAGAAAGCAAAAAAACATCGCTAAAAATTTGTTTTTTACAGAAAAAATTTATATCTTTGCACAAGAATTAATATTTATAACAACATGGCACAGAGAGCAAAAGCTATCAAGAACGGATTCGACAACTGCGTGTTCCTCAACAAGGACACTGAAAAGGTTGTTAAGATACTGAGCGACAGAATCGCTGAGCACGATGTATTCTCAGAGAATCCACAGGATATTAAGATGAGTCGTATCGACGACACTCATGACCGATTATCCTTAACATTCAGTAACGGCACACTGGATGGTATTGTCACGTGGACTAAGACGAGCAATGGTTTGCACTACTTATTCCATTTCGACGTAGAAGAGAATTAGGTTTTAAATTATGTATTCATATTCATCTAAGCCATCCAGTCTGAGAAGATAGGTTGGCTTTTTTGTTTCACGTGAAACATATATGAGCGAGTGTTGCAACTGGTTAGACAAGTTGGTCTTAAAAACCAATGGGCATAAAAATAAGTCCTATGGGGGTTCGATTCCCCTCTCGCTCACTGTTAAAAAGTATTAAAAATGAGACTATTATTTGGTAGCCTCATTTTTTTTATCTAATTTTGCCACGTAAACAAATATATAAGAGTATGAAAAGATTTAGAGTTAGAATTACAGACAACAACTGCTTCCATCGGGAGTTTGACGATGGCACTGCCATTGGAGGTAGTTATGGTGAGCCGATAGTGGTTAACCTGCGACTTAATGAGAATGAGTTTAAGGCTCTTACAATGTTCATGGGGCAGGTGAGCGAGGCACAGCATGACGTAGCCCTGTTTAGCTTTACCCAGTGTTGCGTACTCTCTGATTGGCATAAAAGAGTGCTCTGTGAGAACTTTAAGGCTATCACGCCAGAGCAAGTGAAGATTGAAATCTTATAAGGCTATATAATTATGGAAAGGGAAGAGATTTTAAAGCAGTTACAGGACATCATCGGAGGCAAGAAGTTTACGTTTTCCGAGGCGTTCATTAAGAAAGAGGGGCACGTTCTTAAAATAGGTCAAGACAGACCTTATTCTGCTGTCACAAAGAAGTATTTATATGTGTCCTGCTTTGCGGTCTACAAGTGGGATGAGGAACAACAGGAGTATGGTACATCCATCCAGAAGTTTCCAGTCTACTACAACAGAATGACAGGTAACTTTGTAGACAAGGTGGCGTTAAATGATATGTTCACCAAGGACTTACAGAAAGTTCTGGATATGGTTGAGTTCGCTCTTTGGTGGGAGAAAAACATACGACTGCCAGAGATTCAGAAACAACTTGATGAGGTTAGAAAGTATGCTGCCATCTACGACAAGAAAATGCATCCGCACTATGCAGAGAAAGAAGAATTAAATAGTAAGAAATATGAAGAATGCTAAGATTTACGAGGGCTACAAGAAAAAGGCAGATTTCCTGCTGAATTTCCAACTATGCCGTGCCTATCTGGGCGAGAATTGCAGTGTCGCCAGAGTGGTAGAAATTATCCTGCTGGGCAAGTTTTCCAGTGAGTTTGATATGAATGACCCAGAGAGTTACAAGTCCTTTGTGGCTAAGATACGAGCAACACAGGGCAAACGTAACGCCATGATTGAACTGCCACGACAGGATTTCAAGGACTCTGTGGAGAACGTTCTGGCTAAGTTCGTAGAGAACAAGTTTGACCGCATGGTATCAGCTGTCAAAATCAATCTGGGTGCATACCCTCTTAAATTCCGAGACATCATTGAACAATATTCTTAAAAGGTGTTAAAGGATTTGGTTATCTCAGATATTTTGTCTAATTTTGCAGCGTAAAACAAAACAATAGGGGAGAAAGTGATGGGTTGGTAAAAGCATCCGTGCGTATCCCGCATAAAGACCCTGCTAAGACACAGGTAGCTCCTGTTGAAGCGGAAAGGAGGTTCGAATCCTCGCTCCCTTTCAATTTATCAATCAACAATTAAAAATTAAAGTTATGGGAAAGACAATTTACGAGTTACGGACAAAGAATGGCAGCACATTCATTAAGTGTGAGCCTACTACAAAGGAGTCGATTATCCAGATGGCTAAGGATGCCGACCTGTTTTCACAGGATGAACTAGAAAGCGGCATTGAGTTTGTTGCTCCGATTCCTGCAAACAGAGTCGATGAGACACAGGTATTCGACGTGTACCCAAAGTCGTATATTCTGTGCTTCGATTGTGATGAGAGTAGCGGTCATACGTCAGTATGCATGGTGCGCAAGTCCCAGTTTGGCACTCCAGAGTTGAAACAAGAACTGACAGAGATTCTGGGAGAGCAGTTAGGGCTTGGTGATGAGGAAGATGCAGAGGTTCTGGCAGAATTCAACGAAATGATTGAGAATGTAGCCAACGGACACTGCGGGGACTGGATGGGAAACAATGTCTACTATGACAAGTTAGATGTGATTTAACTCTTTCCATATCTTATATTTAGTTGTGACGGGGCTGGGGTGTACTAGGCACTCCAGCCTTACTTTTTTCTTAAATAATCTTAAAATATTTGGTAGTTACAGGAATTTTATCTAATTTTGCAGTGTCAAACAATTAAAGCAACAAGATTATGAGATACAACATGATTATCAGTAAGCAAAACGCTGACCCAGAATATAAGAATGATATTGCTGATTGGAGAGGTGTTACATCCATTCTTCGTAATGGACTTGACCAGTGGACTACCAGTGTTCACATCTATAAGTATAGCAGTGATAACCGCTTACTTGGAGAGAAACACGTCACAATGGGAAACATCTGTGATGTTGCGTTTGCATTGAGAGATAAGGACGTATTTTTATAAACAATTTAATAAATAAGATTATGGCAAAGTTAATAGCACGTTATCGTCTGGGAAGTAAACTACTCAAGATTTACACTACCAGCAAGGGATTAAAGGGTAAGTTATACCAGTTTGTCTGTGATACCAGTGTATCGCCCAACAGGTATAGTCTGAAATTGGTTGACAGCAAGGAGTTTCTGGCTGTTGACAGAGAGAACACAGAGGGCAGAGTAAAGGGTTATTTCCAGATGAATTTCGCCAAGTCTGTCACCAGTGATAGCCTTATCGACGTTAATCACAGAATTATCTGGAATAACGACAATTACCACGAATGGGAAGCCTGTATGAAAGAGGACTATCCAGACGAAGCATCCAGAGAGGAAGATGGCATCGAAATCAGCTACGAGCGTTATATGGAAGATTGCGATATGTATCTGGACGATGAAAGGGGAAATCTGGATATTAAGGTAGAGGGCTGCATCGTCGCTTTCCTTGACCTTGGTCTCTGGGACGGTAGGCATCAAGGCGGTGGTATCATCGGCAGTAATGTTAAAGACATTCTGAGGTCTGAATGTGACTATTTGGATTGGTATTGTGACCGCTATAACGTCCATTGTAGGGCTTCACACCATGACGGTACTAATTACTACCTGTATAGAGTAGCAAAGAGCCGTGAGCAGGCTGAAAACCTTATCAACGCCATCGCTTACAAGGGCATGACAAAGGAGCAGTTTATGAAAGTTACAAAGAGCCTGCGCCCCTATGTGGCAAAGGTGTACGGATGGTAAAATATGTTAAAAGTGAGGCTATTATTTGGTAGTCTCACTTTTTTTGTCTAATTTTGCACTATCATCAAATAATAAATTAAAAATAGAATAACATGGTTGAGATTTACAATAGTGAGTTGTTGGAAGAAGCAGGTTTGGTTGCCATCTGTGATGATGATAGTGTTACTATTTACACCCTTGCTGAATTGACCAATGGTTTTAAAAAGGGTGATATTATTGTCAAGAAAGACGAACATCTTAGTATTTTTCGCATGGGGTGCTGTATGTGCCGATATTGTGGCTTCAATGGTGAAGCGTTGGAGACTGATGCGTTTTATATCAGACGTGAAAATGGAGAAGTTGAAAAACATAAACGTCCTTATCCTATGACTGGCTTGGGTTATACCAGAGAGTATCGTTTGGCGACAGAAGAAGAAAAAGAGTTTTTCAATAAGGAAATTGAAAAAGCCAGTTATATTGAATGGTAAAAATGATTATGGCTTAAATAAGTGCAAAAAAGAATTAAGAATACATTGATGGCGTAGGTGTAAATAAAGGTTAAAAATTGCCATCAGATGAAAAGTTTTCTTGAAAATATTTGGTAGTCTCACTTTTTTTATCTAATTTTGCAGTGTCAAACAATTAAATAATAATGATTATGGGAAAATCAGATGGAATTACAAGAAGTAGAAGCAAGGTAGGTGAGACCTACAAAGGCTTTTCAATTATTCGTGTCTTAGCTATTCATCATTGGTTCAACCAGTGGAATAGGAGATATGAAATGACAAAGCAATATGAGACCAAAAGAGAGGTTTACTACGAGTTCTGTAAGGAGGGCGACGAGAACAGACCCGCACAGGCTTATGGTGGCGTATATCCAACTCCGAAGAGCATAGAGACAGCAAAGGAGGCTATCGACAAAATGCTGTCTGGCGAGGTAATCTATTTCACTGATGCAGAACGTGAGAAATACGTTTACAGACCCAATCACAAATGCCAGTGGGGATATGGCTACGAGTCCTTAATGAAGATTCTAAAGGAGCATAAAAAGGCTGACAAGCGCATGAAACTCCTGTTGGAAGATAGACTTGATGATGCTAATTTCCACTACGAGGCAGGAGAACTATCACAGGAGCATTACGACGAGTTGGAGAAGTATATCACAGACCACTACACTTTCCATGAGAAGTTTGAGATTTACACCTACACGAAGTCGAAGCGCATCAAAGACCCCAAGCAGTTTGAAGCAGGACTGAAAGAGGCTGTAGAGGCTTACTTTGCATCACAGGGAGTTAAGGACACCACAGCAGAGATTAAGTTTGTTGAGAACTGGTAGGACTTGAATAAGTACAAAGAGGTTATATAAAATAATCACGAGTATGAAGATACAGATATTACACGCATCCGTAAACCCAGACAAATACAACGTTAAGCGTCTGGGTGGGATGTGTTTCGGTGAAGCAAAAGAGTTCTTCGAGGACGATAATGTTGGCTGTTGCAATTGGGCTATCGACGAAATTGATACAGAAGTATTCAACGCCAGACTCTATAAGCCAGAAGGCATTATGTCTGGAGACACGAGCGACGTGCTGTTTGTCTGGTTCAAGTTAGTGCCTTGGAGATAATAATATTAATCTATATAAAAGTGTAAAATTATGAGCAAAGAGAAATGCAGAAAGAACATGAGCCGTGTTGCACGCTCAATCAATGTCTTCCGTAAGAGCCTCAAAGAACAGGAGGCTAAAAACAAAGCCCTGCGTGACCAGATTACGCCAATGTGGGGTGACAAGTCAAAGGATGGCGTGGTGAAAGACCTGTCTACAACCCTCGCTGTAGGGCGTTCAAACGTTCGGGCTTACCAGACAGCACTCCATGAGTTGAAAGCCAACCTAAAGGCTTATAACTTTGAGTATGACTGCCTCAACGACGCTGAGCAGGAAGAAATGGCGTGTGCTGCCTGCCACATGAGCCACCAGACGCAGGTCGCTTCCTAAGGGGCTGTAACCAGATTCTTAATGTTTGTTAAAAGTGGGACTATTCTTTGGTGGTCTCACTTTTTTTGTCTAATTTTGCAGCGTCAAACAATTAAACATCAAACATTATGGCAAAGCAAATTATCAAAATTGGAACAAAGGTTAAGTATCGCCTACATGGTGACAGAACTCCTAAGACTGCTAAGGTTATTGGCATCGAGGAATGTGAGTGTGGCGAGAAGTATGGTGAGCCTGTTGATGAGGTTGAGTTCAAATACAGAGCAGGTAACTTTGCAGAGGGTGTCGAATACACTTTCTCTCTGGATGATAACCATTGGTGCTATGGTGAGCAAATCATCAGCATCGTAGAGTAGTCTGGACTTGAATAAGTACAAGCCAGCTATATTAACAACACGTATACACAATTTAAACAGCATAACATTATGGAAGTAACAGAGATTTATCAAGAGATTCTGACCAAACATCCAAATTTGGTTGAAAAGCTATTGGATAAGAGTAGTCTGGAGAGTGACAGCGAGAGACAAACCATCTACGGTGACTTGATGGATTGGATGAGAGACTACCACACGCTTATTCCTCTGGCTGACAGGGAACAGGTAGTTAGACTGCTGTTGGGTGATTACGTCATACAGCATCCCTTCTGCCTCCAGAAAGTTTATATAGTACAGCAGGAAAGCAACGTGGACGGTGAACTCATTATCAATGCTGTACCCTGTACCACGAGAGAGGCAGCAAGGAAAGTATTACAGGATGAGAAGAATACCATCTTGGACGAGTCCCCTCACTACATGGGTCGTACCAAGAAGCAGTTGAAAGAGGACTTTGAAATCGAAGAAAGTAACGACAGGTGGTATATCAATGACCCCTGTGACGACTACTACGAGGACATTCAGATTGTTGAGAAAGTCATAGTGATTCGTTAATAATTGTTAAATGTGGGGCTGTTTCTTTGGCAGTTCCACTTTTTTTGTTTAATTTTGCAGCGTCAAACAATTTAAAACGTTATCATTATGGGAGCAAATAAACCAATAGGAGCATATAACGCAGGTGTAAGATGGCTCAATTCCCACAACAAGGAGGATGAGAACTATCGCCTTATAAGTTGTCTTGTAGGGCAGTACTATTGCGGCATCGAGCCTAAGAGAGAATTAGAAAGCGTGTTAGATAGATTAAATGTCGAATATATTTAAACAACATGATTATGGAAAGAACATTTGAAATTATCCCCAACTACATTGACACCATACTGGTGAGCAATACACCTGCAAACCGTAAGGCGTTTAAGAAACTGGAAGAGCCTTTTAAGAGCCTCTACAAGTTCGACGAAAACGGTGAGTGTGAAATTGAAATGGAGTTCTACGACGGACTGGCAATCGCCACTGATGGTAGCGGACTCTTTATGACCTATTCTAAGATGGATTGCATCAAGGAGTGTCCGAGAAAGCAGAACACCATCTGTGATTACACTGGCATCGACGATGGAATCAACCAGTACGACGTGTGCATGAAGTATGGTAAACTGGATTGTGACCCCAAGAATAAGGTGTTTGTGAAGTACACTCACGATAAAGCCTATAAACTGGCAGAAACATTCATCCTGCTTGCTGCCGACATCTATCAGAAGATTTATAATATGTCTGAGGTCGGAGGCTACGACGTAGCAGTAGACCTGCTCCATCATGCTGCTATACGCTTCGAGCGTGAACTGGACTGGCAGGGAGGCAGCGAGGAACGTGACTACATACTGGAAATGGAGAAGTTTGAGGAAAAAGAACTGGAACGCCTCAGTAAACTCTATGATACAGAATCTTAAAAGATATTAAAAGATTGGGCTATCCTTTGGTAGTTCCAATCTTTTTACTTAATTTTGCCACGTCAAACAATTAAATAACGAATTATATGGATAAATTAACTAAGTTAGTAAGACAAGTAAATCGTTTGGCTCGTAAGGCTGAGAACGATAACGTCATTAAGATGATGTACGATGGCGAGGTTATTGCAGAATACTCTTGCGATTGTATGTATGAACCAGATGTTAAGTCACCAGAGGAATGGGTTAGAGGCTGCTCATGTTTTGAAGTAACACTCAAAGGACGTGACATTGAAAAGGTTACTCTGAGAATGGTATAATGTACTTAGAAAAGTACAAGTAGGCTATATTAAAAGCAATATCACTATGGAAATAAGAATTAAGTTTTCAGCAGACATCTACATCGAGGGAGAAACGATGAAAGAGATTAAGGACAAGTGGGAGAATATTCCCCTGTTCACTACAGAAGCCCTTGCCTGTGGCGCAGAGCCGAGTGAAGTATTACTCGTAGAGGACGCAGACACGTACAAAGACCTGCGCAATGAGTTCGACCACGCATATACTAATAACGGATAGGCTAAAAACAAAAAGAGATAAAGAATATGGTAAAGATTGCAATGTATAAACACGATGATGGGTCATTACTCGTTATTTGGCGCACACGAAACGAAAAACTTATTGGTGAGTTATATCGTAGTGGTGAGTACCATCGTGGGAAGTGGGATAGCAGGATTACAAGTACTGACGATGGTGATGAAACAGAACATAGGATAAAAGAGTATTTTGGTTTTAGCACATCAAATTCAATAGCATATTGGAAACGTTGGGCATAAATAATATAAAGCAGTTGCTACGACTTGGCGGCACGTTTAAATCTTAATATTATATCTATATGAATGAAGACAGGTATTACGACCCAATTACAGGGCGCAGGATAGCTCCCTACCACCACAGCCCTGTACATGTTAGGAGCATGAGAGAGATTAAGGCTGACTTTAACAAGCATATCCAGAGTCACGCCAAGAGTAAGACGAGACCACATTAATAAGGCTTGGGACTACCAAAATAGGGTAGTTCCAAGTTTTTTTCTTAAAAAATGCTAAATATTCGAGAAAAATTTGGTAGTTAGAAAAATTCGTTGTACCTTTGCCCTCGAATCCAACCGATAGTAGTTGGTAAACGTCAAATTAAAACTAAAAGAGTTATGACAAACAAACTTAATTCCATCTATTTTGGAAGTAAAAAGAATAGTGAAGTAATCACAGAGAGAACCAGCGAGTTAGCTGCCTATTACGCAGCAGTGAATGTGTTCCCAGTGCTGACAACTGATGAAGAAGTGGAGTTAGCTTTTCAGATTAAGGCTGGTAACAAGGCTGCAAAGGAGAAGTTAATCAACTCTAATCTGCGTGGTGTTATCTCCATCGTAAGAGAGCATTACTATGGTTGTGGCGGTTGCCTTACTACTATGGATTTGATTTCTGCTGGCAATATAGGTCTGATGAAAGCCGCAGACAAGTTCGACCCTACCATTGGTGTGAAGTTCTTATCATTCGCAGTCAATGACATTCGTGCTGCCATTCTCGAAGAGATTAAGAAGTCAAGCCGCATCGTAGCCGACTACCATAAGGATGCCACCACAAGGCACACATCGCTGGATGCTCCCCTTACTGATGATGATAATAATGCTACATTGGGTGACGTTCTTTGCACCACAACTGATAAAGAGTCTAACGAGTCATTGTTGACTGACCTATTGAGAGTTATCAATAGCCTGCTGGATGAAAAGGAAGCCAACATCATTTGCGTACTCTATGGCATTGGAACTACGGCAAAAAGCAGATGGCAGGTGGCAGAGGACTACGGACAGACAGAGGAAAGAATTAGGCAGATTTCAGTTATTGCCATTAACAAGTTAAAGACTAACAAAAATGCCATGATTTTGCTGGCTAAGTATATTTAAAGCACCTGACCCCACCATCAACTTGGTGGTGGGGATTTCTTAAAAGATATTAAAAAATCGAGAAAAATTTGGTAGTATCAGAAATAATGACTACCTTTGCATCGACAATTTAAACAACATCATTATGGAACAGAGCATTAACATCAATGAGTTCCTTTTCGGGAGGACAAAGGCAGAGAAGAAGTTAGAGGTCATTAAGAACCTTAGCGCAAAAGAAGTGATGAACGTCAATGATGCAACCATCATCCGTATCTACAAGGAGTGCAGGGATGGCAGGGACAGATTCTACATCAATTCAGAGCGCAGAGTTGGTAACGATTGGAATAGCACCATCGAGTTCATCTATGAGTATCAAGGCAGGGCATTTCTGATGCTCTATATTCAAAATAGTAGCACTGATTCATCAATAGGTAAAAGTTTGTCAGAGTTCAAGAGAGGTGGCACTTGGTATGGTCATATTGCAGGCTCATACACCTACAATTCAGAGGACATCGTTCGCACCCTGCGCTGCATCCTTATGGAGTACGTCTATTGGAAGTATATTGAGAAGGCAGAGAGGGATAAGGCTAAGAAGTTGGAATCCATTGCAGGATGGAAGATAACCAACCCCGTAAGTAACTATTTCTATGAGAAGTGGGATTGTTGGCATCGGATGGAGCATAACGATAGATTGCGGAAAGCCTATTACGCAGGCAAGGATGCAGTCAAAGAGTACGCAAAGAGCCATGTAGACGAGTTGTTTGGCAAGTCGGTGGAAGAACTCCAAGCCATATACAAAGAAGTCTTTAGAAAGGCTGCAAATTGGTAAGAAGTTTGGTTTTGTGTCATAACATATTAAGTTTTAGGTTTTTAGTTATTCATTCTTTATGGCTGGGCACTTGTGAAAGACCCCAGCCATTTTTTTCTTAAATAATCTTAATAAATTTGGTAGTATGGAAAATTATGACTACCTTTGTACCCGAAATCAATAAACAACAAAGTTATGGCAAACGTATCAACAACAACAAGATTTATCGTAGTGGTATTCGTAGATGGAGTTGGATGCACACTACAAGAGGGTAATGTGGTGAGTTGGATTTTCCGTCACCATATAAAGGCTTACACATACTTTGAGAGTGCAAGGAAAAAGGCTAACACCCTGCTCTACCGATACAGATGTGATAAGGTCTGTGTGTTCAAGGTAGAACTTGAAGAAAGACTATCGTGCGACCAATATGAGAAGTGGTGCAAGGACGAGAACAGAAATATGTGGGATTCATCTAAGTTATTTAACGATATTGATATAAGGTTATGAGAACAAGACAATCATTTACAACAGAGGGCAAGCGAATTTCTTTCGCCATTGATAACAACTATTACGTTATCGGAGAGGATAAGAAAAAGGTCTTTAGTGGCTCTTTCAAGGCTTGCAAGTATGCAGTAGCCTACACAGAGGTTAAAGAGGATTGTGGAACGATTTATGAGAATAGATTTGGTGTTCCCGCATCCATCCGCTATAACAATGGCTTGGTAGGTTATCAGAGCATTACCTATTTCAACGATAGGGCAGAAGCAATGGAGGACTTTAAGGGCAGACAGAAGTTAACCCCGAAGTTTATGGGAGGTGATTACACAGATGTATTCTTTATTGAAAACGATTAAGGCTATGAGAAGAAAGATTGTTAAGAAAACGAATATCTATTCAGTAGATTGGATTCATAACGGATTCTGCTATCGCACCACAATGGGATGCACTTGGGAAGATGTTCTGGATTGTAAGAGAACTGCAAGGCTCTTAGGTGAGAAGATTGAGTACCAGAAGTATGATGTGAGAAAAGACGTATATACACTATAAAACAATAACGATTATGGAAGAACTTAAAGAGAACGTTAGAAAGCAAATCCTTAGCCTATTCCAATGGTGGGATGCAAGCGACATTGAGAGCATCCAGAGCGCAATTCTGGATGATGTGTGTAAGGACGTGGTAGAAACATCTGGTTATCCAGACTACAATGATTCCGATATTCGGATTGCTATTAAGAGAACTATTGTAAACAACTTACAAAACTTTAATGAGTTATGCAAAAGAAGAGAACTTTCGGAGATTTAGTTGAAGGCTCTTATTTTTGGAGTGCAACCCCAGGAAGTGTGAACAGAGTTGCGGTGAAGTCAATACGCCACATTGATGATGATACGATAGGAATATCATTCAGCTATTATTCACCCTCACAGATTACAAATAAAGCCTCCAGAGCGATTGAAAATGAGCCAACAAGGATTTATTGGTATGTGGACAAGAAAGACGCTCAGAGGAAAGCTATCGAACTCCAGCGCAGAGCCATCAAGGATATGGAGTTACAACTTGCACATATGTATAAAAAACTAAGGGCGTGTAAAGAGAAGTGGAAGGATAGTATTCAAGTTGCACTATGATTTGTTAAAAGAATATAAAAGATTGGGATAACTCATTGTTATTCCAATTTTTATTTGTATCTTTGCAGCGTGAAATCAATTAAACAACATCATGGAGAAGATTAAGAATTTACAGAGAGAAAAGTTGGTTATGCTGATTGCAAACCACATCAAGGAAACATTCAAGCAGATGGGCAAGAAAACCAACTGCGAGTTAGACATTAAGTTATCCAATTGGTCAAGTGGCTTTGGTCGTAACTCCAAGTGGGCATATTCAGAGATTAAGTTTGGCGGTAACTCCTATACCTATGATGATAAGGAGATAGACGATGCTGCCTTTATCCGCATCCTTAATGATGCAGTTGCCCTTTCCAACGTCAGGTGCAAAGTATATAGCAAGACCTATGGCGATGGCTATTGGACACCCCAAGAAGTTCGCTTTGAGAGAGTTGAGATTTATGCCAAGCCGTGCAAGGAGTTCATCAGCCTATATAAACTATTAGAGAAGTATGCTAACAAGTCACTTGGCGAAACAGAAGTATTCTTTGCAAGGGTATGCGGCAAACGTTCAAGTTGGTCTGAGAGTGGCACACGCAAGTATCTGTGTTATGATGCCAAACAATGTCAGAACATCATCGACACCATTCGCAAGCACAGAACAAGCAAGGACACCCTTAGATTTGACGTAGAAGAGTGTTTCAGTTATGGTGACGATTACGACTATGAGATTGCCCAATACCAAGAATCAGAGTGGTACGGCAGCAACCAAACCAAGCTACACATCAACATCAAGACACCAAGCGGCAAGGTTAAGGCAGACTACAAGTTTGGTGTGTAAAGGTTTTGAATCAGTAAATTCATAAAAGTTGTTAAAAAATGGGACTATTATTTGGTAGTTCCATTTTTTATTATTACCTTTGCACACAGAAACCTAAGGATAGTCCGAGGGTAATACTTAAAACATTAGTTATTATGGCAAAGCAAACAACAAGACCTCTGTACGAGGTAGCAAAAGAAATCCGCAATGATTGGAAGAATATCTACTTTGGTGCAAAACCTTACCTTGACGCAATGTCGTGCCTGGAGTCAGTCAATGACAACTACGGCTGGGACTCTGGTAAGAGCATCGTACTCTATTTCCTTGCTAACGCAAGTAGCTGGAGAGGTGAAACCGCCAGACGCATCAAGAAGGAACTCAATGCTATGACCAAGTAGCATTGACTCCTTTGTACTTTTAAAAGTACATATTGCATAATGCTATACGATTTAAGTTTTGATTAATGATGTTTCATATTCAGCCAGCATCAGTTGTGAAACTCGTGCTGGTTTCTTTATATATAAGACTTAAAAAAGTACATTTAGTGATATACACAACACATACAACACAATACATCACATCACCACATTATATAATATCATAACACATCATACATGATTATCATGATGTAAAATAATATTATTGTGTATGTTCCACGTGAAACATCACACACACATAACACATCGTGACGCACACCACCAGCACACCAGCACAACGCATACCAGCACTCCCAGCTACCAGCGACGTGACAGGCGACAGGTACACACACACCAGCACTCCCAGCACCAGTCACCAGCCTGCAAGCTACCAGCACACCAGCAGGCTACCAGCCTACCATCCTGCTGGACTCTGGACAACTACCAGTATCAACCAGCCTACCAGCAGGGCGACACACCTATAACCCCCTACCCCCTACGATTTGTCAAGATTTTTCTTTGACCCATATTACTTCGTAATATAATTGATTTGCCGCTTGTACGATTTTTTTACTTTTCCCCAGCAGACCCGCTGTAAAGATTTTTTATCAAGCAAAATGACATATACTATATAGGCATTCAGTTTGTAAAAAGTTTTTATTTTTTTACAACATCACACCCTGCTGATTTCTAAAAATTCCTTAAATTCTCTAAATTTATCATAAATTATTTGGAAATATGCTGGAAAACCATTAATTTTGCACCCAAATTTTGAATATTTAATTTATTAAAAACTTAATCGTTATGGCAAAAATGAATTTTTCTCAGTATCAGTTGAACATCTTCAACGAGGTTGAAAACGGTAGCACAAACCTTGCTATCAATGCAGTTGCTGGTAGTGGTAAGACCACCACAATTGTGGAGTGCTGCAAACGACTCCACTTGGGCAAATTTGATGTGAAGTTTTTGGCATTCAATAACTCTATTGTTAAGGAGTTATCCTATAAGATTGGCAATTATGCCGACGTTTCAACCCTGCATTCTTTTGGCTACTCCGTGCTGAAAAAGATTGCTGGCAAAGACCGCAAATTCGACATCAACGATAGAAAGTATATCAATATCATTAAGGATGATAATATGCTTTCGCTCAATCGTGACGACAAAGACTACATTAAGGCTTTGAACAATGCTGATAAGTTGTTCCGCTTGTGTCGTATTAACCTTATCCATCAGGGTGATACGGAGTCTATCAAAGCCATCTGTGAGGAGCACTCTATCACTCCGCTGGCTAACGAAGTTAGTGTTGTCGATATGTTGCTGGCTGATGCCTATGAACTTAACCTAAATGGTAAGTTGGAAATTGATTTCACGGATATGCTGGTGCTCCCGCTTTCCTATCCCCAGCAGATTCCCAGCTATAAGGTGGTTTTCATTGACGAATGCCAAGACCTTAGTGCAGCACAACGCGAACTGATGCTGGCTGCTGCAAAAGGTGGACGTTTCGTAGCCGTTGGCGATAGGCGACAAGCTATCAACGGCTTTGCTGGTGCTGATTGTCAGTCATTCAATAAGATTGCTACACTCCCCAATACAAAGGAGTTGCCGCTATCAGTTAACTATCGTTGTGGCTACAATATCATTGAGCTGGCGCAAGAAGTAGTCCCCGAAATACAGGCTCATGCTGGTGCAATAGCTGGCGAAGTAACAAGCATCAACCAACTCACTTTAGACACGTTTAAGGCAAACGATATGGTGCTTTGCCGCACTGCTGCACCATTAGTGGTTATGTGTCTTAAACTTATCCGTGCTGGTGTTACCGCAGTTGTTAAGGGTCGTGACATCGCCAATGGTCTTATCACTATGATTGATAAGAGTAAGGCAAAGACCATTAAGGGTTTTGAAACTTGGGCTGATAACGAGAAAAACAAACTGGCTAAAGAGATTGCAAAGAAAGAGCAAATGACCCCAGAAGAAGCAAAGGAAACTGGTAGATATATTGCCTATTGTGACCGTATCGACTGCATTCTTTGTATTGGCGAAAATAACTCTAACTTGGATGCAGTTAAGAACACTATCGAGCAACTTTTCAATGATGCCAATATCGCCAATGCCGTGACACTTAGCACTTGCCACAAATCTAAGGGTTTGGAATCCGATAGAGTTGTTATCCTGCTCCCTAACAAACTCCCGCTTACTTGGAAAGGGCAAAAGGATTGGGAATTAGAGCAAGAAATGAACTTGCGCTATGTGGCAATAACACGAGCCAAGAAAGAATTAGTGTTCGTTAATATGGAGCAAAAAGACCTTTTTGCGGTGGAATTTAAAAAGTAACTCCCAGCACTCCCAGCAAAATCCCCAGCCTAACAAGTTGGGGATTTTTCTTTTATTCCAATATAAGAGAAATACGGATGATGCCCGTAAACCTATCAGAAATCGTCCACAACGGGCGAACACCCAGCCAAAGGTATAATTACACCCCCAGCACCACTTTAAACGATTGTGGACGTTTTTTCGCTGGTTTGCTGGTATCGCCCAGCATCTAAGAATGGCACTGTTAAAACTTTTTACCCAGCCTAAGCGACATATACTATATAGGCACTTAGCTTGTAAAAACTTTTTATTTCTTACCTATACCAGCATGATGCTGGAAACGTCATCATGCAAAAATGGGTGTTTTTGTAAACTCTGAAATAGCAAAATAGTGTGCTATCTATATTTTCAGTCATTGAAAATAGAAAAAATGCACTTTTTTACGAAAAAAAATCGTTTTTTTCTTGCAGGGATGAAAAATAATGCTTAACTTTGCAGCAGAAATCAGAAATGATGCGCTCTTTGACTTACTGAAACACAATGTAACTGATAACGACAAAGTTATCACTCACAATCACAATTAACGCAGTCTATCAGATAGGCTGCAAGTATTCACACTTTAATTCATATCCGATATGAAAACAAATTCTATTTTAGTTAGTGAGTTCGTTAACGTGATGAATGGTATCACAGGTTGTCAATTCTGCTCTTTGTCCTACACAACTGATGTAGAACACATCAACAAGAAATTAGCGGGTGGACAGAAAAATCCCTACTATGGTCGGGTGTCTGCCGTTACTGATTGCAGCGGTTTGCAGTTCAATGCGAACTATGAAAATGCAGTCAATAACCGCTTGCCAAAGGCTTCTGATGGTAAGGCTGAAAAGTTTGTTGCAGAATCCCTGCCTTGGGGCACTTGGATTATCCCTAATAAGACTATCGCCCATAAGGGTGCAACCTACCTCCGCTTATATACCATTAAGGCTACCAAGAAAGATGTGACCTACATTCTTGATGGTGTCAAGGTAACAGACCCACAGACCATTAAGAGCATCGAGGCAGCTTTCAGACCAAGCAGCAGCAGCAACCGCCAAGCAGCAGCAGGTATCGAGGTTAAAGACCAAGTTAAGCCTTTTACCCTCAATGTAGCTGACATCAACTTCGTGAACATTGACGGACGAAAGATGGTACTTATCCACTAATTAAAAAAACTCCTATCACTCTAAAGGTGGTGGGAGTTTTTTTTTGTGCCCATACGTTAACTATCATCCTGGCGACCCCAGGACACACACCCGTACACACGCATAAGGAAATACATCTAATATCAAAACTTTCGATTTAAGGCTATTTACAGCCATTCTAAGAGCATTTTACCAGCCGTATGGATAACTATAAGCCTACAGCATGAATAAACGCTTATAAACGACTTTTTACTTATTCAATTTACTGTATTTCAATAAGTTAAGTAAAAACTCTTTACATTAGCATCACATATATAGTATATGTATCCCTTAGTGAGTAAAAACTCTTTACATCTTGGGACGTACACCCCCACCTACCCCCCACCTATGTCCCCCACCCCCAGTCCCCCAGTTTTTAACACATTAGGGGTTGGACAGTTTGCTAAATAAAATTTCGGAAAAAATTTTTGTTGTTTCCAGGAAGGTGGTCCTCTTTTTTTTATTGGTGTGTGTATTAAAAAAAAATTCTGGAAAAAATTTTTGGAAATTCTGTAGACGGGTTATTATTTATATACATAATATATTATTATATGAAAGAGTTTGTTAATACGTGTAACTTTATATACAAGGGTTATAAGATGGAGAATGTTCTTGATGGTGATTCTTTTGCTTATTGTCCATGTGACATATATGGTACTCCTAGATTATATTATGGTGATTGTCATTATTCCTGTGCAGGTCAAGCTTTTGATGATATATTAAAGTCTTTCAACGCTGGTGACATATACAACTGGTTTAATGATTCTGAGATTGACAGTATGACTGAGGAAATATGGTTAAGTTGTGAGGGTCGTGGAAGGCTTTTCCTGGGCAAATATCTTGCAGTTGATGATGGTAGAGTACCATCAAAGGAATATGTATCTAGGGTATTGGAATATATTGGTGGCAATGCTAGCAAATATTCTGTTGTTTTCAATAAAGGTGGTAAGGTTATTGAGATACCGTTTGATGAGTTTTTATCTAGGACTGGTGATTCTGGTGAAAAGGTTGAAAGGCTAGATGTGCCGTATGAGATTAAGTTGGTTTATGACGAGTTAAATTCAAGAAGGCACATTGTTGACAAGAAGTTTCCTCAGAATATGACGAGGGCTGAGTATTATCATTATTCCAGGCAGGAGGGTAGATTAATAGACAAGATAATAGTTGAGGTTATAAACAAGCATCTTAATAAAGGTTTAATTAGATAGGATTATGATTTTAAATACGATGGATAATAGCAAGAAGGTATACGTTAGTGAGGGTCAATGTAGGTTGATTAGGGAGTATTATGGTTTACCCAACAACATTGACAGTTTTGCCAATTATGTTATGGGTGAGGTAAGGCGCAGGTGGTCTGACAGTTGGGAGTACGAATCATTTACTATTCCTTACGATGGTCTTCCTCTTGGTTACTTAGAGGTACGTCCTACCAACATGAATCTTCGTGCTTGTTATGGTATGCCTCCAGTTTCATCTGGAAAGCCTTGTGTATTGTTTATAAATCCAGAGATTTTATTCAATAACAAGAAGGATTCTACCTTCCATGCTACGTTGGTTCATGAGTTGACTCACATGATTGAGGATGTTGGTAGGCGTGGTAGCAGTGAAGGAGGTCTTGGTGACGAGTTGTCTAGGGTTGGTTATTCCAAGACATTTGGCAATGTTATTAACAAGGGTATGTTATCTGATAAAAACAAGGCGAATTATACTAGTATTGAGAGGGCAGTTAACAGGGTTTTATTCTATGGTATTGGATTTGAGAGGAATGCCAGGAATGCTGCGATGTTCACCAAGTTGAGGGACTTGCCTGCTGGTAGTATAAGGACGTACAAGGATGCGATTAAGTTCTTGCGTAGTACTGTTGAGTATTCTCGTTATGAGAGGGCTGTTGCTTCTGCATGGTATCTTGTTAACTTATCTGATGTGGTTGACCAGATGTGTGCGTTATATGTTGTTAGGGAGTGTTCTGATTACAGATTTAGTAATTGGAATCACTTTCGCAAGTGGTTGAAGCAGTTTATAAACAGATATGAGAATAAGATGCGTACAATTATTCCTAAAATGATAAATCATGTGATTAATCCTCCTGTCGAGTAACCCCGAAGGAAAGGAAAGAAAAAAAAGAAAGGAGACTGCCTAGGTCTCCTTTTCATTTAGAGTTCTGCGAACATTGGTTGCGTGATAATCTGGACTGTGTTATCCAAGTCACAGAATGGGATGTTCATCTTTGGTATTGATGTATCGGCATCCTGTTGTGGTGTGAACACTTGTCCAATGTTAAACTTATTGTTAATTAAAAATCTGGTGCAAAAGTAGGCAAAATATTTTAGACTACCAAATTATTTGCGTTAAAGAATGTTAAGCCTCTGCATGTTTCATCTTTGGCAGTGGTTTCTTGTAGAGTTCAAGTGCGTCATCCACAACCCACTTGGGGATACACTGGTCTGATTTGATGAATGGTTTAACTGTCTCAGCGAACTTGATAGCTCTCTCAACATACTTCATGGCAGTGTCGATGTCTTTGAGCATGTCCATTACCTTTTCGTACTTGCAGGAGGCGTTGTATGCCTCAAGGTTTTCTGGTGTAATCATCATGGTGGAGCGATAGACGAGTCTTCCATCCTCAAGTACAGCGTACTCTCTCTCTGGTTGTACTTCCTTAACCTTGAATGGTCCGACATAAGTATACTTTCCTTTGTCGTTTCTCATTTCCACGTAGTAGGAAGAACCAACGACTGCGTTCTTTGGCCAGATATGGCATTCGTCGTAGTGTAGGAGTTTTATTCCCTTGGTGAACTCCTTAATCTTTTCTTTCTTCTTCTCAAGCTTGGACTTTGCGTCCTTGAGATTGGCAAGGAGTTCATTTCTCACCTCGTTGAACTTGGCTATAGCCTCGTCCTTGTCGGTGAAGTCGAAGCGACCATCCCTATTCTCTGGTTTCTCGTTGGTGGTACGTTTCCAGGACTCCAGCATGGTGTTGACGAAATAGTAATCCTTATAGCTCATTTGTTTCTTGAGGAGCTTTGCGAGTTCTTTCTTATTGGGAACATAGAGGTACTTATCGTCGGAGATATCGTCACCGTCTGCTGCCATGAAGATACCCTTATTCCTTACATGTTTTGCCTGCTTACAGAACGTATCTGGCTTGTCGAGGTAGTAAGGTTGTTCATAGATACCATTGCGGTTTTTCTCAACGTCGAAGATGGGGTTGCCGATGATTGTCTTACCAACACACTTGAGTATATGCACGTTTTCGTCCCTGTCGATGTAGTAGGCATCGTCTTGGTTCTCAAGGTCTGGGACTTTGTTAATGTCGATGGGCTTGTACTCTGTCTTCTTGGGTTTGAAGAGTCCAAGTTCAACTAGGATGGCGAGGTTCTTCTCCTCAGTCTCAGTCCAGCCGACGTATGAGAGTGAATCTTCGTCCTCTGTATTGAGGTTGTTATAGATTTCCTGGAGTTCTTTTTCTGGAAGGTCAATGAGCTTATACTTACAGGTGTCTATGTGCTCTCCCCTGTCGTTCTGGTAGTAGGAGTAGACGATGAGTGTCTTGTCGAGGTCTAAGGACACTGCAAAGTAGGAATCGTAGCCACTCTTATAGTTGTACGTTCCAACATACTTAGTGGTGGTGAGGACACCCTTCTTGGAGTTCTTCATTACCACGTCAGTAATTTTCTTGATTAGTTGTTCTTTTTTCATTGTCTTATAATTTTTTAATTCTATCGATTTTCTTCTGTAGTGCTATTCTCTTATTAAGGAGAACGTTAAGTGAGAGTCTTTTTGCCTCGTCCTTGTTAAGGAACAGTGCGTAATTGGATGCTATGAAGCCAGTAGTCCATGTATCGTCCTTACGCTTCTCATGTACATAGAACATGGGAATGTTGAAGAACTTCCTGGTGTTCGGTGTTCTTATGAGACAAAAGTGCCCTGGTTTAGGATTTGCAACGTAGTGTGCATTTCCTGGCTCTATGACTGTGAGTTCCCCAGATTTTCCATTGACAGCGTAGAGTGTTACATCTAGAGTTGGCTGTTCGTCCTCACCTTTTGTTTGGTAGAGGTGATACTGGAGGTCATCGAATGTGAGACTACTGTTCTTCATTCTTAATACCGTGAATTGGATTTGAGCATGATGCTGTATGGGTAACAGTTGTTGTCACGCCTCCACGAGAGTCACCAGTGTATGATACTGTCATTATGTATTCACAACCGTCATACTTAACGACATAGACCTTGGTGGTTGCTGTTGACCACTTGTCGATAACTCCAATCTCTGTGAAGAAAGTGGAATCATTGAACTGTACCTTTTCCTTTGCCTTATATGGGCTTAGGGCTTCCTTGTTTGCGTCTTCGCATGACGAAGCACTGAAGAGTGTGAGTGCCACTACCAACACCAGGTATGGCAACAGGAATTTACTGTTAAGAAATTTTTTCATATTGTCTTTTATTTTGGAAAATACAACTTTAAATTTGTATAGGTATCATCTGCGATTCTCTTATAGAGGTCTACCCTGCCGACACCATTGCAGTGATGGTACATGTCTGTAATAAGGTGCAGTTTTGGTTCACCAATTACGAACCCACGTTCCTCCTCGTATCTGTTGTTCTTCTCAGAAACCAGGAATGCTTTATAGGCGTGTTTCTCACTTTCGAAGTCATATGATACCTTGAGCAGTGGTGCTTGGTAGATGGTTCTCAACACCTCGAACATATGGTCTTCCATTTCTGGTGACACTTTTCCTGTCTTATTCTGACGTGCAAGTTTCTCCTTGAGTAGAATTTGCCAGATGCTTGCCCAGTTTGATTCATATGGGTGAACAAATGAGTCTTCTCTTTCCTCGAAGAACACCTTACCTATATATGGTTTAAGAACCTTATGCCAACAGTATTTTGAGTCATCGTTGAGAGTGAGTCCCTTGGATATGTCTGGGAGTGGTCTATCATCGAGCTTCTGTGTGACTGGATTCCAGATAACTCCAAGCTTTGCCAGTGCTATGTTCGTTATGGACTTCTCAGCATCAGTTGCTGGTTTCATGTGGATTGTTCTGAAATTGGAGCAGAAGAATGGCGCACCAACGTACTTTGTCCTTATCTTATCCCAAATGAAATCACCATTGATGGTTTTCCTCGTTGAGTGCATTTCACACTCTGCTGTATAGATGAGCCGTACAACTGTATGTGACCAATCAACCCTTAGGGGTGTACACTCTATGACAATGTAGACGGTCTTGAAGTTGCTACAATCGTGTATTGTCACATAGTCTCCTCTCTTTGGTAATTCAAACTTGCTCATATGCGATAATGTCCAATATATTTTTCGAGATTCCCAGCTTTCTTATCTTCCTCGTACTTTGCGATGAGATGGCTCTAAAGTCACCAAAGCTTCCGTTAAACTGTCTTAAGATATCTGCTTCTGTCATTTTTTCACGTAATCTGGTTTACCTAATTGGATTCTGAATTTCTGCGCACATTCCTGGCAGACGAAGTTATTTCCCTTGTCGGTGATAATCATGTACATGTAGTCTTCACCCTTAAATGACTTATCACAGTTGAGACACTTGGTCTGGGATAGCTGCCATCTGAGATTATGTTTGACTGCCATTTCATGGAACTTACCATAGTTGAATCTAACACCGTTCTCTGGTGCTACGTCTTCCACTGTATATGTAGTGGTAGTGACCTTTACAATCTTTGGGAGTTCGTTACAATCTTTCATATGATTTTCTTTTTATTGATTACTTTTCCGTCGAATGAGCTATCATAGGGGATTGCTTCATCCTCATGTATGAAGACACCGCCTCCAAGCACTGGTATTTCCTCGTCACCAGTCTCCCACAGCTTCTCACAAATGTAGTATGGTGGGTGTAGTTCTCTTACTCTGAACATAGAATGTGGTTGTGTGACTAATATCCTGGTAATATGTCTGTCGTTAGGGAAATCCTTGTTAACTTCCTTCTCTGTCCTAACTCCAGAGTAGTATACGTCTTTTGTCTTGTCCTTTGAACCGTCAAAGGAAATCAAGTCACCTATTTTATACTTCATTGTTTGCTAATTTTTTCATTATTACCCTGTCTGAAAGCTTCTTTCCAACCTCGAAGCCACAGCTCTCGTAGAATTTAACAAGACAGTAGAGGGGAATATCGTCAGAATACCTTATTGTCGGTTTTGCTATAAGAACGATATTGACGTTGCTGTAGAGTTTTACAGCGTATTCAACAGCCATCTTAGCCAGCCCCTTACGTCTGTAGTCTCTCCTGGTGTTCAAGTCCCACAACGCCATACATTTCTGTCCGTTCTCAGTTAGTTCACCTATAATACCATCATGAGGTATGCCAGTGTTCACAGGTTCTAAGATGAGTGAACATACAATCTCATTGATGGTGGTGTCACGCACTGCTATCCTGGTAGCACCATTCCTGCCATAGTTGACATGACACACTGTTGTAATATACTTCTTATCCATTTTACTTGAGCGTATTAATTTGTTTAAGTGACTCAACGCACTTACCTATGAACTCCTCATTGAAGAGCTGTTTTCTGATGTTGCTCTTGCCCTTGGTATTGGCTTTGTTGTAGTTTTTAACAAGTGACACCATCTTTGCAATGGGTGAGATACTAATGCTAACCTCTTCACGTCTTGTGGGGACTCTTACAGCCTCCATGATGAAGCCCTTAGCCCACTCTGGTTGGAATGTCTCAGCTTTTTCTGAGACGTAATCATAGGCGAAGTCAGCATCCACGTAGGTATCTGCCTTATGGATGTCATCAGTGAGTTCAAAGTCCCAGTACTGCATTCTAACGCCATCAACATACTTGACATGTGTATTCATGGTCTTATAATACTTGACCGAACCATCCTTTTTGGATGTAAATTTAACTGTATATCTTGTCATAATTTTGTAATTTTGGTGCAAAGTTAGACAAAAAATCTGAGATATCCAAAGAAATTAACATTAATTAAGGAAAAAGGCACTCATAGACCTTCATTCCATCCTTGATTTTTATTACGTATAGTTTTTCCTTTACTGTAGATATGATGTAACGTAAGAGTATGCGGTGAAGAACTTTGTTCCTCCTGTTGGAAGAACAACGGCAAAGAAGTAGCTGTAATTTGATATGAAGTTAATCAAATTGCAGCATTCGTTATAATCAGTAATGTCAAATGATACTGACGAATCATAACTGCCACCAGTAACCTGTATATCTGCATGATACCCACCTTCCTCATATGGTGTAAGTTCAAACCTTGACACCTGTTGAACTGCTATCTTAAAGATTTTCTCGAACTTTTTCATAATTTACTAATATAGATGTGATTAGGATATCTACCAAGGACAAAGAGTGTAACTGGGCAAATCCAGAATCTCTTCTGTTGAGTACCGTTTGCAATATCAACATCGTCAACCTCCTGCTTATAGTCAGCACCAAACAGGTACTTATCCAGCATAGACTTTTTTCCAAGACTTTGTGGAATAAGTTTCTCGTAGTGGTCGAACTCATGTCTGAAGTACATACCGAATGGGTACTTCCTAGCGATAATCTTTATTGTCACCTCGTTCTCACCATTGGCATAGAGTTCACAGAGTTTGTCAGCCCCGCATACCATTTCAAGGTTGGAATGGTTAAATCCCCAGCCATTGAACTTGTAGTACCATCTTCTGACACCGTTATCATCCTCACAGATGAAGGTGAGCTTGTAGTTCTCCCTCCGTATGATGAAGTTGAATAATAGTGCCAGGATGGTGTAGATTTTCTTAATTATCTTCATGTTATTTCACTTTTATTATCCTCCTCAAAACTATATTGTCTGTTAAGTGAACTTCTCACGAGACCAAGTGAGAACCGCATGTTGTTGAGCTTCTTCATACAGTCCTTCAAGGTAGCACCATGAGGTTGAACAGTACCACGCTTGAGGATTTCCTCAAGTTTATCGTGTATTTCCTTCATGTCTGACATAATACCCTTGAGGTAGTAGTAGTCATCACGCTTACCGAAATACATGGTGTAGTACCTGTCGAACTGGTACTGAATTTTCTCAGAGAACTCGTTGGCCTCTTGACTTTCTGGAGTGACCTTATAAGTATACTCGAACCAGTCCAGAGCATCAAAGTACCATGAATCTGTGGTAGTTTCAAGGAACTCCTTGGTGAAGTTCTTCTCTGCGTATTCTCTAGCAATGTTTACTATTGGCTTCATACTTCCTCCTCCTTTAATTTTTTGAGTATTTCAGCATGTAAGTCCATGAGGCTTGAGAATGCGTCAAGCTTCTTCTTGGCATATTTTTCCTCTTCTCTGGAATACAATTTGAATCTTCCATCAATTTCTTTCCGTGCCTCAGTAGCAGCCTCAATGAAAGTTGTATAGATGCCGTGAGAGTGAGTCATACATTCATCGCCACGATAGTACTGGTCAATTACATATTCACCAGCAGGTTCTGGAGAATTTGGTACTTTTTCCTTAACGAGTATGGCTTCTCTGGAGTAGATGTGACGTTTGATGTCAGGACCATCCGTAATGACTTCTTTTACGGTAATCTCTACAATTGAGATTTCCTTTCCGTTGTGACTATAGGCGATGCAATAGAGGATATCGCCAGGTTTCACCTCATTTAATTTTTTAATATCTTTCATACTTCACTAATATTTTCTGGTGCAAATGTAGACAAAAAAATCGAGATAACCAAAAATTACCTCGATTTTTAACATTTTTTTTACTCAAGGGCTGCGTTAGCAAACTCCTCTTCAGACATCGCTTCCTCTTCATCTGGCTTAATGTCCATGAGTTCGATACATGCGATGTCCAGTTCTGAGTCTGACTCCCTACAACGTTTCTCAATACCTCTTAGCTTTGTCCTACGCTTGTTTATCTCAGCGATGACTGCACTGATGCATTCCCTCTTTGTGAGGGCATACACGTCAATTGAGAGACCAATCTCATCATCGTCCCTTTCGTTCACGTAGCTAGCCAATGCTCTTCGTGGTGTGATTGTTGTGACACCATCTGAGAGATTGAGATACATGTTGCTTGGATATCTGACGATGCTACTTATTGTCAGCTCCTTAATCGCCTCACTATTTGGATATCTGTAGATGATTGAATCTATCAGTGAGAGCTTGTAAACCTTGTCGTTTACCTTAGCTTCTTCGAAAAATTTAGTTCTTCCTACCATTGCTATATTCTTATTAATTGTTTACTTTCAAAATCCCATCTATACCCCACTTCCTTCAATTTTTCAACGAGGAATTGTATCTCATAGTTGTTAGCCTTATAAGTGTCGTATCCATTTCCCATATAATATGAATGGTGCTCATCTTGAAGCGGTTCTAGATTTCCACGTCCATCCTTAAAGTTCCACCACACCAGGCAGGCAACAATACCATAATCTGTCATTTCCTTGAATATTTCCACAATAAGAAAGTTTTCACCGTGTATTTCTGACGAGGTGTATCTTACAAGGAAGTCTCCATACTTTGGCATTTCCTTTGTTCTTTCTTCCCTATGGAGGACACGAACTGATGTTCTACCGTTTATTGAAAGTTTCTTATTCATAGGTCAAGTAGTTTAGCCTTTTTCCAATTTCTAGTCCAATGCTCATCCGTCTGGACGTGGTTTGGTCTTACATATTTGCAGACATAGTGTGGGAAATAGTCTATGGCGAATGAGTCTGTTATCCTCATGACGATACCTTCCTTCTCCTTGCCGTAGGTTGAGGGTTGCTTCATGAGGTCTGCTATGATTTCCTCAATCTGTTTCTCCGACTCTGCCTCACATGTGTACAGTTCTGGCACATGTGGAACATCCAGGATGAATGCCATTTCGACAATTTCGTCCCAGGAGTACCATCTTTCACCGTCGTTGGCTGCGAATATGTGGAAGTAGTTAAGAAGCTTATCGTAGATGATAGAATGCTCTCCATAGAGGTTTTCACCGAAGATTTCCTCATTATTTCCTATGGAGTTCTTGATTCTCCAGTAGAGTCCGTCTTGGCCCCACAGATTGATTGACCAGGGACTCCTAGTCTCTGCTGAATGGGAACGTGCAAAGACTCCACTTTGGCAGAGACAGGTGTTCTCTCCGTCAAGTTTCTCTGTGAAGACTATCTTCTTACCACGATAGAAATCAAACCAATCACCTTGTAATTTCTTATCATCCTTCGTTGCACCTGGTGAAAAAGGTAGATGATATGTTCTCGGATATTTCATAATCAGTTCTCTCCAATATTGTCAATAGCTCACACCACTTACGAGATAGGTTACTCCAGAATTCACGTCCTTCTTTTGTCTCATCCCAAGAAAATGCGGAACAGATAAATGAGCGTGGCATTCCACTTAGTGTCCTACAATCGGTCTTATGTAATGGGAAAAATGCAGCACGATATCCAGGGCGTTCCTTCACATAGTTCGCCCTAAATTGTACAAGGGCATCGTTAGCCTTCAAGAACTTAGCAAATGCCGTTAGAATTATCTTATCTCTCTCTTCTGTGGTCATGTTCCGTATACTTTTGACAAGGAGTCAATGAGGGAGGCAATATCCTCTGTCATTTCCTCAGTGTCGTCTTTCCCATCGAGTTTTCCCTGTGTATATGCTGACTCAGCCACAAGTGACCAAGTGGTTCTCACAATGGACTTGAGTGCTTCCATATCCATTGGCACTGCATGGAAGTTGAACTTCCTGTCAAGATACTTGAAAGCATCTGTCTCCTGGATTCCACTTTCATTCCAGAAAGTCTCGAAATCGTTGTACTTATAACTTTTCATATTTTTCTTGTAGTTCTAAACATTTAGACATTAGATAATCGTAGAGCTTTGGAACTCTGGCTTTGGATATGTTAGCAATCTTGGAATTGAAGATACCTCCGAATGGGAAAACGATTTTCTCATACATCACCATACAATCCTTTATGTGTTGGAAATCCTCGTCGATTACTTTCTTGAACTCCTCAAAATCTTCATCATTCCACCTACCATAAATGCCCTTGTGCTGCTTGTTATACCAACGTTGGGTAGTTATAGGGTAGGCATTCTTAAGTCCTCTTATACAGGCTGATGTGACCTTTGGAAAGTGTTTACCAGCACCATACATCTTGGAGTACCAGACGTTATCTGGTATTTCTCCCTTACCGCTATCCCTATCGGTGTTGTCGGTAAAGATATACATGGTTTCAAAGTCCTTTTCAACCTCTTCACGGTTATAGAACTTGCTGGCTCTTATTATCTTCATCCTTATTTACCCCATTTATCGATTATACAATGTTTAACGCAATATTTAAATTACTCGTCTGTGAGACAGGTGAGCTTATCTGGCCTGAGCCAGTTTTCAGTGCCCATGTACTCATAGCACTGTCTGGGTGTTATATCACCGTCCTCAGCCATTATGTGATGCCTTGAGCAGAGTGCTGCACCATTCTCTATGTAGTAGCCACCGTCAGTCCACAGCTTTCTGTCCATGATGTGATGTGCGTCTACAGCGTCACAGTGACATCATGGAACACAGCATTTACCGTTGGTCTTGGCAAACACCTGCTTCTTGAACTCTTCTCTCGTTAATAGCTTCATATACGTTTTTATTATATCTCTCCACAGCCTTTGCTTCATCACTATTCAGACATTCCTTAATCTGATAAATGAGGTTAATGCACTTAATCTCCTCGTTTAGGGTCGCTATGTGAATACCCATGATGAGGATTATGAAAAACTGTAGGAGTATTATTTTATTCTTCATCAGAATCCTATTTTCTTTACTTCCTGCTTATTTACGACATTCTCATCATCCTTGTTATAGATGTCAGCGAGAGTCATACCCTTCTTAGCATCTGGGATAAACTTCTGAGTCTTCTCAAGGCTCAATGGGTTGAATGTATACTTGAGTGAGAGCCTTCCCTTTCTAAGGAGTGCTTCATCAATCTTGCTTTCTGGGCAGTTAAATGAACAGATGAACTTGCAGTTGACCGTCTCGCCAATGATACCGTCTGTAAGGTTAAGGAGTGTGCCCATGAATGGGTTTCCTTCCTCTCTCTTGGACAGAATCTTCTCACAGTCCTCCAATACCACCACAGAGTTTCTGTATTCCAGCAGGAATGAGATAAACGATGATGATGTCACATTGCTAAGGAGACTGGAATCAATGTACAGGAACTTTTTATCATCGATGACACCGATGAGGTGCTTGATGAGGGAGGTCTTACCAGTACCAGCCTCACCGTTGAAGAGGATAAGCTCCTTATGGTCTGAATTAAGAAGCTTGACAATCTTCTCGTATGGCATGTCATCATTATAGTTCTTGTTGAGGTCAAGCTCCATTCTCTTGAACTCAAGCTGCTGGGTCATAAGACCGCTTGAATAGCCCTGTCTTACCCACAGGTATGATGACATATCATTGGTGTTCAAGTCAACCATTACGAGGTTGTCCATGACGTGTTCAGCGAGTTGTCCCACAGTATCCTTGTTATCTGTGTAAATCTTCACGTGTTCGATTCTCTTAATCTCACTGTCTCCAATGTTGGCACTATATGTTTCTATTACGGCAAAGCCATCCTCAGTTAGGAACATTGCGATATTGTTAACTGGGAATGCCACACAGCCAAGCTTCTCAGCAGTGTCAATAAACGAATAGTTCTTGGAATATCTTGCGAACTTATCCTTGAGGGTGACAGAATCCAGTGAACGCTTGTAAAGCTTCAATGCCTTTGTATCCTTCATTTCGGCAATACCGTACTCATAGAGTGGGTTATGACCGTAGACGTAGGTAAACAGGATTCTGTAATTGATATCTGGACTCATTCCGTGATTATCAATTAAAACGTCTGGATAATGTTCAATCAGTACCTTGTTGTACTTGTCGATAATCTCTAATGGTTGCTTTATCTCCATTATATATTCTTTAATAGTTATACAATACGGACATAGCACATGCCCTCCAATTTTTTGTTGCAAAGATATACAAAAATTTTGGAATAACCAAACAATTCTACCTTTTAAAGTGATTTTTAACAATATTTATAGGTTAAAAGATATAAGTAATGATAGTTACAACTGAGTGGATGGAAGAAAATTATGCCAAGTTCAACGAATTGGCATTTGGTGGACAATTACCAAACATAAAAATGGTTATAAACAACAGGCTTAGCAGAGCCTGGGGTAGAGCTATGTATAGGATTAGTCTCAATTATGGCACTATTACACCATTAAGAATTGAAATGGTAAGTAAACGTGATTGTCCAGAAGAAGTTTTAAGAAATATACTTGTTCATGAAATGATTCATGTGCTTGATTATTCATCACACCCAGAGCATTTTATTGTGAAAAATTATTGGAGATATACAAAAAATAAAGGATATGATGCACATGGTAGTTGGTTTCAAGGAGAGTGTAATAGAATAAATTCGATGAATTTGGGAGTTACCGCAACAACCAAAATTCAATCATGGGAGAGTGATGCTAGTAAACTCAGTGATAAAGCACAAGCCGCACTTGATAAAAGAACTGCAATGAAAAAACAAGAAGGCGCTATTATTGGTCTCCTTCGTAAGCCGAATGGAAAACAACCTTGGTTTTTTATTAAAACAAACAACATTGGTAGAAAAACATACGAAAGGAAACTACTTAAAGACAGAGATTGGTATGCACGTTATACCCCTTATATAGAATGGTATAGAAGTTTCAACCCAAAATATATGGCATATAGAAATGAAACTGGAAGGGGTTGGTATTATTCAAACGAACAAAAAAACGCATTTGTGAATGAACCAGAGACGGAATACTTAAGCACTACCACGATATCTTATGATTTCACAGAAAATAAAAATATGGATTACAGCAAGATAATACAAGAAGCAATTAACGATTTCGTTGCCAAAGAGACAAACGAAACAATAGTTACTGGTAAACCAGGACAAAGGGAATACTTTAAACAAATAAACGATGATACAATAATTGGAGCAATAGAGTAATTTATCGTCTCTAATAGGTATTTATAGTATAATATGGGTGTTATTAAAAACATAAAAGCGTCTATTGACGACAAGTCTTCAATGAGTGTGAACAGTATTACCATGTTGGTATCTGCCATTATGGGTGTAATCATTGGACTTGTCATATGTTTTGTGCTCATATACGACGTAGTTTACGATGGTAAGGTTGACACCAACTTGACCGACATGGGTATCTTCCTGCTTTGTAGTGGTGGATATATCCTGGGTAGTGGAGTTCCAAAGGCTTGGGTTGACAGCAAGATGAAGACACGTTCTTGGGTTGAGAACGAGAAGTTGCAGATTGAGGCTGATGAGGACTTGAGAGACTACAGAATGGAGAGAAGGAGGAAAAGAATGGCTGGAGTTATGCCTCCAGAACCAGAGCCAGATGATGATAATTTAACACCAGATGAGCCATAATAAGATTTAAATATATACAATATATGAATAAGAAAGTACTTAGTTTTGTAAACAAGCTTGAGGGCTACAAAACAGCCATCAAGGAGCTTCATTGGGATGCTGATAATTTGTCCCAGCACGAGCTTTGTGACAAGATAGCAGAAAGTATAGCTGAATTCCAGGATACTGTATCAGAGGTTGAGCAGTCAATCACTGGAAAGCTTGCAACTGGTAACTTGAAGCCAGTATCATATAAGGTTACGACATTGAAGAAATTCGTTGAGGATGTATTGGATGTTACCAACACTTTCTACAAGAGTCTTGAGGATGAGGGAGATACCTACACTGGCATGAGAAGTGACTGTGAGTCATTCCTGTCAGACATGCAGAGGAATCTCTACCTTGTCAACTTCACCATGAAGGAAGACCTCAAGAGGAGGATTGCTAATAGAATCAACGAAGCATACAGGAAGGAAGAGAACATCAAGACGACGTTTCACGGTACAAAACCTTCCACTGAGAAAGGTTTATTCAAGAGAATAAATGACCTAACGAAGAATGGGCAGCTTAATACAAGGTTATTTGGCGGTGTGTCTGATGCCCTTGATTTCTACAGGAGAATCCTTGGTAAAATTGGCAATCTTAGGTGCGTTGATGCCTGTGAAGGTAATAATTATGTTGTTAAGCTTGATACTGAAGGCGGGCTTAGTTATTTAGGCCTTATGAGAATTAAGGAAGTTGGAGAAGGACAGTGTAAGGCTAGTATTACATTCTCTCCACATGCTGACGCAAATGAGGGAGTTGAGCCAGAGGAGACAGAGCCTACGCTTGAGGATGACTTTGATTATGAGGATACTCCAAACGAATACGGAACTGTTCAAGATGATAGAAACTATGAGATTTATAGAGAAGGAAGAATCACCAGGATGACTGGTAGTGAACTTCACAATCTTATCAAGGAATCTGTAAAAAAGCTACTTAAAGAAGAGGAAAGTCCATATAGGGGTATTTATATACAGGGCTTAGGATTACCAGAAGAGTGGCTAATGCGTAAGATTGACTGGGCTTTTGATGAGAAGGGTTATTCACCAAAGCAAGTTCAGTGTATGGTTGACTGGTTAGCACATAAGACTTCTAATGATGAAAATTATAGGTATTAATTTTGAATGTTATGATATCAGAGAATATATTAGACAATATAATCAGTGAGTCCATTAATCTTGTTCTTGAGGGAAAGAGTAGTATTCACATCAAGAAGAAGAACAGGGGTAAGTTCAATGCAACCAAGAAGAAGACTGGTAAGTCAACGGAGGAGTTGACACATTCAAAGAATCCGTTGACCAGGAAGAGGGCTGTGTTTGCTCAAAATGCTAAGAAGTGGTCCCACAAAGGTAGAAAAAAGAAAAAGAGTTAAGGAGAGACCTTAACTCTTTTTTCATGCCTTTACGGTTATATTTACTTTTGTCCTTGTAGACACGGTTCATTGAAACAAATTGACCGCCACCATTGCGCTCTATTTGTTCATCACGGCTAATCATCCTCAGTATCTTGTACTGTTCCGTGCTCTTCGTTGGTTTACTTTTCTTACACATCTTGGAATCCTCCATCTTCTGTTAGTATAAACGCTTTTCTGCAATCAAGGCAAGCCCAGGTTCTCGTAATCACTGGGTGCTCCTCCTGCTGTGAATGCCCGAATATCTGGTAGATGCCATCAAGGTCTTCATCTTCCTTCTTCTCGTTGATGTCAGACCACACCATGCTTCCTACCTTTTCTCCCCATGTTGCACGATACCTTGACATCTGTGTGAGGCTTACTACACCAGCAGACATATCTTTCAACGGATTAAGGTTATCGGCAGTAGGTTCTCCTATAAGGTTCTTATATCTCTCCAGCCATGACTTAGTTACACCAGCATGTGTAAATAAATATGTCTTACCATTGATAGTTTCCTCATATGCAAGCTGGAAAAAGCTTCTGTGAGACCTAAAATCCTCTGCTATGTGATAGGCGTGACTTGCGTCATATCTTACCCTGGTTCTGAAGTTATTGTCGTAGTACTCCATATCGTGATTTCCCAGAAGCAGAATTACCTTATCCTTATTTGCTGCCTTATAGTCTATTATTTCTTCAAAGTTCTTGATGGCTTGTCTCCTGGTAATACCCTCCCAAGGGTATGGGTCAAGGTAGTCCCCAAGGAATACTATCTTATCGCATTCCTCAGCATGTTTTTCAACGGCATCTTTCCAGAACGTCCTACCATGTACGTCTGGTATTATCAATATTTTACTCATTTACCAATACATTTGCTCCAAGTAAGGCGTGCTCCTTGAAATATAGCTCTACCATGTCGTAGAAGAAACATATATCCTCATATGTTGGTGGTTTTTCAAGTAATATGTGAATCTCATTTATCATGAAAAGAACATACCTTATGAAATAACTATCAAGTTCCCTGTCTTCCTGGTTACAGAGAAACCAGCCATCGTTCTCTATTCTGTCACGCAGGAATTCCAGATATCCATCTTTCTTGTAGAAATATGGTTTTTTATACCTGTTAGTTCTGAACTCATTGTAGTATAATCTATATATACCATTATGTTTCATAAACTGCAATGTCAGTTTAGCGACCCTTGATAGCTTTACATTTCGTGCCATACGCCACTACTCTTTTTATTTTTCTTTTTTAAATTTTGATTTGAGCAACTGTTTTCCTATGGCTTCATTAACCTCTGCCCAGGATACAGGCTCATAATTGTTTTTATCAACCCCTACATCGTATTGCGTTGGGAAAAGCATTTTCAATCGGTCTATGTCCAATCCCTTAGCACCAGGACCTGAATGGACGTGCCCGAACAACTGATATACCAACCCCTTCGGGTCACGATAAGTACCTCCATAGCATAGGAATGGTACATGGTTAAGATAAACCTTCCTTCCCTCAATTTCCACCTTCATCTGGAATGTTACATAATCGAATAGTTCCTGCTCGGCAGTTGGTGTCATATTCTTCTCATCGTGGTTTCCCTTGATTAGAATAATTCTACCATTGAGTTGACTTCTGATATTCTTCCAGAATGGGTATCCACCCCAAGCAAAATCCCCAAGATGGAAGACCAGACCATCCACTGGGACTTTCTTATTCCAGTTCTCAATGAGTTTGTAGTTCATTTCCTCCACGTCCTTGAACGGGCGGTTACAGAACCCAATGATATTGGCGTGTCCAAAATGGGTCACTAGGTGTCGGACGTGAAAAACACGTCCGACCCACTCTCAAATTTTGTTTTAATATTATCACTCATAACTTTTACTTATTTTTGTAACTAACGAAGGTGATATAGAAAGTAACTTGCTTATATCCTTATTTTTCATTCCTTCGCATAATAGTTCTATTACTTTTTCTCTTGTTATTTTGGACTTTTCATACCTACTAATAAAATTATCATCTATGATTGACCATTTTCTTTCTAACAGTGGTATATTTCCATCAACTAGTGTTTTTTTAAGCTTGGATATTACTCTAGAATCAGAAATAACTAATTCAGCATACCCATTATTGTTTATTTTTACGTGAGATTTATCATATCCTATGATTTCACAGAATTCTTTTAGTATCTTTTCCCAGGAACTATGTAGCTTAATTCGTATGAATGAATCATTTCTACCAGTTTGCTTTGAAATATTTCCATCACCATCAATAAACCCTCCAATTAAATATTTGAGTAAATTTTTGTCGTGATTTAATATAGTTTCTGGAGGATTATAAGTCTTTTTCTCCTTAATGTCGAACTTTTTGACTAAGGCATTAACAATACTAGTATGCTTTGCAGCGACACCAATGCCTAGTTCTCCTCTATCGTCGAAATTACCAACCCAATTTATGAATTTAGCAAACTTTTCTACCTGTGAAGAATCACCAAGTTTTAGGTGAAATTTAATCCTACCATCAATAAAACTACCATCAGCCAAAAGGAAACCAATCCAATAATATGCTTCTGGAGTTTCATTTAGTAATGGTGATAAATCACATTTTCTAGTAGCTTTATTCCTAGCGGCACAATTTCTGCATATTGAGTTATTTTTCTCAGCAAGCCAATATGCTGAGTAAGACCCATATTTTAACTCTTTACCGCAAATTCTGCATATCCTTTTATATTCCATATACCTTTTTATATAAATATGATATTAGGGTGCAAAAATATTGTGTCTATTGTAAATTTTGTGCAAAGTTATATATTTTTTTCCTAAAAAGCAAAAAATTGTGGTTAAAGTCTGTTAAAGTATCATTTTTAGGTCTTCGATGTTAAGTGCGTTATAGACAAATTCGTATGTATCATCGTTGTATGTAATCTTAACACCGTTATTATCCAGCATTTCTACACTCTTTATTGCATCCTTGTTAAATTCTATTGGTGAGTAGGTGAACATATCCCTTGATAGCATGAGCATGTCAAGGGTTGACATCTTTGTTATTTCACCCTCAGTACCATTTTCCAGTATTCTATTAAACTCTTTATCCCTAAAGGCGCAAGACCTTTCATAATTATCCATGAAAGCCCCCCATTTAAACAATAGATAATGTAACGTGTTGTCATTTATTATAATCCTGTTCCAGCAATCATGCCAGGTAAGTGATGTCTCCGACTCATGGTTTGATATGTTCTCCAGTGATGTCCTGGTGACAAACCAGCAGTCACCACCAAGCTCATCTATGAGTTCCTTCTCATTCTTGAATCTTACGTCATCAATCACATAATTTTCATTTGGGTTTATCATGGCGCGTATCCTGTTGACGTGCCAATCCTTGTTATATTCTCTGATTAAGTCAGTACCTATGAACTGAAGCATCTGTCTCACGGTGTTTATGACTTTACCGTGACACTTCTCCCTTACGACATCCAATGGTATCTCAGTCTCTTCAGCAAGAATCTCGCACATATCGTCACCAATTGTAATTCCTATATCGATTCCCTTGTTTTTTGCTTCGTTGAGTCCATCGATGGAAATATCCAGGAGGTCTGCACAGAGTTGTTTAAGCGGTAATGCAAAATACAGCTTTTTATACCCAAGGTCTTCGCAGACCTTTGCAAGCTCTGACTTTCCACCTCTCATTCTACCTGCAAATCCGATAATCATAGTTATTCCTCCTCTTCTTCTTTCTCTTCTTCCTCACTCCTGTCTTGTAAGGCAGTGTTGATAAGGTCTATCAAGTCCTTGAGTGGTATATTACCCATGACCTTGTAGATTGGGCTGTCGTTCTCATCAAACAGGATTGTGGTTGGTATTGACCTAATACCAAGCTTCTCGAATGTAGGGGACATATCCCTGCGTTTCTCGATATCGATTACCTCAAATTCCAAATCCTTATATTCCTCCATTTCACTGACTTTCCTAAATGTAGGTGTATAGTTTCTACATGGTACACACCAGTCAGCAGAATACTTTACAATTTTTTTTACTTTATTTGTATTCATCTTCTTCTAATTTTTACGTTTTTCTTATTTCTAAATATATCATTGAATGAATTAATTCCTCTCGAAGAATTCATACTGATTGTGGAACTTGTAGGTATTCTCTTCTCTACTGGCTTCGCATTGGCAATTATAGCCCTTGCTGAACTCTCCGTAATGATTGTGGTAGTTGACTTCCCAAGAACCCTGTTAACCTGGTACTCAATCCTTGCAAGTCTTGACGTACTATTAGCGTTAGTTGCATCAAAATCCTGGAAGTCTTTCTCGTCGATAAAACCAAGCGTGTCCTTTGCCCTGGTGTACGCCACATACATGAGGTTTTGTTCCTGCCTTATCTCCCAGTCCTTCTGTGCTGCCTTGCTAGGCATGAGTGAAGGACAGACGATGTAGACGTTATTTGCCTCCAAACCTTTAGCCTTGTGAATGGTTGACAATGCTATTCCAGTTCCATTTTTGTCGCCCTTCGGGAATATCTTATCGATTCTCTTGATAAGCTCATCCGTTTGGTTGATTCCCTCTGACAATATCTCAAGAGCCTTTATCATATCCATCTTATTTTCGATTATAGGACTTTTTAAGGCTGTCTGAGCGTCGATTCCAGAGCGTACCATGATGTTATTCCTCGTGGTAAACAAATCATCGTAGAGTCTCACAAATAAACCATCAAATCTACAGTCGGCATTGATTACATCCTGTTTTGTACTGGTGACAAGTTTCTTCAGATTGTTTCCTATATCTTTGCCCCTAATGAAGGCTTTCTTACCAATCTTCAGAAACTCGTTATAGACTTGGATAAGTGGTGCATTGTTTCTGCACAGTATCATGTCACCATCCTCTACCATATCCAGTGGTACATCATATAATACCTTACCTTCTCTACCTCCAGCTTCATTCCATTCTATAGAAGGTACAATCTGCTTTGCGTAGTCAACAATGTTCCTTCCACAACGATATGAGATACTGAGTGGTAGACATGTGGTATTAGGTATTGATAGTATCTTATTGAATGACTCTGGGTCGGCCCCCGCAAAACTATAGAGGCACTGGTTTCTGTCACCAATGGAGATAAGCCTCGTGCCCATCTTGAAACACTTCAACACAAGCTCTCTCTCGGCTTTGTTCATGTCCTGGCACTCATCTACCATAATGAAGTCGTAAAGCAGTCCCAGTGGCTTTAAATTAAGCACATGAGGCAACCATACCATATCTGTATAATCTATATCTTCCAGATGGTTCTTTCCCCACTCCATAACCTTCAATGCTACAGACTTTTCGTCAGCAAACGTCTCGATGCCATATCTGGTTTCTATGAACTCCAGGTCTTTCTCAGTCTGACAGAGATAAAATCTTCCGAAATCAACATACTTCTTGATATTATCCATATACTTGAAGTAGTCCTTTGGTGATAACCTACGGAGGTTTATAGTGGTATAATCACGTATGAAGTTCCTTATGTGTGACTCATACTTGAATGGTTCTGGAACAATAGATGTTGTCGGGAGGTTTCTCTTAATCATGGTAAAACCAAGGCCGTGAAGTGTCTTTACCTCCACGTTTTCAAACTTCTTTGTCTTCTTGGTTAGTTCCTCCACAATGTCCCTGTTGAACGCTACCATCAGTATTTTCTTGTCATCTGGTATCAGTTCAAGGCATTTGATAAGTGTTGTTGTCTTTCCAGCACCAGCAGCAGCCTCTACTACTATATGACCACTACCATGAAGTATCTGGTCGAATATGGCCGTCTGATACTTGCTAGGTACAAAATTATCAACTTCTTTCTTCTTTCTTGCCATCTTTTTCTTTTAGTGCAAAGATATATAAAAAAAGTTAAAAAAACAAATTTATCAAAACAAAAAAATGAACTAGAAGCGAATCTAGTCCATTTTTTTTCTGTCTACGTTCTCCTTTTACTCATCCTGGAAGATGTCACGGAGGTAGTTACGCAGGTGGGGGTTCTTCTCAAGGGTGTCCTTGATTTTGTTCTTAAGGTTGACCACTGAGGGGTCAATTGGAGCACCACCGTTACGTGCTGCACGAAGCTCTGCCATACGTCTGTCCTTGTCCTCAAGGAAGTGTACGAGCTGCTCACGGCTTGCACCCTCAACGTCAATTTCACCGTCCCACAGCTTGCTCTGGATGATGTCCACGAGCTGCTCGCGCTCCATCGTGTTGAAAGGAGGACGCTGCTGCTGACCTGCTGCTCCTGCTGGCTTTGGCCAAGGCTTGAATCTGCCGTTAGCACCACGAGGCTGAACAGCTACGGGAGCTGGTTCGGGCATTTCCTGGCGATGGAAGTCATCAAACAGACCTGGAGGAGGTGGGGGCATTGCACCTGGGCGACGCATAGGAGCACCTGGACGCTGTGGCATTGGCATAGGTGTACCAGGACCGAAGCCTCCCTGCGGGCGCTGTGAATGGTTTGGAATAGGGCGACCCTGTGGAGTGAAACCCTGTGGCTGCTCTGCTGGAGGAACGGGAGCACCGTTTTCCATAGCGAGAGGAGACTCCTCTACGGGCTTAATCTCAAGGACGTTGCCAGTTGCGATGAGCAACTTTGCAAAGGTAGTGAGGGTAATCTCACCGTTTCCATCGAGAATCTGCGCCAGCTCTGCCTCGGAAATTGCAAGTGCGTAAGCCAACTCACTGCGAGAAGTGTTAACCTCCTGCATAAACTGCATCATTCTGTTACGAATGTCATTCTTAGCCTGGCGAACCCACTCGCTAGAGGCTGAAAGTAAAATCTGTCTATTCATTTTAAAACTGTTTGTTAGTTAAATTTCTAATTCACGGTGCAAAGATATATATTTTCTGTGAGAAAACAAAATTCCTTAACACTTTTTAAGATAAATGATAAGCCTTCTTCCTTATGTCGATAAGAAGGTCATTTACAAATGACTCATCAATCTTCTTAGGAAGTGCTGATTTCTCAATAGCTTCGTCGAGATTTTCCTTGTCCTTGTTTACAATTTCCATAAGTTCATCATACTCGAACTGATGGTTTCTGACAGCCATAAGAAAGTCTCTGTCACCAGCAACACGTCTGTCAAGAATCAGTCCGTCACCGTTTGCAATCTCCTTACCCATACGGATAAGTCTGATGCAGTGCATCATGTTCTTTGAGTCATAGTTCTTGTCGAGGTTTGACTCATAACGCTTCTGGTTACGATTCTGCTCCCAGTCCTTGTACTCCTTATACTTCTTGCAGTGGTCTTTGAAGCCACTCTCATTATATACCATATGTACAATAGGTTTCTCACCCTTTGCAACAGAAGAACCACGCATATCAGTAGCCTCATCAAGGCACATACCACGATAATGCTTTACCTCCTTATTCTGCTCGAACCATTCATATGCCTCATCGAGATTTTTAAAGTCATAAAATGTTGCTATAAAACTAGAAAGCGATGCATTTATGCCATCATAATTTTTAATGCCATTTGCCTCGAAGTGAGCACCCCAGTCGTAGTACACTCCATAGGTATCGTGCATATTTGGGATATGTACAAGACCACAGAAATCCTTATTAAGTCCACGATTATCAAGCCAATCCTTAATCTTGGTACTACCCTGTTTGTAGAAGGTATAAGCAAAGTCGAACGGAGTCAGACGCTCGTGCATAGGATTTACAATCTTCTTGTTCAGTCCACGAGCCTTACCAATCTGCTGCACAGCATAACCTACAAACGGTGCAAAGCACTGCTTGGTAATGAACTTATCCTTGTTTGCAAACAACTCAGCAAGAATAGGAGAAGGCTTGGTAATAACCTTATCTTCTGGAACAAAGAGTGACTCGATAATGCTGGGGTTTGACTTCATAAGCATATGCATATACTTACGAAGCTCATACCAGGTGTTATCGTTCTTCGCGTCAGCAACAAGCTCCTGGTAGCCAAGACCGATACCAAGCAGGGTATCGTGCGGGGCAATGAAGAGACCGCTGCTGTCAACGTCTGAATCCTCGTTGTTCAGTCCATAGAGGTGAGAACCCCTAACGTACTCGTAAAGGAGTCTACCATCTTCTCTGATAATATCGAAATTAGTTTTCATTTTCAAACTTGATTAAATTATCTACATAGTTTCTATCCTCACCCTTAAGAATTGGCATATTGTAGTCAATAGTCCACTCTCCGTCTTTCTTAATGACAGCTGTACCACGTTTCTCTGGAACGGTGAGGTTGTTCCAGTTGATACCGAAGTTATCCATTAGCATATCCTGCATCTGGCTTGAGTTCTTTCCATGCAGCTCTCTGTAGGAGAACTTGGACTGTGCCAGTGAGGAAATGGAATTACGTGTAGCATCCTGCTGTCTCCAGAGAATACAGTTGGTTACTTCCTCAACAGGGATGTTGAACACACGTGCGTCGAACATTGCGCCCTTCTCAATGGCTTTTTCATAAACTTTGTTAAACTTATGTGCGTCCTCGCTAACCTCTACTTTGCTATATGCGTCCGTAAACCACTCTGCATATGCATCAATCAACTTGTGATTGAAGTACAGTGTACACATAGAAGCAACCACTGAGCACATCTTCTGTACGCTGTAGTCGAACCAAGCATCAGTATCCAGTGTCTCATAGTCAACCAGCACAAGAGTAATCTCGTCTGACTGAGTGTAGCCAAGAACACAACCCTGGATTTTCTGACACAGCTTAAGGGTTGTCTCTTGCATCGCCTTCATCAGCACCTTATCAAACGGCTTATCGAAGCCACGTGTGAAGGTGTGGAATGCTTTACCATCCAGTCTGACAATAACTGGCATACGTCTAACGAGATAGGTCTTAGCCCTGTTCTCGTAGTAGTTTTTCATCCTGTCACCCAGGCTATCTCTTTTATTTGCCATATTTCTTCTTAATTATTAATGTTGAATCACTGTAATTTATCATTATGTCTCCAAACTTCCCAAGCATTGTTTGCCCGAACAGAGGTGAGTCATCAGCACTACCACCTTCTGGGTCTGATGTACATTTTACCGAATCAATCTTGATACCAGCAAGTTCTACTGATTTCAGTATGTACTCCACACATTCATGTTCTTGACCATCGGCATATATGCAGGTTGCTGTTCCAACAGGTTTCTTGGAATCAAGCAGACCCTGGTGTTCCAAGAATAAGACCTCAACTGGCGTTAGGTGTATGTCAGAACATCCTGTATCAAGCAAGAAACGCATTTCAACACCATTGATTTTCGGTCTGATATACATCATGTTTTTATGTATCTCAAGCTTTACCTTAATTACAGAACTGTCAACCTGGTTGGTGATAGGTGCTGGCTTTGATAGTGTATCGTTGATAATACCCATTTCAGTAAGCCCCTTAACCGTATCTTTCTTGACTCGCTCAATGCTGAAAGCATCTGCAACAAGGTTATAGGTACTGTCCTTGTATTCAGCAAGCTTTTCTCCAGCCTTATCAATAGCAGCTTTACCTCCAACGACAATGACGAAGGTAATTGCCGAAATGATTGCAATTATGAAGACTGTTACAAAACAGCCTAAACCTTTTTTATTTTTCATTTTCTATCAGTTTTTTTAATTCACGTACACAATCTGAATATCTCATGTGACCCTTTGTTACAACCTTACCATCCTTTAATGCTCTGAACTCATGGTGGTAATAAACTGAGTATCTGTTAAAGCATGATTGCTCTATATACTCTATGATGTATCCCTTGTACTTATACGTTCTTAACGCACCAGGCTTACTCCAGGGTGTACATTTAAACCCTTCACCTACTTTACTTTCCATTATTAATCATCGCTTTTAATGACGGTGCTATGTTCTTTATACCAAGCAATACGTTCTCGTATACGGCTGGGTCAATCTCAGTGATTGTACCATCCAAAACCCTGTTCACGAAGTCCAAGGATGGTATTGGCAACCCATTTGGCTGGTATGAGATATTGTAGTGACCACCATTCACGTTGTTGAGAATACATATGTAATCAATGATTGGTGTGTAACCCTTAAAACCAATACACCTCTGGAAATATCCATCATTAATCTTGTAGGCATGACCTTCCTTGTAGGTATGCTTTTTGAATTCCTCCATGCTTATAGTTTTATTCACACTTCGGATATAAACAGTCTCATTATTTATCATATTACTTATGGTTATTATGTTCACGAACTTCTTTCATTGTCCATCTTGGTACAAAGTATACCTTTTCTGGACATCTTGATGTTTTCTTCAAGTGTGTAAACCTTTCGTCTATCTCACCCAAAGTACCATTATTCTCTGGCGCAATATATGCTGCTCCACAGGTGTATGTCCTGTAATCATCGTTGATGTTCAACTTCCTTTTGCAGTTTTTGCAATATGGTTTACGTCCAATCTGAGCCATTACTATCTTAATTAACAGTTATCACATACCATTTCGTACCAAGACTCATCTTCATAGATTTTAAATCCTTCAGACTTGTCTATTTATTACTTTTCTGCTGCAAAGATAAACAAAAAAAACGAGATAACAAAAAAAATAGTGTTAAATATTGTTATTTTATTCAACTTGGTTAATATTTATATATGTAATTGAAATTATTATGAATACAAATGAGTTTATAGAAAAGGCAAAAAAAGTACACGGCGATAGATACGATTACTCTAAAGTTGAATATGTTAATACGATGTCAAAAGTATGCATAATATGCCCAGAACATGGCGAATTTTGGCAAAGCCCAAATCATCATTTAAGTGGTAATAACTGTCCAAAATGTTCTCATCGTAGTTATCTTCACACTACTGAAAGCTTTATTAATGAAGCCAAAAAAATACACGGTGATAAGTATGACTATTCGAAAGTGAAATATATCAACTCGCATACAAAGGTATGCATAATATGCCCAATACACGGAGAATTTTATCAACTAGCAACTAACCATTTGAGAGGAAAAGGATGTCCTAAATGTAAGTCAAAATCAATTTCAGAAAAATTACTATCATCTAAAGATGAATTTATTAGAAAGGCTAATATAATTCACGGAAATAAATATGATTATTCGAAAGTCGAATATATAAACAGTCAAGAAAAAGTATGTATAATATGTCCAGAACACGGTGAATTTTGGCAAGCACCTAATCAGCACTTACGAGGAAATGGATGTAAACTATGTAGAGAAAGTCACCTAGAGAGAGAAATAAGAGTGGCATTATCTGAAAACAATATTAACTTTACTGTTGGACACCATTTCAAATGGCTTGGTAGACAGCACGTTGATTTTTATCTTCCAGATTATAATATAGCCATAGAGTGCCAAGGTGAGCAACATTTTATTAAAGCTAATAGGTTCAACAGAAAAAGGACACTAGAAGAAATAATAGAGCAAGATAAAAATAAAAATGAATTATGCAAGCTGAATAATGTTATAATATTGTATTATACGAATGATAAAATAGATAAACTTATTGATGAAAAGCCTTCAATATACGATAATTGTTTATTCAAAACAACAAACTCTATTATACAAAAAATAAGAGGTACTTAACGCACCTCTTATTTTTTTTTATTTACCAACCAGTGTTGTTCCACCAGTCAGTTTCTCCGATGAGTTCACCTCCAGGTACTTCCTCTCTCATTGGTGGTGGGCAATTTACTGGCTTGCGAATTGCTCCACAACGGAAAGTTGTTACATTCTCTGGGGTTGCCATTCCACGAGCGATGCAGTCCTCACCAGCCTCTACGAACTTGTCGTATGCAGCGTGGTCGCTCTCGAACTGCCAACGAACATCGTAATCTGATGCTTTTGGCTCTGTGATTTTGAACTCTGCGCCAAAACGCTTGTTCTCACATGCTGGTGTTCCAGCGATTCCCCACTCTGGGGCAGGACCGCCACAACCGCATGGGTTTGGACGAGGTGTCCACTGTGGCTTAGGAGCAGGACGTGGTGTCCATGCTGGCTTGCTACAACGAGGCTCTGGCTTTTCAAAAGCTTCCTTCAATGCCTCACTAATCTTCTCAACTACGTTTCCGAACGTAGGAACTCCGATAACAAAAATTTTTGCTTCCATAACTATTTTAAAAGTTTAAAAAAAAGATGTTTTCTGTAAATTTCTGATTTACGGTGCAAAGATATATATTTTTTTCCGTAATTCCAAATTTTCGACTATTTTTTTTTGAAAAATCTTTCTCTGTCCTTCTCTACCTTATTTAATATAGCAGTCTTAACGTTGTTACTGAAGGTTAGAGTCAAGAGAGTGCTGTATGTCTTGAACTGCTCGTCATTCAGATGTTTCTTCATGTTCTTGAGGTTCTTCCTAATAGCCTTGTCAATTTGTCTCTGCTTGACGAAGCCACCTTCCTCAATTGCATCGTTAATCTCATTCACCATAGTGTTGTAGTACACCTGGAGATAACCACTCTGCGTCTCGTCTAAGTCCAGGGTGCTAGAGAGTCGCTTCATGTCAACTGACAGTTCATAGCACTCGTCCAAGTTAATCCTGCTGATTGGCATCGGACGGCCAAACATTCTACTTTGCGCAAAAGTAGACATAGCCGCTATTGCAAGTAGACTTAACATAACAATAATTCTTCTTTTCATGTCTCAAAAATTTTATAACGTTATACAATTTATCTTCTTCCTCCTACGTGTCCACCACTCCTTGGTGCTGAGCTAGAGCCTCTACTTAGAACAGGACTTCCACTCCTACTTGGTGCTGGTCTGCTAGGTGTAGTTGCCCTCGGTGCTGGTGTTGGTCTGTTATTACCAGGTCTCGCGTTATGTCTTCCTGGTTCAATATGTCTACCACCAGGTCTGTCAACGTGTGCTGGTCTTCCAGGTCTTACATGCCTATACTCTGGGAAATGTGGTCTTGTTCTATGTCTGTCAAACGCATACACTCTTCCGTTGAAGTATCTTGGAGTGTAGTACACATTCCTGTACAAGTACCATAGGAGCACGTTGTCAGCAGAGTAATATGGAACTCCATATGCCATCACAAGGCGTATATCTATGTCTCCGTCATAGGTAGCATATACACCATCAGTTTCTGCCTGTACTGTAGATACGCATGATGTCATGCAGAAGCACATAGCAGCAATTGTCAAAAGTTTAATAAAATTCTTCATAAGCGTATACTATTTTCTATAACTAGTGCAAAGATATATGTTTTTTTTCTAAAATACAAGTATTTATAGAAGAAATAGGGTATTTCTAACGTTTTTTAGGAAAAAGCCTATACCCTATAGGGATTTCCCAACCTTCTTTCTACGATATTCTTTGGCTTTCTCTTTAAGTTCCTCTCTATGTCTTTCACGATATCTTCGTTTCAATTCTAACACTTTTTCTCTATGAGTTTCACGATATTCTTTGAGATAAGCTAACTTTTCAGTTTTGTGCTCTTCATAACGTTTCCTATCCACTTCTTTTTTTTCTTCTCTATGTTTTTCCCAGTATTCCTTCATATACTCTTTACGCTTATCTTTTGTATCCTCATAGTATTTTTTGATTTTTTCTTTATTTTTTTCGTAGTATAATTTACTTTTCTCTTTTATTTTGTCTCTATTTTTTTCATAATATAGTTTTCTCTCCAGGTTTATTTTTTCTCGATGTAAATCGTTAAACCTTTTCCTGTACTCTTTCTTTCGATTCTTTTTTTCTTCTTCAGTTAGAGGGCACAGCTGACCACCCACCTGTCCACCATATGATTTATTTAAAACATTATATGATGTCTCATTTCTGTAATATTTAATCCAATATTTTTCACGTTCAACACCTTCTTCAATGGTTAAGCCGCTTTCCAAAATAATCATGGATGGGTGTTCAATATTGTGTTCAACGGTAAATTTGTAAGTTCTTTCATCTTTTCTAGTCCTGTGCTGGTAGTGCCTCACTTTAGGTCTTACTGTTCTACCAATGTACACCGTATTGAGGGTATCCCACAAATAAATGTAAATGCTATCACTTATATTTTCCATATCAACTATCTATTTATATATAAAATATAACAAAAACGTAGGAAAATCCAATAAAATTACAAAAATTTTTAGGAAAAACCCTACTGGAGGATAGAGATATGAAACAGATAATAAGATTAACGGAATCAGACCTTCACAAGATTGTGAAAGAGGCTGTAGAAAAAATATTGGAAGTGGATGCTTGGGACAAGTATCCTGTTGAAGACCAGAATGAGGCAATGCTGGATATGAACATGAATGACAGAACCAGTGGCGAGTTTGCCAATGCCTATGTCAGAAAAGACCCGATAGTGAAAAACATGAAGGGGTCTACATTGAGAGATTTACTAAAGACGAGAATGGGCAACAATATAACAAACTAAAAAAGGGGGCTGACTAAGCTCCCTTTTTTTTATAATGTGACATAACCTTTTTCAAGTAACCGTTCGTTTTTTCAACACTATAGCCACATCCACCGTTCCATAACCTAATGGCCACTTCTACGTTGTTTTTAGGATTGTAGCGTTTCTGGTATAAAATAAACATTTCTTTTGACTTTTCTGGGCTAAACCTGTCTTTTAAGCTAAAACGTTTACTTTTACCTTTCATTTTTAGGTATTCGTTTACATCTTGAACCAATATTGGTCTAATCTGTAATACCCCTGCACAATCTTTGCTAATCGCATTAGCATTTCCCTTACTTTCTACTTGTATGATGGCATCAATTACTGGTGTCCAGTCATACGCTTTTTTCTTTTGTGCCGCTACGCTAATAGGAAGCATCAGCATGCACATTAAAATTAATTTTTTTAGTCTCATCATATATAAATTTTAGTGAGGCTCGTATGCAGTATGCTGCACCGATATGGTGACGATATGTGAGAGCGAGTTACGTCACCGTCTCCTCTTATTAATTAATCTTACTTGATACTCCTCAAGAAGTCGTAACTTGTCAGATTTCCAAGCTTTAGCTTTGGTGACTTATTGTACCAATCCTTGGCAATCTGGAGGAACAATCCCTTTCTTTCTAACTCATTTGCTACTAATTTATGATAATTACTTTCTGACTCTAGCTGGTCAACCACGTCGTCAATCCATACGGAGTTCTTCGTTGGTAGACCATTGTTTAACTTTACGAACACAGCCTTTGTACCCATAGTACCATTGTCATTCTGGTTCTCAAGAGTTCCTTGTATGAAATTCTTGTCCAGGAAGTTCTTCACCATGAGGATTTTGTCTGCATATGATTCATTGATAATCTGCCTTTTGACAGTATCGAAAGCTCTTTCTGATAATATTATCTTCTTCATGTCATAACATGCATTATTAATAATAAATATCAGCTAACAAGCTTTTCGTTCAATGGCATCATGTAGAACACAGCCTCTGGTATTCTAAACACCTCTATGAACCCTAGTCTCTGCCAGTATGCGTGGGTCTTCAAGTCAATCTCAACTGCAATCCATATAAAATCGTAGTTTTCAATCAAGAACTTGATGTTGTGGAACAGCATCTTTCTGTCAAGACCTGTACCCCTCAACCTCTCATCGATGATGAACGAGTGACCATTGACCTGCGAGTACTGACCCAGGTAGTCAGCCATGTCAATATTTATATGTTTCAACGGACTTCCAACGGCTATTGGATATTCACAGAACATCAACAGTCCATAGATGTCACCCGTATACTTGTCTACCAGCTTTATGGATTCATCCAGTCTTGCTCTAGACTGTATCAATTGCTGGAAGGCTTCCTCCGCTGAGTACATATCGAATGCCTTGGCTAAAGTGTTGCATATTGCTTCAATGTCGCCTTGGCAGGTCTTCTGGATTTCTATCCTTTCTAACAAGTCGTTTTTACTTAAATCGTTGTCTACGAGCTTGTTACATAAATCTATCATCATGGTCGATAATGATTTACAAGTGCAAAGATATACAAATTTTTTGTAATAACCAAAAATTTACGTATAAATTTACTTATTTTAACAAAAAGGAGGAGGGATTTAGTGTCCCCTCCTCCCTAAAAAGTAGTTAATATGATAACAAAATATTTAAAAAATTATGAGGTCCTGTTTATCTAATTTCAATCTGTTCATTCGAACATGAGGCACTGAACACATAGTTTGACGGGTATTCGTTCGTCAACATGAGGTCTGTAATCTTATCCTCCAGGTTGGTCTGTATAAGCCTTATGATAGGTCTAGCACCGAACTCCTTGGACTTGAGGGCTTCTGCATGTATACAGGTAACAACCTCATCAGTATACGTGATACTATATTCTAATGTATTAAGTCTCTTATTAAACTTATCTATTTCTAGTTTAACAATATCTTTAAGATTATCATCTGATAATGAATTGAAATATACTATCTGGTCCAATCTATTAATAAACTCTGGAGTAAATTTCTTCTTTAATTCCTTATCAATAATAGATTTTTTATTAGATTCCTCACTGTTAACGAAACCAAGTCCATTACCAAGCTCTGCTGCCTTCCTAGCACCTATATTCGAGGTCATGAGGACGATAACATTCTTGAAGTTGACAATCTGTCCAGCACTGTCCGTAAGTCGTCCCTCGTCGAATAACTGAAGGAATATGTTATAAACCTCCTGGTCTGCCTTTTCAATTTCATCAAGGAGTAATACACAGTGCTGCTTGTGCTTCACAGCCTCAGTAAGCTGTCCACCGTTCTCGTAACCTACATATCCTGGTGCTGCACCAGTAAGCTTTGCTACAGAGTTTTTCTCTGAGTATTCAGACATATCAATCCTTATGAGTGCCTTCTCGTCTCCGAAGATTTCCTCAGCAAGCTTCTTGGCAATGAGAGTCTTACCAGAACCAGTAGGGCCTACCATTAAGATATTAGCCAGTGTCTTCGACTTGTCACCAAGTCCTACCTTGTTTCTCTTGATAACCCTGCAAACGCTGTCAACTGCCTCGTCCTGTCCTATAACACTCTCCTTGAGAATCTTGTCGATGTTGGCAATCTTAGCCTTCTCGCTGACTGACAGTTTGCTCACTGGAATCTTGGTCATTTCAGACACAACGTCTGCAATGTTGTCCTCAGTGATTTCTATTGTATCTATCTTAAGCTTCTTAATATCTCTCTTGTAGTCTGCCATGTCTGAAGCCAGTACGTTCTCTTCTATCGTGAGTGAGTCAATGAGTTCGAAGTCTCCGTTATTAAGTGCTGTGTACTTCTCATTCTCAATTTCTCTCATTCTCTTTTTCGTGTTCTGTATTTCCACTGGTTCTCTCTCCAGGAGTGATGTACCAGCACCAGCAAGGTCTATGATGTCGAATGCTGAGTCTGGAAGACACCTGTCAGTAATGTATCTGTCAGCAAGTTCAATTGCTTTCTTAATGGTTCTATCACTGTATGTAACCCTGTGGAATTCTTCATAATATCTCTTGTTGTGGTCAAGGATTGCAGTCGCCTCCTCTATCGTGTTAGGCTCAATGACAATCTTCTGTAACTTTCTTGAAATAGATGAATTACTTTCTATTGAGTTCCTGTATTCCTTAAATGTAGTAGTACCGATAATCTTCAGTTTACCTTCTGATAGGGCATTACTAATCATACCAGATATGTCAGTGTCCTTATCCTTGCTTCCACTCTTCAGCACATTCTGCATGTCGTCGATGAACAGGATATACTTATCGGATGCTTGTAACTCAGTGAACAATCCATTGATTCTCTCCTCGAACATTCCTCTAAAGTGTGTTCCACTTACCAACGCCATGATATTGAGCATTACAATCTCCTTGCCTTCAAGCACTGATGGAACTTTACCTTCTTCAATGAGGTTTGCAAGCCCATAGACGATAGCTGTCTTTCCGCAGCCTCCACGTCCTACCAGAACTGCATTGTTCTTCTTTCTTCTGGAAAGGGTCTTAATGATTTCCTTTATCTCATTTTCTCTCCCAATCACGTCGTCAATCTCACCGTTCTTAGCCATCTTGTTGAGGCTTGTGGTGTATTTCGTGATGAAGTCGTCAGCCAGACTTGACACTGATTTGGCATTGACCTGGCTCTTGAGAGGTATACCATTTCCCTTTGCCTTGAGACCCTTCGGAGCTTTCAACTCTCCCTTCTCTTTGTTGGGGGTATCGCACTTGTTCTGTATGAACTCGTACTCAAGTCTGAACTTGTCGAATACTTCTGCGTTCTTGAATCCGTACTCCTTATTGAGAACAGCAAGCAGGATGTGTTCTGTGCCTATTTCTATATTCTTTAATTTATCTCTTTCCTTTTGGGCGCACTCAAGCAATCTTACCAGCTCATCATTAAATCTGATGTCGTCCATTTTCACTTGAGGGTTCATATGTGATTCGATAGCAGACACATACACCTTCCTCAGCTCATCCAGGTTGTTTGACATAAGACAGTTGTCAAGGATAAGGTTCGCATGACAGTTTCTAATGTCCAGCATTGATAAAATAAGGTACTCTGGTGTAAGTAAGTCCGTAGGGAATTCATGAATGAGGGTATCAGTCATATATGACATTACCTCATTAAGTTCTAATGTGTAAGAATTATCTTTTTTTCTACTCATAATTTTTTTTTTGTTTTACATAATAAAATGTAATCATCGACGTTTAAAAAACAATAAAAAAAGTTTGTAATTTTCTTGCTTTTTTAACATTTTTTATATATCTTTGCAAAAAATAGTTAAGAGACTATGAAGATTTTTAATTTCTATTCGAATGATGTTGACAGGACGTGGTATCAGTCCTCTAACATCAAGTACAGCGAGTGTATTGACCATGATAACGAATTGAAGACGTTGATTGTGGTATTCAACAATGGAACTCAATACAGGTATGAAAAGGTGGATGTCAGAGACTATCTGCTTTTTAAGAACGATGAAAGCCAGGGAAGGGCATTGAATCAGTACATCAAGACCAAGGGTTATGCCTTTGAGAAGATGGAGAATGCCGACCTAGCTACTCTTGATGGTGAACTCAGCTTCAGAATGGAAGGTGGTGTGTTCATCGACTACGACGGTAAAATTATCAAGATGAGGAACAACAAGGATGAGGTTGTGTTCGAGAAGGAGGTAAAGCTTAACAAGGACGCTCTCAATGTTATTTGCGGCATCTTGGTAGCTGCTGGTAAGGATGTTAAACTAATCACTACGGAGGAATTCGACAATGGAGAAACAGGAGAAGATTAGACAATACGAGAGGGCACTTGAAATGTGGGGAGTGACTGCACAGTTCAAGATGTTGGTTGAAGAGATTGGAGAGTTATTTGCGGCTCTTGGAAAGTTTGACAGGAGACGTGTTGAGGAAGATGATGTCATAACTGAGATTGCTGATGCATCCATCATGGTTGAGCAAATGGCAACACTTTTTGGATATGACAGATTCGAAGCAGAGAAGGATAGAAAATTACAAAGATTAAAGGAAAGGTTGGATAAACATGACGAACAAAAGCATAAGCCAGAGGCTCAAGGAAATTGATGAGGAAATATCTGCGCTCTACCAGGAGAAGCATATGTTGGAAATGGAACAGCAGGAGTATTGGAGAAAGATGGGCTGGATAGGACCTATCATTGCAAAGGCTGAAGACGTACCTATAGCATGGATGTCTGACTCAGAAGATAACTTAGATAGACTGTACGAGTATGGGAATACTTATTAGTTCATTTCCTGGGTGTGGTAAGACTTACTTAATGAACACTCACGGAAGCAAGGCAAAGATGCTTGATGCAACAACGCTGATGGGAGAAGGACAGGACGGTGAATACGACTACAACCTGTGGGCTGACAATATAATGGATGAGGTCGATGACTACGATATTATCTTTGTTCCAGTTGCTGAGAGATTGCTTGAAGTATTGAATAACAGAAAGATTGACTATGATATTTTCTACCCATCAAAGGACAGGAGAAAGGAGTTCCTGGAGAATATGGTTAGAAAGAGAGCCTTAAGAAATGATATAATGATGCTTGACAGGGAGTTTGATAAAATTGTTGACAGAATAGATGCAATTGAGTCTGACAACTGTTATAAGCACAAGATGGAGGAGCTTGGTCACTTCATAGGCAATGATGCTGCCATCATGCAGTATATAAATAATGTAGAGCAAAAAAATAAGAAAAATGAGCAGAAACCTAGCGAAGGAGTGGAGGAATCTCCACGAGGCGAGGAGGATAATGAGGCGAGTGAGGCATGAACTTCGTGAACTCGATGGTATGATGGCTATTGCCTGGAAAGAGGTATGTCAGCCTGCAAATAACTAAGTAAAACTATATTACATGAATAATGTAGATAAACAATATCTCCGATTGATGGAGGAAATAATAAGGCTCGGTGACGAGAGAGACACTAGGGCTGGAGAGGTGTTATCACTGTTTGGAAAGTCCATGAGGTTCGACCTTCAGAAAGGTTTTCCACTGCTTACCACCAAGAAAGTATTCACCAAGGGCATTATACATGAGTTGCTGTGGTTCTTACAAAGACCATGTAATTCTCACGGAAGTATGAATATTGAATACCTTGTTAGAAATGGTGTTCATATCTGGGATGATGATGCATACAGATGGTTTAAGGAATATGTGACCAACAATATTGTAAAGGGTATTAATGTACAATATGAATTCCTTGTAGCAATTGGTGATGATGAGCGTGGAGAAAGACTTTATCACGAATATTGGATTGAGAATGAAGTTAGAAAAAATGACAAGGACTGGCTTCTGAATCTAACGAAAGAAGAGTTCTTAGAGCTTGTCGCCAAGAGACTTGAAATTCATTATCATACTATGATTTTGGGGGGCTATCCTTATACAGAGGTGTATAGATTTGGCGACTTAGGACCAATCTATGGAAAACAGTGGCGTATGCATGGTGATAATGAAATAGACCAAATAGATAACATCATCGAGACACTAAAAAAGAATCCTTTCGATAGGAGAATGTTATGTGTGGCGTTCAACCCAGACCAGCTTGATAAAATGGCATTACCACCTTGTCACGTGATGTTCCAGTTCTATGCAAGGAAACTTACGCATCTTGAGAGATTGGACTGGCTCAGAAAGAATGTTAGTTTGTCAGAAGACGAATACAAGAATATGTCTGGAGAATACATGGATAGATACAATGTTCCTATGTATGGTTTATCCTGTATGTATACTATGCGAAGTAATGATATATTTTTGGGGTGTCCATTTAATATTGCGTCATATGCTTTGCTTACACATATGATAGCGAAGTTGGTCAATATGATTCCAGATGAATTAGTAGTATCTCTTGGCGATTGCCACATATATAAGGAGCATATAGATGCAGTAAAAGAACAATTAACAAGATTGGGGTCTGATGTGTCACCTAAACTAATAATTCATGGGTCTCAACAAACAATTGATGATTTCAAATATAGTGACTTTGAGATAATTGATTATAATCCAGACCCACCGATAAAAGCGCCATTGTTAGTAGGATAAATGGAAAATAATAGAAAGAAAGACATGAATGTTGAACGTGAGATTGCAGCATTCCTTGACGAACATTTATATTCAAATAATGAACTATTCTCTGAATTTGCAAGAACAGATGGGAAAGATGAACAAATAAGCGGCTCAGACCTTATTTTAAGTACCTCTGACAAGAGATTATATAGGGTTGTGGTAGATGAGAAGGTTGCTGCAAGATATGCGAACACAGGACTTGACACATTTTCTCTTGAGTTGTCGTTTATTGGCAAAGGAGGTAAGAAAAGATGTGGTTGGTTTCTTGATTATTCCAAGAAAACCCAATATTATCTACTTGGGTGGATTGTAAATGCTGATATACAATATGATGAACAAAAGAAGAGGTATGATACTGACAGTATTACAAAAGAGAATATAAAGGAACTTGATTGGTGTCTTGTATCAAGGGAGAAGATTGTAAAGTTTCTTGAAAAGAAGGGCTGGACTCTTGATAAATTATCAAAGCAAGACCAGAATATAAGGGAGCGAGGATACGTCAAGACAAAGGAGTTTGTTGATGATATCTCCTTTAGATACAGTGATAGGTATATTGAAAAGCCAATTAATATTTTACTAAAGAAACAAACATATATTGATTTGTCTGACTATCACGGGAAAATAATGTGCTAAAAAAAAATTAAATGATAAATAGAAAACTTAATGAAACAGTTAGACAATTTTATTTTACTGGACGGTTGGATGAGGATTTCGTAATGGATTCTGTTAAATATACGCTTGGCGGGGCTGTTGAAAGGTCTACTCAGTCTGAGGACAAATATGACCATATAGACTTCTGGTGGGACAGCCCAAAGAAGGGAAGGATTGGAATTGATGTCAAGGGGATAAAAAGGAACAGTAGGGGTGATGAAAAGCAAGATGACAGTATACAGTGGCTTGAGCTACAAGGAATAACAGGTAAGCCTGGGTGGTTATATGGAAAGGCTGAGTATGTTGCATTCAGAACGTTTAGCAAGATAATATTTGTAAAGCGTGAAAAACTGCTTTCTTTTGCTCTAGAATGCGTTAAAGGTAAGGAGACTGTATATGACACGCCAAAGGAGTGTTACGTGCCTTACAAGCGAAAGAAATGGGGAAGGGATGACCTTTCGTTCAAGGTTAATACTAGCGATTTGGAGGAAATTGCAGATTTCTGCATTGATTGTGACTAAGATACTTGGATGTAAGTATTGCTTTCATTAAGGTGCTGATGTTTTTCAGCACCTTTTTATATTTATAGGAAATATTGTTTTACAATGATAATACATTTAAATGAAAATCAATATAGAAGAATCCTTGAGGTAAGATACATAGACACAAGGCACTCAGTTGGTAATGATGTTACAAAAAGCCACTGGTATGATACGTCTATTCAAGAACCAATTATGAATGGAGAAAAGATTAGAGTGTTTCATGGATGCGGTATAAAGACTGCTGCTGAGGCAGTTATAAAAGGTTTATCTGGAAGAGAAAGGCATAGCAGGAGCTATAGTTATGAGGCTGGTATGAATCCACTAGGTTTGTTTGTTACTGTAGACTTTCATAAGGCTAAAGATTTTGGGTATGATAACCAGGGAATGTGTGTACTTGAGTTTACAGTAGACGCAAGTGACCTTGAAAGTCCAGTGTGGAATGGTCAGGATACTTATTTTGGGCAGGGTAGTAACCCTATGCCATTTTCAAATGCCGATGAAAGAAATTCACAAAAGGCAAGATACAGGGAAAAGGCACTGGAAACACCAGATGAAACGTTTACTGATTGGATTATAGATAAAAATGGCAATCGTAAGTTTAAAAATATGGTTTTATCTAAGGAATATATAAGAAATTCAAGTAAGCCAGAATTAGCACAAAGTATTTTTAATAATTACGAGCACCAAGCTCTATTCATGGGTGATTTGAATCCAAGCATGATTAAGAGAGTATGGGTTAAATTACCAATAACAGATGAGAATGGCAAAACATATCTTTCTTCAAGTGTTAACTATACCCCTATGTCAAGAAAAGCGTTCTATAGAATGGTGAAAAATATGGAATTTAACGCTAGCTATAATAAACGTGAGAAGATAAGAAATGAAAAAATATTCAATCCTAACGATGACGTGATTTCAAAAGAAGATGTGGCTAGAAGATATTATGAGCGTTTTGACAGAATGCATGGCGATTCTCTTCAAGATACAGTGAACTGGATGGAAAAGTGTGGTTTCTTTGACGGGGAGAAGTTATTATATAACACATCAATTGAATATATTACTAGTCTGTTTTGGCCAAAACAAATAATACAACTATATGGTAAGGAATTTTTTGACAAGTATTTTAACAGACTGGGGCAATAAAGGTATCACAAAGTTGATACCTTTTATTTTGGAATTTTATTAAGTTTCCATATGGACGTTTGTATGTAATTAAATGCTAAATATATTGGATTTTTCATGAACTTATCATCAGAATCTACAACTTCATCACGAGTCTTTTTCATTTCTTTTTCAAGAGTTTCTACGTTAAGTTTTCCTGTGAATCTATTCTTAGAGTACAGCCAAACTAGCATATCATTAATATCATCAAGTCTACCTATACTCCAAAGAGCCAAAGGTTTAAGCTGTCCGTTAAGATACTTATCAAAGAATCCTTTACCAATAAGGTCTGCAATAGCCTTTTTACAGTCCTTATTTATCTCATAGTTATTTCTTTCCTGTTCTATAAGCATATAATCGTATAATTCTTCAAGTGACATATTCTTAAACTGTGGTTTTATTTTTTTTTCAACATATTCAACCTGTTTTTTTGAGAATGGTATATTACCTATTGAATGATATATCTTGTAATCATCAAATTCTGGAAGTTTCTCGCCATTATCAATCATCTTAATTGTTTTTGCAAATGCTATCTGATGTATAATTTTCTCTTTATTGACATTATATCTGCTTTGGTAGTAGGGGTAAAACAGCCCTCTAGCTTTATTCATCTTATCATTTGTGACGAAAAAATCGCCATCCTGGTAAAAATTATCATTTCCAGGATTACCAAATAGTGATACAAACTTGACTTCTGTTATTTTTACTCTTTTCATCTGCCTTTTTTTGTTATAAATAGAGTATTTATAGAGAAATAACTTTATAAATTACATTTTGATATGAAGAGTAATATATTAGACTACATGTACGAGGGTTATGGCTATGATATGGATAACCAGCTCCTTTATGTTGACGTTGAGAATTACGAAGAGGCTCTTACAGAGGAGTCAAAGATGTCAACCGCTGGTATGGAGACCCTTACACACCAGGGTATTGTAGGCCACGAGCCACAGCTTAAGGTTGAGGATGCTAGGAAGTACTCAGAAGTTGGACAGTTCATTTCTGAGAATGGTGCTAACTACACAGACCTTAGACAGGGTGTTTGTGCTTGCAACGCTAACGGTTCTACCAACAACCCAAGCCCAGTTGAGCCAGAGGATGGTGGAGAGAATGGTGATTAATTAGATTTTATATTGTTTTGAATGGGAAAGACTATTAGATTTAACGAGAATGGTTTAATAGCAATTAAGGGCAAATTAAACGAAATTATGGTTGGCACTGATGGTGTCAGCCATAATGACGTTTATGGTAATGTTAAGCTGTATCACGGTACTGACATATTAGCACTTGTAAAGATATTGAAGACAAACAGGGTGTGTGCCAGTGAAGGAAGACAGCATGGTGAAACTCATGGAATGAATTGGTTCTCGCTGGAGAACGACGGTAGTTTCAATAGGGGTGCTTGTTTCTCAATAGAAGTACCAAAAGTAGAATTAGATACTGTGTTCCATAAGATGAACAATGTTCATGTGGTATCAAAGGACTCATGTCTTGATATTTCTGGATATAACCCTAAGGTGGAATATTTCTGCGGTCATACAAGGGAAGGTCTCAATAACTGTTATAAAATTCTTATTGGTAAGGGTGAAAGATATCCTGTCGAATGGATAAGGGATGAGATTTTCTATAACTGGTGTGAGATGTCTGGAAATGAATATACATATATGAGTGTTGGAGACGAGGATTTCGGATTGATAATGGCTAATATGCTTGGTGAGGAAGTTGTACGTAAAGAAGGCTTCCTTTCTGAGGAAGTGGCTAAGGAGTTTGCACCTGTTGCTAGTGTTGGTATGGAAAAGGGAGGAGGTCCTGGACTGTACGCCCATATAGGCAACGAAAATCCAGTAGAGGAGAATATGGAGAAGGAAGTTGAATCTTCAGAAGTTGACCTGTCTTCATTCAAGAAGCGTGACACATTACCTCCTGGAATATGGAAGGATGAAGAGACACTTAACTCAAAGGTTAGATTGAAACTTCTTGACATTGCAGATGACTTCTGGAAGTTCGTTAATCTTACATGGGTTGAACCAAAGGAAATCATTATAACTGGCTCTATATGCAACTTCAACTGGTCTAAGTTCTCAGATATAGACCTACACTTAGTAGTTGACTTTAATGAGATTGACAGCAAAACTGAATTTGTTAAGCAATATCTCGATTCGAAGAAGAACGAGTGGAATGCAGAGCATGAGGGATTGAAGATAATGGGATTCCCTGTTGAGTTGTATACACAGGATGTTAGCGATAATGTTGAGGCTGGTGGAATATATGACCTGGAGGAGAATGCGTGGATTAGGAGACCTAACCCACACACCATTAAGAGCATAGGTCTTGAGAAATTTGACATTAAACGCAAGGCGGCTGAGATAATGACAATCATTGATGAAATGTATAAGGCATTGTCATCGACTGATGACGGATATGAAGTAAGTAAAATTGGTGAGGACGCAAGCTACCTATGGGAAAAGGTAAAGAGCTTGAGAAAGAAGAGTCTCACTAAGCGTGGAGAAAACGGTGCGGGAAATATAGTGTATAAGGTACTTAGGAGAAAATTTTATTTAGACAAATTATGGCGTTTAAAAGTTATGTGCTATGATAAATTAAATTCAATTGAAGAATCTAAATTCGATAATAAAGAAATTATAAAAGAATATCTAGAGAAAGATTACAATTTGCCATTGTACAAATATTTCAAATGGGCATCTACGGCATCTTCTTGTGAAAAAGCAAGAGATTTAGCATATTATTGTTCTTATTATATAGGTGAATATATTAAGGAAATATATTACAGATATTCAGAATTTGAAAATTTGTTAAATGATGGTGAGTTTGATTATGAAAACGAAGAAAAGGTAGAAACATTTTGTAAGATGCTAGAAGAAAACAATTTATGTGGCCATTTTATAAGCATCATGCAAGATATTGTGGATTATTATGAATTGCCTTCGTGGTGTACTATGGATTTTAACAGAATTGTAAAAAATGAGTGGTGTATTCATTTTGGTTCTGATTCAGAATCAATTGCAAAAGAAGGATTTACAGGAGGAACACCAGATATTGAAAGTCTTGCATATACTAATGCTGGGCAACAAAAACATTACGCTGGATATAATTTTGCTTTTTTGATTAATGATAGAAAGGTAGATTATAATGAATATGGGGATGAAGCAGTAATATTTAGAACAAGTGGCGTAGAAATATACCATTATGGAGATAATCAAAATCAAGTAATATTCTGGGGTCCTAATGTAAAAAGCTTTATTCCAATTCACCAAGATAATGGCGATTGGGTTGTTTATGGACAAAATGGTCAAGTTCTTGTGAGATGCGGTAGACCTAGCGAGATTGCTCTTTGGGCAACAGAAAATCTACCGCAATATAGGAAACAAATAATGACGGGAAAGAACGGATATATACCAATGACTGGACATTGGGATAATGATACAAGAAAATATGTAAAAGAACCATATCCTATTTATAGGAACGAATCCAAAAAAAATTATTTTAATGATATTACTGAATCCACTAAGAAGTATCTCAAGGTTCTGAAGGAGGAGTTTGCAATGGATGGCTCGTCTGAAGGAAACCCTTACGAGAAGAGGTGGAAGGCAGAGCGTGATGCATTAAAGAACTTTGTTGCCAATTATGGTAAACTGATGCAGTCGAAGGAAGACAATAAGATGGGAAGACTGTACAAGGTCTATTATGACGAAACGATGTCAAATCTCATAGGATATAACTACTGCATCTGTGTACAGTGGGATGAAATGACCATGAAGCCGAAGAGCACTGTCTACATTAGAGCACTTGATAAGTTTACTCCGTTTATTAGGAGAAACCTACAGTTCGACAATAGGGGAATGGATAATCAGAGGGGTACTGCGGATGATATAAGGCAATAAATTACTGATTTTTTTACTAATACGAAATATTTATATTTAAAATAAGTCGAAAAATTAATATATTAATTATGAATAAAGTTAATACAAATGACCAGCTCAATAGAATGAAGTCCCTTATGAACTATGGACTTCAGACTGAGAGCAAGAAAGCACCATACAGTGCTGTTGAGTACCAGAAGGTTGGTGCTGACGGAAAGGTTTATGGTATTGTACGTGAGGGTACTAAGTATTACATAAAGACTGCTCCTAACAAGCAAAACCTTATTAAGGAGGACTTTGGCTATATTGGTGGCTTCAGAAACAGAAAAGACAATGAGTACACCAGCTATGCTAATGCTCAGAAAAACTTTGACATGAAGATGATGTCTCTTAAGGAGGCTTATAACAACCCTACCTTCAATGTAGAGTCTTGGGACTTGAATAAGAAAGAATTGGTTGTTACTGAGGCTTCTGATAAGATGAAGGGCGAAATTCTCCGTGAGCGTCAGATTATGAAGAACGCTATGACCATTATGGAAAAGAAGGGTGGCGCAATCTGCTGTGACGCTCCAAAGGCAATAGAAGATAATATTAACCCAGAAACTCATGGAACTGGAGACGCAACTGATGCGCCAGACGGTTTCACAGAAGAGCCAGCAGAAGAGTTCAAGGCTAAGGAGAACATTAAGGAGGAAGAGGTTCTTGGTTGGAACAGAAAGAGTCCAGACTATATGGACAAGTCTCATGGAACTGAGATTGGTGACAGTGCTCCATTCGATGATGCTGAAGCTCGTAACATTGATAACCAGGACAAGAAGGTAACAAAGACTGGTGAAATGAAGAACGGTGTTGTTGAGAATCATGGTGTTTCAATGCATGACACTGACGACCAGAACAAACCTGGAGTAGGTGTTGGCGAAGGACCTTCAGATGACAACAACAAACCATTCGATGCTGAGAAGGGAAAGCAGATTGACGAGGCTATCGATGGCCTTGACACCCCTCCAATGGACGACGCTGAAGGTGGCGAAGAGCCAATTGGTGACGAAGCTCCAATTGACGATGCTGGTGCAGAGGGTGAACCTGTTGATACTGGTATTGGTGACGATGATGGACTTGGTGATGACCTTGGTGACGATGATTTAGATGACGACGGACTTGGTGACGAGGATTTCGATGACGAGGGTGAAGACCCATACGAGGATGACCTTGAGCAGCGTATCAGTTCAATCGAGGAACTTCTTGGACAGATTGCTTCTAAGCTTGGTATCGAGACTCCAGCAGTTGATGCTGGTAACTACGAGGATGACGACTTGTTCGGTGACGAAGAAGGAGAAGACTTCGGAGACGAGGATGAATTAGGTAATGAGTTTGGTGACGAAGGTGAGTCAGACTTCGGTGGAGAAGACCTTGGTGGAACACCAGAAGGTGACGATGACATTGAGGATGGCTACGACTACGAGTGCGGCGATGGAACAATGTCAGATATGCCAATGGAGAGCAGACATAGAAATGGCGTTCAGATATTCGAGACCAAGGCATTCAAGAGGGCTATGCGCAAGCAGAGAATCAACGAGGACGGTATGACCCCATTCAAGGATGCAGGTCGTGTTCCATCTGGAAATATGAACAAGCTCGATGACTTCGGAAAGCACCCAGCATATCAGAAGGTTGTTATGGATTTGCCACCAAAGGATATGAAGGAGTTCCCAGGCAACTATGACATGAACGACGATTCTGTTAAGAATGATACACCTTACGGTGAGAAGATTGGTGATGGTGCTCCATTCGACATTGACCCAGAGGCAATCGACAACGCAATTGCTGAGGCATTTGACCGTTTAAAAAAAAAATCTAACAGAAAGTAATATACCTACAAAGTTAAAGATACCTAACAGCGACCCCCTTGGAGGTGGTATGGATGGCATGGATGATATGAATGCTCCAATGCCTCCAATGGACGCTGAACAGGGAATGCCACCAGCACCAGAAGACCCAAATGCAATGGGTGGTGAAGAGCCAGTAGACCCAGTTGCAGGAGGTCCAAACGATGACCCACTGGCAGGCGACCCAAATGCACTTAGTGCAGGAGGAAACCCAGAGGTACAGCAGTTTGTCCAAGACTTCCAGAATTCTGACCCAGAGACACAGGATAGTACCATGAAGTACTTTGACAGTCAGAAGAAGGATGGCGGCACTGACCAACCAGCTGATGCAGCAATGCCACCAGCACCAGGAGCAATGCCAGAGTCAAAGGTTAATTTCAAGAGGATTATTGATGAGACTTTCTCAGCAATTTTCGGTGATGGAAACCAAAGCAACTTTGAAAGAGGAACGACTGACAGACCTCAGACAGTAGTAGGTGAGGATGCTTTAACACAGTTAGACAATCCATATTTACCAAGATAACATAAAGGGGATACCAACGGGGTATCCCTTTTTTGTTTGCAATGATATTTATATTAAAATTAATCTTATGAAAGTATACGTTAAGAAAGATAAGGTATTGAAGCTTCTTGGAGAAGGAAAGGTATATTCAAAGAAGGATTTGGTATTGAAGGAAATAACAGGAGGTGAGCCTCTTATTGGTGATGTTACAGCAAATGACGAACAGTTGCAGGGTTCAACTGGACTTGAGAATGCTGTAAACAAGCAGGTTGCAACACACCCAGCAGCAGACGGCTTCTCAACAGAGCTTGGAAACCTAAAACAGTCAAATTCAAGTCAGCAGAAGGGTAATGGTGTTATGTCATTTACACAAGACCAGCTTAAAGACCCTAATACCAAGAAATTGATAGATAATGCTGCCGCTACAAACCCTAATATGCAGGTTAACATCATGAAGGGCAATTCAGCAAATGGTGTACAGTTGGCTTCTGTAGCACCAAAGAAGGTTATGGATGAAATGAGGGAAAACTCAGTTCCATTTACAAAGTCAGAGTTAACAGAATTCCTAAAGAGTATTTAATGAAAAAAATATACATCAACGAAAGTCAAATTAATAAGGAACTACTGCTTCCTAAGTTTTTATTCGATGCGGTTGTTAAACATGAGACTTCCCTTGGGGATAATCCAGCATTCCCAGAGGAGGATGACTACCCGTTTGACTATACTGTTCTGAAAGAGGGGTTCAAAGATGTATGCGAACAGATGAAGGATGTTGGAATACCTGTAACCAACACTGATGATATGGTATCAGAACTTGGTGCTATGGTCAACATGGCGAAGGAGCTGGAAAAGCCTGTAAGGGATTCACTTACAAAGATTTGCGAGAATGCAATCAACAGGCTGTTTGCAATACCAGAGGGTGCTGTAAACATAAGATGCAGGCTTGTTGACAAGGTTACATATGGTAGTTCAATAGGAGTTACTCCAGAGATTTCCACCGACAGGAAGTTTAGATTTAAGGATATAAAGGACTTTGGCTTATCAAAGGCTGCAATTGCCAAGAGAAGACTTATTAATTCCCTTATTATGGGTGCTTCGGACTTTTACATGTCAATGATTACGTTGTACCAGGAAGACATTAACAAGCTTAATCCAGAACTTCTCGGACTGTATGACAAAATAATAACACTTAACAGGTATCTTACATTTGTCCTTAATGAAGAACTAAGTGATGAGAAGCCAAAGCAGGGGTCATTTGTGGAAGTACACGTTGGAAGTAACGGGAAGAAGAATACAATAGACGCACAGGGTGTCATATTCCCATTGCTATTCCATGACTTAATTAAGGGATTCTTCGAGCTATTTTCAGTTCATGGTTTGCCTTTTGATGGTGAGAAGGCTAAATATATAATCGGAAAGTCTGATTTCCTTCTTGCTGAACCTTGGGATATGAGGTTTGGAACAAAGTTATGGCAGCTTATCTTTGATAGGCTGGAACTTGCTGAGGATACAAATATTGTACCTTATGTGTTCATGGAACTTGTTAAGCTTCCAGCTGAGGAGTTTAACCCAGTAATGCAGGAGTTGTTTATGCAGACTGAGAAGGGTGATGAAATTATCAACAAGCTTATTGAGAAATCAAGGTATAATGACGGATACCAGAAATTCAAGAATAGGGTTAACGCAAGGAATGTGGATAGGTCAATGATTGCTGATAGCTATTTCACAGCTTCTGAGTTGGATGGATACGATATTGACGGTGATGGTGATGGTGATGACAACGGAAACGTTATTGCAGAGACGATATAAAGTAATCAGCGTATCATGCTGGTTACTTTTTGTTTTAATGTTATATTTATTGAAATTTAGAGAGTTACAATTATGATATACGATAGACACGAAATGGCCGTTGAGTATGCGACCTGCTATGCGGATAAATCCAGGATTACTTTCATTGAGAAGTATTTTAGTACATTCAATGCTACGAAGGGTAAGAAGACCCAGTTCCATTGTTTCCCAAGGCAGAGGGCTTTTCTAAAAGCTCTGTCAGAGAATAGGAACGTCGTAGCAGTTAAACCAAGACAGTGTGGTATCACAACACTATCAAGTGCTTGGGCAGCAGCGCAGTGTGCGTTTGCCCCTAAGGACGCACCAGAGACAATACTGTGTATCGCCAATAAACTTGAGCAGGCGCAGGAAATCATTATAAAAGTTAGGGACTTCCTTGAACAAGTCCCAAGATGGTATTGGGGTGATGAATATTTTTCACCAGACCCTAATTCAGAGAAAAACATTGCATCAATTTTCTTGAAGGACGCTAAGAGTGAGCTGAAACTATTCAATGGTTGCAGAGTTATTGCCCGTGCATCAGGACCTAACGCTTCTCGTGGTATCTCAGCTGTATCAGTTCTTATACTTGACGAGGCTGCGTTCATTGAGGAGGGCGTGGCAGCATTTACCACAGCTGCTGCTACAATGGCTTCTAACCCTAATTCTAAGACCGTCATGGTGTCAACGCCTAACGGTAAGGATGAGTTGTACTACAACACCTATAGACAGGCTC